CAGGAGGCACGCCCACCGATGAGCACACACCGCCCACCGTCTGGACTTATCACCCGCCAACACCAGGAGGCACGCCCACCGATGAGGAACACACCGCCCACCGTCTGGACTTATCACCCGCCAACACCAGGAGGCACGCCCACCGATGAGGAACACACCGCCCACCGTCTGGACTTATCACCCGCCAACACCAGGAGGCACGCCCACCGATGAGCACACACCGCCCACCGTCTGGACTTATCACCCACCAACACCAGGAGGCACCGTTTTATTATCTTTATATATAATAAGGTATATATAATAATATAATATAATAGCTATTATTTGCTTATAACCATATAATAGTGCCTATATTGTAAAGATACTATCATATTATTGCAAGCAAAGGTTAAAAATACTATCTTTTAAGTATTTTCTTTGCAAAATATTTGGCGGTTCAATATTTTATTATTACTTTTGCAAACGTAAAACAGAAACAAAGTATAAACGAATAAAAAATTAAAGTTATGAAAAAGAATTTGATTATCTCAAGTGTTGCTGCAATTGCAGCTTTAAACCCTGAAGGTTTTACCGTTAACGCTACAACTCTGCAGCCTGTAACAACCGGGTACGCTGTAGCGTTGAAGAAAACTCAAAACAGTTTCGGCAACGAAGGTCTGGCAAAGGTCGCAAATGTTATCGAGGAGCTCCAGGCTTCAGGTAATTTAGACGGCCGTACCTTAGCATTCGGCGGTTGGTATGATTCCGAAAGCGGTTTATATTATTATGATGCTACAGTAATTTTCGAGAACCGCGCTGAAGCTATCGAGGCGGGCCGCGCAAATGAACAACTTGCAATTTTTGATCTTGCAAATCTAGAAGAAATTAGACTGTAATACATAGGAACACGGGGGCCGCTCCGGCGGTCCCTATTATAGAAACTTTTTAAAATTTAGAAATCATGAAAGAATTTTTTAAGATATTGGCAAATATGGAGATTACAAGTTTTATCTTGATAATTATCCCCGTACCTTTTTTGTTAGGCGCTTTTTATACCGCTTATAACTTGGTTTTTAACGAAGTGGCAAAGAAACAGGTAGCTATTGAAAATTTGTTATTATTAGTTTTTATTGCTGTTTTGATGTATGTTGTATTTGGTACCATATTTAGAATGGATTATAACGACACAAAACGAGAATTAAACAAATAATATAAGTACAATTATATAGATTATAGAACTTTTTAAAATTTAGAAATCATGGCAACTAAAAGATATAATACTAAAACATTTGATTTTGTAGTAAACGGCGAACACGTTTATTTTACATGTGATACGACCAACACAAAAAACGGCTTCTGCCACCATGTTTTTGCAAGTGGAGGCGGCAAGTATTACGAGCATTCCCGCGTGTCTTATTTAAATAGAACCTGGGAGTCTTTTCAGTATGAAATGGCGCTTTTGCATGCTGTAGATAAATTTCCTAAAAGTATGCGCGAACCTTTACGCCTGGAGATCCAGACCGTTGCACAAAACGAGCATGAGAAGGCGGAGGCATTTTGCGCGGCGTTCGCGGCTAACTTTGCAGCGTTGAGTATTGAACAAAAGAAATTTGTTTCAGAGCACACTCCAGAGATCACCAATATGGACCAGGCTAAAACAGTTAACGCGGCCGTTGCAATGTTGGCAGCTATCTAAAATAATGATATTTTCAGGGTGCAAAGGTTTAAGGCCTTGTCGGTGGATCATTCCCATCGGTACCCCCTATTATAGAACATTTAAAAATTTGAAGTTATGAAAAAGTATGTAGTTAGTATTAAGACAGAAAACGCGGTCCAGGCCGTGAATGATTATATCATTGTTAACAGTTTGTTTGCTGTAGGGGAAACAATAACCGCTCCAGGCTTGAAAATAGGGGAAAATTACATCGACGACGAACGAATTTATAAGGCCGTTTGCGCCTTCATTAATGAAGGCGGCAAAGATACGGAGGCGTTTAATCTTTGCGCTTTTGATGCAAAATTCCCGCGTTATCGTGTATATAAAGATGAAAACGGTAAAACACAAATAGAACGTTTTGCCCCGGCCGTGTATCATGTTACGGTAAATGACAAGGAAATAACCGTTAACGGGTATACCTTCAAATTAAAGATTAAATACTCTTTATCTGCTTATTGGGGCAGTGTGCGTAAAACGTTTATATATGTTAGTACCCCGGAACGTTTAGCAGTCATTTTGCAAGAAAACTTTTGGCGTGATCGCGCCGAAGCTATCTGTAAACATGTTATGCAGTACGGAAAGCAGAGTATTTAAAACTATATTATAGAAACTTTAAAATATTAGGATCATGAATAATAGTATCAATATTTCACGCCGTACCAGTACGGCGGACCTGGTAAGTATTTTATTTGCGGTGTGTGCCCTTCTTTTTGCGCGCCTTAATAAAAGTACCTTTGCGGCTATAAAAGCCGCCTGGCAGTGGCTTTTTAAGCCTGAAACTTACTTTGCAAGCGACGGCGAAGGCGTGACAGTTAACGGCCTGCAAATTATAGGCATTAATCTAATTACCGCGGCCGTGTGTTTGATATTATCAATATCTTTATAATGATATTCTTTTTCAAACTTTAAATAACAGAGTGCAAAGATTTTGAGATCTCCTGGCGGCTCGTGGACCGCCTGCACCTTCTAACAAGGTGATAAAAGCCGCTTTTATAGTGGTTCCAAAATATCACCAGGAATTAATAAATATATTATAGAACATTTAAATTTTTAGAGTTATGGCTACAGGTAATTTTTACAACCGGAATTGTTCACGCTATTTTGTTTTGGGTATGAATCGATACTATACCAAAGAAGACGTGGAGGAGTGCAATCTGGATCCGGAACTTAAAGGACAGGTCGATGAGTTCGGAACAGAAACAGATTACGAAGACTCCAAACAGAATATAATTTCAGGTCTTCAGGCGAAGGGCTGGGAGGATTACGACGGGTACGAAGGCGACGCGCGCGTAATTGCTTACAAGGATAAATCACTCGTTTATGGAGGCTGTGAAATATCACTCGAAATAAAAGCCCTGGTGCGTTCCGGTTATTACGAAGGCGCTTGTATGGACCTTTCGGGCAAAGTTACTATAGTTTCTGCTGGTGATTATTGGACTGGCAGCCCTGAATATGATATGTTTGATGATGGCGAATTTAGCGAGATTTCCGTGGTAGATGATAATTGGACCGGGAACGCCGGTTTAGATCACCTTCAGGCAAAGAACATTATCAAGAAATTAAACGCTATTATAGAGGATCTGAGAAATGAAGCAGAGTACGTTTTTTCTTGCTATTGTGGTGAAGAGTTGGCCGTTGCATACCACTGTAGTAACGGGGAAACAGGCTACAGCAGAATCGGAAAAAGACTCTATCAAGAAGTAGACGAAACGAAGCCTAACAAGGCAGCATAAATCTATGAAGGCTTCCAGGGTACCCCTGGAGCCTTCTCTATAGGCTGCAAAGAATATCACTATATTATAGGACATTTTAAATTTTAGGAATTATGGAAGCAAAGATAAATTTTGAGAATATCCAGAACGAGGACCAGGAGAAAATCATGACTAGATATAAGGAACTGGCAGCAGATAGCGGCGACGTGTACGCCTGGCAGTTTAACAAAAATACTCCACCTTCAGCCCGTACCTTCAGCAGCGAGGAGAACGCGAAGGAGTACGAAGTATTGAAAAATGAACGTTTGCGCCGTTGGTTAGGTGATTACGTATCTAAAACTACCTATATTATAGGTACGGAAAAAAGATTACCAGATGGCGGTGAAAAACTGGGAACGCGACCGCGCAAAGATGGAGGCTAAACAATACGCCGAACATGTTGCAAAGATAGTAGATACTTATCAGCAGCAAATAAAAACCCTGGAGGCGTTAAAATCCGTTTGCCGTACCTTCGACGGCAAAGTGATAAATAAGCGCTTCAATGAGGCTGTAAAATCCGCCACGGGCTTTACCTGCTGTTTTGAGGATGGCTGCATGAGCTTACATAAATATAGCTGTGCTGGTCCTTATAAGGAAATCCACGTTTATCTCTATTATAGATGGTATCAGGAAATGGAGAATTTCTGGCAGTGGAAGCCAGGCGATCGCATGGAGGCGGAAAAGGCGGTATCTATTATAGATATAAAGATAAACGTCTTACAGAAGGAAATAAAACGCATTCAGGGTACCCGAAAGAACTATACAAAGTACGTGGCAAAGGTGCGCAAAGTAGAGAAGCTCATTGAGGAACTCAGCCGCGAGGATCCATATATTCAAGGCTTCGCGATGGATCACGACCTGCAGCAGTATCCTTCAGTTACCAGTATTTGGAAATGTAGATAATATCGTGGAAAGCCCTGGGTATCACCCAGGGCACCCTTTATAGAACGTGTGAATTTTTACTTATTATAGAACGTTTAAAATATTGAGGATTTATGATAAACAAGAAATTTTATATTGATTATCTGAGCCAGCAGACGAAGGCAGACGGGCGACCATACGAAACGGCGCTAAGTGATTTTTGTGACTATCTGCTCGACCTGTTCAGCGTGAAGGCTTTTGACGGTACCATGGACGGTTTTAAAAACTGGCAGCAGCAGCGCCTTCAGGCAAAACCAAAGTTTGGCGTTTTGGCTGTGGCTTGGTTGAATGATGTTAGCCAGGCGATGGACCGCGGCCAGTGGCTCGACGTTTTCGGTATGCTGTATGAGGATATGTATTTAACCGCTGGCAAGGCATCGAAAACGGGGCAATTTTTCACTCCTCAGAGTGTTTCTAACCTGATGAGCTCCATTATAGGCTCTGGCAAAAACGAAGCCACTAGCGCGAAAATAGAAGGCACCACGGTGAATGATTGTGCAGCTGGCAGTGGCAGACTCCTCTTGGCTCATTTTATCGAGGCTAGCAAACTGGACCATTCAGCCGGGCGACCATTCCAGTATATTGCTCAAGACTCAGATCCGCTGGTATGTAAAATGTGCGCACTTAACATGATGGTGCATGGTATGAATGGACGTGTAATTTGCCAAGATACCCTGGCAAAGAGTACACCATCTGCCGAGTACTTCATAAACGAAGTAAGATACCCTTTCAGTACGACTTATTATAGCGTGCGTATCGTATCAGGGAATCCGGCAAAATAGGATTCCCTGGCAACAAAAAGAAACATATTATAGAACATTTAAATTTTTAAGGTTATGGAAAAGAAAAAGAAATTAGATGTATCAAACATCGACCTGGTAAGCTTCGAAGGCTTGTATCAGACTATCTGGGATTCTTCTTTTGAGGTATCAGATTACGAGTACCGGAACGAAGTTGTAGAGGATGAGGATTTCACCTTTAATGAAGACAGCTACCAGAAGGCAGTTTGCGAGGCATACACCAAGCAGTGGGAACGCTGGCTCCAGCAGTATGTTTGCAAAGATATTAAATTATCCTTCGTAGGCGTGCAGCACCCACTGGCTTATAACTTCAGTACCGATACCATCCAGGTTAAAATCGGGCTATCTAGCGAGGCAAAGAAGGCAATTATAGCAAAGGTAAGAAATCACCGTGAAGAGATAGTCGGCTGGATCAAGGAAAATCACTCTTCCAGCGATGGTTTCTGGTCCTTTCTGAGTAATGATATTAAAGACTGGAACCGTGCAGCCTTATTCAACCATACGAGCGACCGCCAGGAAGCCTATCTTGCCTACATGCTGTATTATATAGTGAAGGCTGAAATCGGGGCTAAGAACGGCGACGACCGCCTGGAGATGATGGCTTATTACAACATCTTCGAGCAGATGAGCATCACCGAGTTTATCACGTACCCTGGCAATAATAAGGCAGCCTAACCGCTGCCCTATTATAGCCCATCGGAAAAATTAGAAATCACTCATTATAGAACAGATAGAAAATGAAGAAATCATCAGTTATATATAATTTCGCTATTTCGCAGCAGCAGGGTAAAATCCTGCTGACTGCCCAGGAATATCCCTGGAGTGTACTCCAGGTAGTGACTTTCGAGCCACAATATTTCGACAAGGTAGTGGCACTTTGCAAGCGCCGTGGTATGGTAGCTACCCACGACAAGGACCGCTCCTTCTGCATCATCCATCTTGGCAGTGGCGACCAGGGCGGCAAATATCCAGATAAGCACGTTTTTACTGATACGCCAGTGGCTATCGACAAGTATCTGGAGGCATTGAAAGATGCGATGGCTCAGGCAGCAGTGTGGTATTATAGTAATATTATAGCAACAACGAAAAATTAGAAATCATGAGAAAAGAATATACTTATATATTGACTATCGGCGACAAGGTAGTGAAGCCGGTGGCTGTAGGCTGGTGGTCAACTGAGGAAGATATGGTAACAATCAGGTGTGGCATGGCCACGGCTGCCAGAGCCTTCAGAAAAACGGCGGGCATACTGGTGTACGAAAAGGAAAAAGATTCCGACCTGTGGGTGTTCTGCGATGATTGCGATATTGATTCCCGATTAATCATCCCTAGGAAGATAGAAACATCTGGAATGACTATCACGAAGAAATTATATCGCGATTACTCCCAGGAGGGCGAAGTCTATATGGAGGGAGATTTCTAAATCTCCCCAATTACAGGGCAATATATCAATCACATATTTATAACAACATTAAAAAAATAGAAATTATGGAAGCAAAGAATAATAATAAGAACGGTTTGAACGTTATAGAGAATGTAGAGAACGAAGTGCAGGTGACAGAAGAGAGCCGCAAGGCATACGGCCGACCATCGGTCAATGAGGGAAAGGGCTGGAAGCTGGATCACGTTATCCCTTTCGACTTTTATCATAACGCCTACATCAAGAGCCGCAAGGGTATCGACGAGCTTGTGAAGATGGTACTGAAGGAATGCAATATCAGCCCTGATGATACGAGTTCCTGGGCAAAGGACATCCGCACGATGATTAAGTACGCCATCGAGCATTTCGATGAGCTTCTGGAGGAAGATGAAGAAGACCCAGACGAGGAGAATCGTCTATTATCAGGGCAGTGGATAGGCGATGGTGTCGAATTGCGATGCGAGGCTTATTACGTTGCTGAGAGCTTCGCTCCTCATACCTTCGAGGAAAAGAAAGAGGAGTACATCCGTGAAGGTCAATGGGAGAATTTTCTTTCCGATAAAGGTATGACAGAGGAAGAATATAAAGCATATCATATTAAGCGCTATGCGCAAGGTGATGCGGCATAGAATGTAATGCCCTATCACATCATATAGGGGAAGTCTGAGAGCCTTCCCCTACCCCGTCCGGCAGACCGGCAAGCGTGGAGCGGCACCACGGCGGGGTGCAATTATTCTTTTAAATAACTTTAAAAATTAAATGTTTATGTGCGGAAGCGTCCGCATTTGTTTTAGTTTTACTCTGCTGTCTGCGGTCCGTGAGGATAGCAGCCAGTTTTTACCCATCGCTGCCACGGCTGGCAACATCTATCGAAGATGTGAGGATCGACACCTTACGGCGAACAAATGACTGATAAACGGGGTATTGAGTATTAGAAATGTAACTAAACATTAAAAATGCACTTAAATACGCAATTAAAGTGCATTTTATTTGGTAGTTTCAGAAATTCTCCGTACCTTTGCATCAGATAAAACAAGAAGATAATAAAAACAATAATAATCATTTCAGCCCTAGCGCATCACGGTGAAGCGACAAAATTATGATTTACGGAATTTACGTTACAAAAGAAAACTTCGATATTTTCGAGGACGGAAGTAAAGAGAGAACGTCTACGTCTCAAGGTTGGTACCAGGATGCCTACTATCATAGCATGAAGTCTGCTAAGAAAGGTTTGGCTACGGCAAAAGACTCATTGAATGAGGACTTTTACGATGTTACCGAGATTAATAGCGTTACTATCAGGGGCGTTCGCGAAAGCAATTATGGCGGAGAGCGTTTTGCACCTACCAAATCAGAGGAACGTGTGGTTTACCATATCGAGAAGCGTTAGTAAATTACGTTAGAAAACAGAATAATAACCATTAAGCCTTAGGCGCATCACGGTTAAGCGCAGATAATATGGGAACTTATAGAAGAGTATTTATTCCTTCCAAATTTTCATCCGTTGAGAATGCTAACAAGAAACATAAGAGTAGCGTATCAGCGCGCGAAAAGAATGGCGTAGTAAACGTTTGTATCTTCGATGGCAGGAAGTCACTTCTTGGTAAGATGAAGGCTTTCGTCGAGGAAAAGAAGGTAGATTATCATACCTTCGGTGATAACTACAACGGCTATGGCTATCAGGATCACTATCACGATTATTATCTGAATGCGAAGGACGGAAAAGCATTTGTCGAAATGCTCGACGGAAAAAAGATGGTCGTGAAGAAGGTGAAAACCTGGGAGGACGTTCGTGACGCATGGGCGCGCTCGCTGGTTAGAAAATCTGAGAATGCAGTTACCTTCGAGGAGGCGCAGCAGATGGCAGAGGAAAAGGTAGATTATAAGAACGACAGAATATCATCGATGATTTCACGCCAGTTTGAGCGAGGCGACAGCGTAAAGCGGGGCAAGCTCATCGCAAAGATGGAACGTGAGAATCCTCTTCGCCCTATCAAGGATTACGACCACGCCCTGGCTATTATCGCAGCAAGCAAACGACATAATAATACAACCTACGATAATCTTCTGAGCGAGGCGCACGATATGGAGCGCTACGGCGATATTGAGCCGGGAACCGCAAAGGAGTGGGCGCGCGAGCAGCTAAAGAAAAAATAGGCAGCTATAAATTGTAAATTATAAACTATAAATTATTTAGCCCTAGGCGCATCACGGTGAAGCGCAGAAACATGAAGAAGTTTTTTGTATATTTCGATAAGAAAGTAATCATCGGTTCAGCAGAAGAAGCCGAGGAGTTTATTAACAGCCTGACCGACAAGAACGAGCCGGACGGCAGAAAGCTGGAGGTTAACGACAACGTTCATTCCCTTCTGAAGAAGATTTATCAGGACGAGCAGGCGGGCAGAAAATTGCAGACTACAGGCTGTAGCCCTTCATCCTTCATTTATTGCTATCCTGCCCTTGCTGATACCACAGAGGAGTGCGAGAAGGCTATCATAGCGAAGGAGGAAGCAGACCGCAAGCGCAAGCAGGATGAGGAGATTCAGGAAAAGCAGCGCATCGCCCGAGAAATCAACGAGCGCCGCAAGAAGCTGGCAGCGATGCCGAAGGGCACCTATACCGTCTGCCTTTATGCTACCGTCAATTTCTCATATAAGTATTACGAATATGAAGGTTATGCTGAGAACGGCGAGGAGGCATATAAAATGGCAGTAGCGAAGCTGAAGAAAGATTTCGGTGCCCACCTTTGGGATTACGATTCCATTCTTGATGCTGAAATCATTCCCCGTCTTCTCGGTAATGATATTTACTCGTTATAGCAGCGGAGATTTTTCACTGGTTTATAGATTATTTTCAGCCCTCGACATCACGGTTAAGTCATAAGATATGAGCAACGTTAGAGTATTGAAAAATATAAATCACTCTGAGGATGGTGCAGATTATCTCGTTGTTTACGAGGATCAGATTAATGATACCGCAGCCGACGGAACAACGTATGACTATTCGCTTGAAAACGGAGAAAGTACATGTTGGAATGACTTAGAGACAAAACTTGAAGAAAAATTTAAAGGTCTTCGTTTTGCGCTTGGCACGGATAATGAAATAGATATTGATGAATGGGAATCTGACGATGAGGTTCTCGCAGATGCAGAAAAGACAAATAAAATAGAAAAAATTCGTGCTTTTGCAAAAGAGTGGCTAGAGGATAACGAATGTTTCTATGACTGTAAGTTTTGGAATTACTGGGACGGACATAATTGGAAGTCGTGTTTGCTATATTGCGAGGATCCTGGAGTGGACGACAATAAGGACTATGAGCTGTTAGGCGAAGAGGTTACCTTAGATGACGAACCAGACGAAGAGGATATTGTCCTCGCTGCATTTAAGAGAGCGAAAGAAGCATCACCTGAATGGAGCAACGGGATTGCCAAATATAAAGACGAGGAAACAGGTTATTTAATTATGTTTTCTTGTTGGGAGGGCGATGCGTATGCAGCTTCCGTTTCTAAAGAATAATCTTTTTATATAGTAGAGTGTTAAATTGATAACTTTTTCAGCCCTCGACAGCACGGTTAAGTCAATAGATATGAGAATTACAATCGATGGTGAACATAATAAATTATCCTGCGTAAATATTCCTCTTTGTGATGCTAAGTACACGAAGTTTGGTGAAGGCTTTTTTGATAGCGAAGCCCTAGAAGATAGCGGCACCTTGGAGGATATTGTTCGTGAACGTTTTGAGTCTTTTTCAATACACGAAAACGGATGGAAGGAGTTTTCAGAGTGGAAGAGGAAGAATGAAAATGAAGCCTGGTATGACCTGCGAGAGGGTGAGAATGAAGGTCTCTACATTGTTGCCGGTGATTCTCAGTGCATTAGGTTTGTATCAAGGGTTGATTTTCTTACACTTGATTATGAAGGCTACGAGATTAACGTTTATAGTTGGGGTAAGGATTCTTACTCTTTTGGTTTTTGGATAGACCCTGAAGGCGGAATCCTTCGAGCTTCTGACGATGAGCGATCTTATTTCTTTTATGATGATTTGGAAAATGACGAAGCAGATTATCCGAGAAAGGATTTCAACTTCAAGGCAGCTCTCGATGATTTGATCGCACATAGCGACGACTATCAGAATAGCAACGAGGAGGAGGATGAAGAAGATGAGGAGGAGGAATAATTATGTCGGAGATTATTTGTAACAATACGACAACGTTTCTTGCAAGACGATTGTTTGATAATGGTGAATCTTTGGTGTGCAAGGGTGATACGTACAAGAGAGTTGGAACGATTGAAGGTTTAATAACCACGCTGACGATTACGGGAAGAGATAAAAATATATATTCTTTCCGTATCATAGACGAGCAACGTCAACCTTATAAAGACCTGACTAGGATAATATGCAATAGATTGGCAGGCGAACCGAAAGACGTTGCAAGCTCAATCGGTCAGATATTTCTGGATAAGCAAGGTTATTGGGTTATGTTTGAGGATTGTAGTTATCCTGATAATCACACGACGTTGGAGTTTCATAAAATTGGCTTTTACGCATAAAACGGAAAAGCCCCGACCGAAGCCGGGGCAACCGCGAGCCTTCCGGCTCGAATCTACGATAGTAGAAATTTGGCTCTTGTAAGAGCGTTTGAATCCACAGACTTTGAAGAGTCTGACCGTCAACGGAAGTTTTATTGCTCTTTCTATTCCATAAAGGTACGATTAGCCTTCCGAAGACGGGTGCAAATTTAAGAAATAAAACGATACGGTGTATCAATTATCCCGAAAAATTATAGAATTTTAAGTTTTAAAAGCCCTACCGCATCGCGGATAAGCGGAATAAAGATGTTTAAGATATTGCACGCCTTCCTTGATTATCCCTTCTGCTCGTTCGAGTTTCTAAACCTCGACACTCAGGAGCATATATTTGCCTCATTCTTCGATGATCCTCTCTATGAGCTTCTGAAAGAGTGCGGAGTGAATTACGACCACGAGTTAGAAGGGAAGATAATAGAGAAGATTCCGTCTGATTTGCGCATACATACCAGGGAGTATGCCGTTATCAGGGCGCAACAATATTCGGAAGGTTCTTGGTTCTTTCCCTGGCTAAAGAAGAAAAAGTAATATAATCATTCAGCCCTACGCATCACGGATAAGCGGAAAAGATATGGATAGTAAAACAACGAATAAGAAAGGCAGACCTGCAGCAGAGGGTAAGGCTCATAAATATGTGGTGCCTGATGACGTTCACGATTGGATAAGAAAACATGGTGGCAGCAAATATATTACTGATACTTTCCGAGCTATCAAGGCTACGACCTTACAGGCGCAGGAAAATTCTTCTTTATAGCATCGGCAAAACTTCACCGATGCTGAGATAAAATTATAAACATCAATTTTAAAATTTTCAAGACTATGAATAAAGAAGAAATCAAAGTGCTTGTTTGCAAGAAGCTCGGAAACGATCTGAATTGGAACGAAATGCAGATTCGCCAGGAAACCATCACGGATATTACCAATGAGTGCGGTACCCTGCAGCCTTGCATCATTGCGATGCAGCCGGTCGTAGATTGGTTCAACTCGCATAAACTCGAAAACAAGCCGAGGGGAGAGCAAGAGCGTTATGTGGGCGTGCTCATCAATCTGATTTGGCTCCTGGCTGCAAACGATATTGCAGGTATGATGCAGAACTGGGTACTCAGTGATATGGAATAAGAAACTTCAATTTTAATACATTTAAAGATTATAGCATTATGAAGAAAGCAATCACATATTCTCTTGCAGCCCTCGCCTTCGTAGGTGTAGCCGTGCTGCTGTTCTCTACCATCGGCGTAGCCGTGTTCTTCCTGCCACTTCTGGCTGGAGCATTCAAATAAAATATATCAATTTTAATACTTTCGTTTTTTAAAGATTATAAGACTATGACAAATAAGGAACTGAATATGGCTATCCTCAGTAAGTTGTACGAGATAGCAGAAATGATTTGGAAGAAGATGGCACGAAACGACCACGGTTGTTTTCGTGCCAGCGAGATAGCAAAGAACCTGGATAAGATTTTCTATTGGGGTGATGCAGATAAGGATGAGCTTTTTCAGGTAGAGGTGGATAGTTTCCGCTGCGAGTTCAGGGCTGAATATATCTTCCGTCTTGTTACCAAGTTCGAGGGGCTTGCCGGTATCGGCAAGAATGCGCACATGTTTCCTTATCAGGAGGAGGACAGTAAAGAACGTGGTTGCGTATGCTTCCAGGCTACCAGGGAGATGGCAGAACTTTGCGATTTCGTCAACAAAAAGCATGACATGGCGGCAATAACCAGTATCTTTATAGATGCAGAGAAAAAACGCCTTGTGGCTACTGATAGCCATAAGCTGCTGGCTATGCCTGTTACCATCACCCAGGAATCGGGAGATACTCGCGAAATGCTTATCAATGCGAAGACATGGAAGAAGATGTGCGCAAAGATGAAGCCGGGCGAAGTGTACGACCTGGTGGCCGTGAAACTGGATAATCGTGAAGAGGCTACCGTGATAGAGTTTGATGGCATGACTTCTTATGAGCCTTCTACTTGTCGGTTCGTAGACTGGGCATCCTGCTTTGGTAATATCTTCGACGGATATTGTGCTCATGTGGGCGATAGCTGGGATGCTATCCGCAAGATGATCCACTCCAGCAAGGGTGAAGATTGCGCTTACCTTTCCGGCAGAATGGGCGAGAAGCTTATCCAGGTGAAGGTGGGCGAGGACGTGGCAACCTTTGCCACCGGTGAAGTGTTGAAACATAGTTTCAGCCTGTGCTTTGGTCGTGAGTATCTGCTGGCTATTCCTCAGTTGGATATTTTGTATCTGGGCACCGAGGCGAAGACTCCGAAGATGGCTGAGTGCAAGAACGGGAACATCTATCTGCTCTGCCCTCGCAAGGATGGTGATTCGTATATCGGTGAGAAGGTGGCAGATGGCGTATATGATGCAGGAAAACCAGGCAAAGGTGTTAAGCTATTACAGAAGACCTGCGAAATCACTGCCCCTGCGGTTGTTGAGAAGAAGGTTGTATCATCTTCAGAGAAGAAAGTTGCACCATCTTCAGAGAAGAAAAAGAAGCTCGTGGATGATAGCCGCAAATTTACTTTTGAGGCAGTCGGCATCGAGCCTGGCGACATCATTACTTTTATCCATGGTGGGCAGAGGGTTATCACGATAGATAATAACAAGGTGGTATACCAGGGCAAGGTTTACACTCTTTCCGGCTTCTGCAAGGAGTTCATGCCTGATGATAGACGGAATAAGGCTAATAGTTATCGTGGCTGCGCTTTCTTCGCCTACAAGGGCGTGAAGCTGGATAAGATGTTCAAGGAGGCATTGAAGGCGAAGGAGCATGCAGATTTGGCACAGGATAAGGAGGATGAAGAGAAAGAAATAAAACACCTTTCCGTTTCCGTTCCTGCGGCTATCATAAAGATGAATATTGCCGAGTTGCTTGCATCACCATCGTACACCAGAGACTTTAAGCCTGTATGCGGCTATTTTGCATCATCGCCTATCATTGTACCATTTGGACGTGATAAGGATGTAGGCGCAAGGAAAAACCACTATCTGATAGGCGTGGCTGCGCAGCCTATGCCACCACCGGGGAACGAGAAAAAGTTTCTGCCCTTTCAGGGCGTGCTGCTTGAGTAGCCTTGTTGTATGGCGCATTACCGAGATAAATAAAATAAAAAATACGTGAAGGCATATAATAATTCCGGAGGCCCTTGCGTTACTTAGATAGATATAAAGAACAATTTTAATACTAAAAATATGAAAGATAATGAAGTAGTAGTTACTATACCCTGCAACGATCATGCCATCTTTGTTGACAAGTTCGGCGTATTGTATGAGCGTATAGGTCTTGCATGGAAGAAAGACAAGGACAATCTGGAAAGGCTGAATACGCCGTATTATATCGCCGAAGACGGTCAATGGAACATTCCTGCAGGTGTGGAATCTCCTTTTAGTGGTGCTCCCGTTATTGCCCATCGTGGAGATACGATACCTTTTGAAAATCTACATTATCTCTTTGGATATACTGAAGGATATATTTCAGATATTATTCCCGAACTGGAAAGTTATGATGTTCGTGTAGATAAATCGAAAATGACCGGCTCCCTGAATATATTTATGGATCATCTTTTTCCCGATTATTATGCGGAAAATTGTTCGTCCTATGAACTGACGGTAGAAACTGACAAAAAAGTGATAGTTATGTCTTTATCTAAGAATCTGCATTTTACAAATCTCGGTTTAGAGGATAAAGACGAGAATATACTGGGGACGTTGGAAGACCATCTGGTTTCTTTCCTGATAGAATATTGCAAGCAGATGGGGTTAAAGGTTGAATTCGAAATATTCTTCCGGAAATCAGCTTCGAGTGATGCTGACCGACGCAAGGAAGAAAATCGTATTATCTGCCAGGAAGAAAGGAAGTATCTCGGACCGATAAGGAAATTTGTGAAGGAGAAATTTGAGAAGGAGTGGAACGAGTTCTTGGAAGAAGAATATCAGAAGGAACTCTATAAGAAGAAACATGATGAGTGGAGAGCGGAAGCCGCCAGCAAATACGACAAAGATCCTAACCTGACGGAATAGTTTTCCCTACGTTATTGCATCGGCGAAATATCACTGAGTTTCGCCGATGCAAAAGAAAACAGAGCTTTAAAATATATCTATAACAACTTTAAAAATTTTTGGCTTATGAGAACTAAGAAGTTTTTGTTTGCCACCACCTTTGCGATGATGGCAGCGTGCATGATGATGAATACCTCATGCACCGAGTATGTGGAAGATGCAGTAGAGAACGGAGGCAGCCGGCCTATGACGGGCAAGACTACGGTAAGACTGCGGTTTACTTCGCCAGAAGGCGATGACGTGAGCGTGAGCCAGTCTGCCCGACAACTTGCCTACCCTATCACGCGTGCCGAGCTGGCTGCCAACGGCAAGGCGATGACCGACCTCTACATCTTCGATTACGACAAGGCAAGCGGCAAACTGCTCCAGGTGTTGCACCAGGCTGCTGATGCCGAGGACTTCGCAGAACCATCCCTGAGTCTCGATTACGGCAATCATACGCTGAAGGTGATAGCTACGAGAAGCGAAAACCCTACCCTACTCTCTGCTGATGGCTCGTTATGGAGTCTGGCAGATAATACTGCCTTTTCGGTGTCTGCCGATGGTGCCCTTCCTGCTGTGCTTACGAGCACGAAGAACTCTGACAGCTTCGGCGCAGTGCAGGACGTGAGTATAAGCGTCGGTCAGAACCAGAGTATCAATATCCAACTGGAACGTATCGTAGCGAAACTGACGGTAAAGAACACCGGAACATATCCGGAAGATTGCAGTACCCTGCAGTTGCAGCTCGATGAATATAAACAATGGGACTGGCAGACCTTTGCCGCCACCGGCAAGGTATCGAACCTGCGTATTGCTGACGTTACGAGATATGCCGGCAAAACCTCCTCTTCCCTCTTCTATTACTTCCTGGTGCCAAAGGATGGCTATACTACGGACATCACCTTCACCATGAACCGCAAGGGCAGCACCGAGCCTTACACCTCGTTTAAGCTATCGAACATCAGTTTGCAGCGCAACCATGTTACGGTAGTAAGCGGCTCTTACTATAACCACGAGTCCACCCTTTCGGTATCGCTCAATGATGCGTGGGAGGAAGAGCAAACGCAAGTTGATTTTTAGTTGATAGTTAAAAGTTTATAGTTAATAGCATTCGTACCAAAGTATGTTAGTATATTCATACTCCTATACTTTGGTACGTTTGTATTTTAATACTTTTATCTTTTCTTTTTCTTATATATATAAATATGTATGAGAAGATAAATGAGAAGGTAAACGAGAAGATAAAATATAAATGTACGATTATACATTCGTATGTTTATATATATGTATGTACGTTTGTACTTTTCTATTTATCTATTTACTTATATATTTATATATTTATATATTTATATTTCTATTTATCTATTTACGTTCTTTCCTATTTATTTATTAATTTATTTATGTATATAGTTACGTTCATTTCTATCTATTTAGGTATTTATATATTTACTTTCTTATGTACGTAAATTGGTATGTAAATAGGTAAATTGGTATGTAGTTATATAAATAAATATTAAAATACGTACCTAAGTTCATTTTTTAGAATAAAAAGTTTGGCGGTATAAGATATATTTATTAAATTTGCACCAGATTTTAGAAATTAAACGATAATAGAATATGGCAGAAAAATTAAAGGAGGTCCTTGCCATCGTGAATGACAAGGGCGGAGTAGGAAAGAGTACCACAGCACACAATTTGGCATGTGGTCTGATTAGAGAGAATGGCTCTCGTGTATTAATCGTTGACCTGGATGCCCAGGTTGCTAACGTGTCCCTGCTTTGCGGCTGGCGTGATCGCACCGACAAGCACGGTACCATGTACGAAGCTTTGGTAAACAAAACTTCTCTCCCAGTGTATCAGGTAAAGGTAGGCGAACAGGACTACGGCGGCAATCTCTATATCGCTCCATCATCGGAGGATATGCTGAACGTAGAACCTTTCCTGTTGAGAGAGCTGAATCCGCTCAAGGTATTGGTTAAGATATTCGGCTTGCCTGTATCTCTTCCAGAAGACCAGGGAGGCGAGCAGAGCGTGATTGATGCCTTCGACTACATCATCATCGACTGCCCACCGGCTATGAATCTCGTTACCAAGAATGCGATGGCAGTAGCTACGGGCATCATCATCCCTATGCAGTTGGAAGCCCTGCCTACCTTCGGTTCGTCGAGCGTGATAAAATGGGCAGAGGAGGTGAAGGCAGAAATCAATCCAAATCTCGATTTGCGCGGCTTGCTCAAGGTGATGGTGGATAAGCGCACCAAGGCAAGCGTGGAGTTCTCAAAGCACGTAGATGATGAGTATGGCGACTATGTATTCAAGACAGAAATTCCTCGCCGTACCAAGATAGTGGAAGCTCAGGCGATGATTCAGGACATCTTTACTTATGCTCCTGAATGTGATGCTGCGCAAAGTTACGCAGCCTTTGCCAAAGAGATTATTGATACCTATAGCGAGCAGTAGGATCGTTATAGGTATATGGATTTTATTACTGGTTTTATGGATTTATAAATTTAGAAAGAGTTATGTCAAAATTTCAATTTGAAAAATCTAAGGTGGCGAAGACCGCAAAGTCTATCCGTGACGATAATGAGCAGGGTGGTGCTCCTTTGGTACCCGCTACACCCGATACTGATCAGCAGCAGAATGTATCATCTGAAGAGCAGGTAGAGGAACAGAAAACGGAAATTCCAACTGATAATTCAGCGAAGGAGCAGGAGGTATCGCAGCGGTCAAAAAAGAATCCACAACAGGCTCAGGCACCCGCAGGAGCAGCAGAAGCCGCACCGGTTACCAACAAAGCTTTGGCGGCTATAAAAGATAAGGGCACAACCAACGGCATTGTCGTTAACGTTCCGATGGAAGATTACTTCCAGCTGATGATGCTGAAAAAGATTGAGAAGAAGACTCTCAAGGAGTTGGCTTTGCAGGCGATACATGAGTTCGTAGAGCGAAATAGAGTGATGTAAGAAAGGGGGTAGGTTATGAAACAGAACATCGAGATAAATGTAAACGTGTCCCATCCTGTTAAGGAAGAGCACATTGCTCCTGCCGTCGATAGAAAACCGATGAAGAGTACGAAGACCGTAAAGCTGATACTTCCTATGGAGTATTACTTCAAGCTGGTGCAGATTAAGGCTTGTACCGACAAGAGTCTTCAAGACCTGGCAGCATAGGCCGTTATGGATTTCGTGGATCATTTCGGAAAAGAGTAGGTAAACGAAAAGTCAGATTTGCAGGTAAACCGAAAAGTGGTTTTGAACCTATTTACCTATCTAAATCTGACTTTTCGTTTACCTAAAAACGAAGTCTTTAAATAGAAAATTATAAGATTATCTATATTATATATATTAGAAAAATCTTAACGTACTGATATTTAAGCACTTACAAAACTACTGGTAAATGAAAAGTCAGATTTAGGTAAATGAAAAGTCAGATTTAGGTAAATGAAAAGTCAGATTTAGGTAAATGAAAAGTCAGATTTAGGTAAACGAAAAGTCAGATTTAGGTAAACGAAAAGTCAGATTTGATATGAATGAAGATAATGAAAACAAGGGTTTAGCCTGGATAAATACTCCTTTTTCGCTCACGAAACTGGATAAGCAATACACTTTGTTCCAGCAGAACGTGTTGATGCTAACGAGTACCCACCTCCAAAAATTTGTGGATGAGTACTTCCTGGAGAAAAGACAGTTGGGCGACGCTCGTTCTGATTTTCTTTTTGAGCAAGGCGTGGATCATGCTGTGATGAATATCCCGCCTATCAAGATAGATATTCACGATTTCATTACTTACGAGAATATGAGCTATCAGAAGTTGAGAGCGGAGCTGAAGACAAGTATTCTTGATATGGCGGTGAAGAGTACACTGCCCGATGGCAGCGAGGAATTTACGCATATATTCAGCCGAATGCGTATACCGTTATCAAAGAACGGATATACGACTAAGGACGGAAAGAAGGTGGACCGCATACTGGGATATATTCTGCTTGAGATTGACCCGAAACTTTCTAAGCGTGTATTCGATATGGGGCAGGGGTATATTCACCATATATCCATGATAGCAAAGTTTGCCAAGAACGTGAACACTCCACGCGTATATATCTATCTCTTGCGTCAGATAGGTTTGAACCGCAGCATGGATATATCGGTGCCTTTCCTGGAACTGAAGTCTTATCTCGGTTTGGTAGAACTAGATAACAACAAGAAGGAAATTTTATTGAATGAGCTGGGCGAACCGGTTATGAACAAATACCCCAAGTTCTCGCAGTTCAGAAAGCAAGTTCTCGATGTGGTGTGTAGAGATTTGCAAAGAATGGAGAAGTTATCGCAGACGGACATTGTATTTGATGAGCTGAAAGACGATGACATCATCTATAAATCGGGCAAGCGAAAAGGTGATCCTGAGTTTATCAGGTTTCACGTCAGGCGCACGGTGGTTGGTGAGAATCATCTATCTAAGGATAAGAACACTGATATTGCAGCCGCTCTGAATGAGCGGTATAAGCAGAACAGCGCACAGCAAACTGGAAAACCGGTAGAGGGTGATATCTTCGCCCATGTGCATCAGCCTACGGAAAGTAAGATTGTAACCGAGAGCGGGCAAGGTACCGACAAGTGGAAGGCATTCTGCAAGCTCGTTATAGGCGATGCTGAGAAATCACTGATTTCCCGTCTTTCCTTTGTAGGCATGAAGAACGGAAGGTTTTGCGTAGAGTGTAGCGATGATGATTTCGATATGATACGGAAGTTAGGTATCGAGGAGAAGGCGAAGGAGTTTTTCGATTGCAAAGGATCTTTCGCTCCTGTGTTCTACAGAAGTTAAAGGTAAAAAGGTAAAAAGAACCTTAACTCCTTCCGTTTCTCTCTAGCCTCCGTTCCCAGCGATTCCATCGCTGGTCCTAATTATAAAGGTAAAAAGGTAAAAAGCAAGCCATTATTCCGCTAGGCTTTTTTACTTTTTTACTTTTTTACCTTTATTTGTTTGTCCCAACCATAAACCCCTTTTTTCTTACCTTTGCACCAGAAACATTAAAAGAAAAATGAAAACGTATGAAAAGGAAAGAGATTATTCAACTACTCTTGATTGCAGTAGTGACGATGATGTTTACGGCATGTGCTGCCTCTCGGCGGGCGGTTAGCGATAACCACCAGGAAGTGAAGGATAGCGTATCGGCTATTCAGCAGGATAGCGTGCATCAGCAGATAACGGTGGGCGACAGCGTAGCCATTAAGGTGAGCGAGGATAAGCATACTTCTTCTTCGTCTACGGAAGCGGGCGAATATGAGGAGACTATCGAGGAGCAGATTACCGAGACCACTGATTCCTCCGGCAATAAGCAGACTACCACCAACCGCACAACACATCGCAAGGGCAGTTATAGCAACCAGTCATCTTATGAGGAGCGATTGCAGATGCAGCAGCAGGAAATCAATCAGATGCAGAAAACCATCGATAGCCTGGCTGTCAGTAGCCGCAATGACGTAGGTACCCACTGGGAGGCCACCGACAGCTTATCTGCTACGGAGGAAGAAAATACCGCAGAGACAAGAAATGCTAACTGGATTCAGAAAGCCCGAAAGAACGCCCTCGCCCTGTTCCTGCTTATCGTGATAGTTCTTATACTTACAGCAATTAATAAATATACCGACCATGGGGAAGGGAAGAAAGAAACGAAATGATTACGACCTAGTAGATAACGACGAACAGGCAGAGGTTACGTTGCAGGATTTCGTCATCCCGGCAAAGGTGGAAGCTTTCTGCCGTCAGTATAAGGCGCTGGATCATTGGGTAGATGGCTGCGAGGTATTTAACGATGCCCGACTTCGTGAGTACTTCAAGGCGATAGTCTGTCCGCTGGGCGACCCGCTTTCTCTTTATCTGCAGGAGTTAAGCTATCAGGGTTTCCGCATGCAGAATGATGAGAGTGGCGAGCCGGTCATCTATTGCAGGGCAGTTTAAAGGTAAAAGGCCTTTGAAAGATAAAAAGAGCCTTTCCCCTTTCCGCCCCCGTTCCCAGCGATTCTATCGCTGGTTCCATTCTCAAAAACACAATATTTCGCCGAAAATATACGCAATATTTCTCGAAAATTATACAATAGATTTCTAATTATTTAAAATACAAGGATTTATGGGTAAAGACAAAAAACCTCACAACTATCTGAAGATAGCTGATGAGAGTGACACAGGCAAGAAGCTGAAGGCATTTCTTGCTGAGTGCAGTGAAGCAAGCGAGAAGGCGAGAGCCTGGGCAGAGAAGCAGGGAGCCGATACCTACTACGAATCGCCAGAAGGCTTTGCAGGTGGTGTGGCGATGGTAGAGTTCAAAAACACGATCAGCAAGGAAGGCTGGACGAACATTCAGACTCCTACCAAGGACGGAATGCAGAGCACATCGCTCTTCGTTCCTGATGAAAACAGTGACCTGGAGAAGGAAATGATGGCACTGCCTATCGTAAATGAAACGGCTCTTATCGCTATCCTGCAGTTCAAGCCTAAGATGGCGAAGGGTAAGGAAGGCAAGGAGGTGCAGCTTCCGTTCTCCTTTGGCAATACAACACCTATCCTCTTCCTGCATCATGGCTTCTTCTATACTGATGTGCCTTACGAGAGCATAAGCGAGGATTGCCAGACAATCACGGAGAGGGAGTTCCTTCGCCGTAAGATGGCAGCAGTAAATGAGCATTAATCATATTTCGTTCTTTATATTTTATATATATGTTTATTTCTAAATTTTTATAAAAGGTTATTGGTTTAAAGTAGTTAAAGCTGAAACATTCGTAGCCAGCCGTCCGTGATGGATAGCTGGCTGTTTTCATTTATTCCTCGTTACGATGTATCTCTTCTGCCACCATGTTGTAGCTAGGCTGCTGAGATTCCAGACGGTGGGTGAGTTCGCTGATGAGCTTTTGCTGATCGCCTATCTGCTTCTGTTGTTCGGCTATAATATCAAGCATGCGGTTAAGGGTCTTCAAGCTGATGTCCGGTTCTGCGTTTGCAGCTGGCTCTGCCATCGGGGTAGGCACAGCAGCATTCATAGGTGCAGCGGCAGCCTCGTTCTTCTCTTCTCTTGTCTTGTGCTCCTTTGCGCCTCCGTTCCCAGCGTTTCCAACGCTGGTCCACCCAGGTACCACCGACTCCATCCTCTCTACATCGAGGGGATTGCGCAGCGCCCTCGTCCCCTGTTTGCGCTTCTCATCATTATCTAAATATCCCCCATCAGGTTCAAACTGGTCATCTATGCCAGGGCATACATACCTATCCTCGCAGCAGCCTTCACTGCCTTGCTGGTCCTTATCCGCATCTACGATAAAAGCCGATAGCGGAATATGGAACGCATTGCAGAAGCGCAGCATGGCGATGGTAGGCAGCGGCGACTTCATTCTTATCCAACTATCGAGGCACGCATTGCTCGTGGTACCCATAGCCTTCATAATTTCTCTATTGGTGATTTTGCTGTTTGCTTCCATCCATTTGTTGAGGAAGCTGTAATTGTAAAAGTACTTCATAGCTCAACTATATTTAAAAGGTGAATAACTCTAATCTTTTTATCTCGAAATCAATTAATATATGTAACCTATGTTAAATTCCCCTAATTTCTAAAAGAAAATATAGGTAACATTTGGTAGTTATAATTTTATTCTTTAAATTTGCACCAAAATTAAGAAATAAAATCGAAATGACAAAAGAAAATGTAGAAAAAGTTACGCAGAATAACACTCCGCTAGATGTAAACGATATTTCTGCTGACGAAAAGAAGAACTTAGCTGAGTTTTTATCGGATAAGGGCTTCACAATCTCAACTTTCTATCTCCGTTTCTTTCAGAAAGGTTTCGACGCTTGGGAAATCCAAGGCATTAAAAACTGCAAAAAGCAGTTCTTAGCTATACCGGAAGTAGATAACCTATTATCCGAGTATGTGGAGACCGATGCCCTGGGCAACGAGATTAGTAAGAAGGGATATTTGCTGGAGGCTGCCATGAGCGACGAGCCGGGTGTGTTCTACACCTGTCTGAAGAAGGCTAACAATGGTCTCTGCATGAAGTTCTTTGCCTTCATGGAGGAGCGAGGCATGAGCCGCACGACCATCATCAAGCGTTTCACCGCTGATGATTGGAAACCATGGGAGCAGGAAGGAATTAAAGCACTCTTGCTTTTAAAGGTAAAAAAGTAAAAAGGTAAATTCGTAACCATATATAATGATAGATGTAACCTTTGATTTTGAGACCTGTTCGCTTTCGCCCACCGCAGCCGTGATGAGTCTCGGTGCGGTGGCATGGAAGCGATACGGAAAAGAATCACCTTTCTTTGATGAAGGTGATGATGTGCTGAGAAATTCAACGTTCTTTGCACACGTTGATTTGCGAAGCATGTTTATCAACGGCTTTGCATTTGACAAGAGTACGGCAGAGTGGTGGTCTAAGCAGAGTGACGAGGCAAAAGCTGCCTTGCTCGGAAATGACAGCGACGAGGCACCTTGCCAGCCAATAGATGTGGTCGTGAACGACCTCTTCGGCTGGATAGCCTATATTAAGAAGAAACTCGGTGATGATGAAATCTGCCTTTGGGCACAGGGTACTGACTTCGATGTGGCTGTCTTGAGATATATCTGCTGGAAGTTGGGCATCAAGTTCGAGATAAAGCATACTTCATTGAGAGATCATCGCACGTTCTATCTTGAGCTTGCGAGAATCATCTGGGATGCAGCTGAGCCAAACGAGGAACGTTTTGACTTAGACAAGGCTTACACCCTGACTACCGACTATAAGGACATCACGGATGAAGGGGCGGCGCATGACCCGATTTTCGACTGCAAGCGAAGTATCTACTCCACCTGGCAGATGATGAAAAAGATAAGAGAAGGCTATGCCAAGACTGTTTGATTTGCCCTATATCCCTAACCGGAAGGGCATACAGCAGAGGCATAGGAACCTGTCACAATACAGAATGCTGCATCGTTTCGCCTATACCGAGACGATGAGCGGACTGAAGGATGATATTCCGACTCTTCTCTTCTATGCGCCTTTTGCCCTGCTGAAAGATACCTGTGAGTATCTGTGCAGGATGATGACGGGCAGCGTGGAAGATATGATTATCACGCCTTCGCACAGTTGCCGCCGCAAGAACGGCAAGATATACTGGAGGCAGGAGGTGCAGGTTATCGGTCTAAATACCGAATTCCTCACGATGGAAAGTCTCTCGCAGATGATCGTACACCGTATGGAAACCATCTGTAACTGCAAAATCAGGCATTATCGCCTGGAAACATTTCTGAATTTATAAAACGTGAAGATATGAAGAAATAAAAGATATTCTGCATGACATCATGCAACCTTCGGTACGATATACACTTCGTTTCCGATTTTTATTTTGTTAGACAACCGAGCCATCGGTTAAAATGGCAGGAAGACCGGACGGGCGATAGATGGACTTGGAAACATTCATCGTATATCTCAACTCCGCAGCTTCAAGAAGAAGGGGAAAGTCTGATTAAAAAGCCTTGGAGCCCCATCGGACGGTAACTGCGATAGTCTCTGAAAATTTGGTGTATCGCCTGAAAGGTCTTCTTTCTTTGAAAATATTGATAAAAAGAGAATAGGGGAGGCATTCTGGAAACGCTCTTATGCAAGGGTAGTGGAAGCAGCAATGCTCCACGACTATGCTGTACACTGCATCTTTTGTCCGACGAGATGTAAACACTTGAAGTTTGGGCTACCCTTCGCCCCCGTTCCCAGTGACTCCATCGCTGGTCAATGGTCAAGAGTGGTGCCTTCCCTTCTCTTTTAACTATATAAATACTCTTACTGTAAGATATGTTATTCCACCCTATATTGAATCAGATTGCCAATCTCGACATGCAATTCCTCGTAAAACCTGCCGATGAGCAGCGCATAGAGGGACAGACAGCCTTTTTCTGCCCCCTCTGCCAGAAGGAAGAGGCAGACGATGGCGAGCAGGGCAAGGCAAAGCAGACTCCTCACCTCATTATCTATAATAATGAGCGAGGCGGTATGTATAACGGCGTAGGAGTGGAAGACAATTCCAAGGCAGAGCATGGTGCCCTGCGCTGGATGTGTACCAAGACCGGCAAGTATGGCTATGGAGCCTTAGAGCTTTATGCTGCCATGCGCAAACTGCCGATGCACGGAGCCAGTCTGCTGCGTCTTTGCCATGACCTCATCGTGAGGGTGTATGGCGACAACGAGAAGACGAGAGCCAAATGGCCGATGCTCTTTGCTAAGATGGACTATCGCACAATCGCTCCGCAAACGATAGAGACGTTCTCTTTTATGCCAAAAACAGATTTCAATCCCCAGGAGTTTGCAGCCCTGGGGTGCGAAGTCACATCTGTAAAAGGCATTCCGCAGTACGGCTTCGGCAAGGACTTCAACACCAAGATGTTGAACGAAGATTTCCGCATCTATGCCGTGGACCAGGTAACGCTGCCTAACGTAGTGAGAAACGGAAAACTGGTAAGTGAAGTGATTTACGGCACACCCTGGAACCCGCTATTCGTCTGCTTCGCAACGGACGTGATAGCACCTCAAGGCAGTTGCGGATGCTTCTTCCGTCCAGCGATGCAGCAAGACCCTATCGTCTTCTCTACCTGTGAGGAACATAGCGTGAGAAAGGTGAGCAAATGGCTGATGGGGGACCCTGTGTTTGTTCATGCAGCCGAAAACAGAACGGCTGAAAATACCGCCGTTTATGCGGCTATCAAGAAATATCAGCCTGATGAGGTCTATACAGAAGAAAAAGAAATATGGGTAGAGAATCTGGATAAGGATGACCAGCCGAAAGGAACATTCCACACCGAAAAGGTGGATATTCCGATCAATGAAATCAAGGCGCAGAACATCGTGTTCTGCCGAACACCCGAAGACGCATTGAGCGTATATTACGCTATGCAATCCTTACGGAAGGATAAGGCTGGCGACAAGTTCTTTGAAAAGAATAGCTGGTTCCACGTAGCCTTCTCTATAGGTAGAGGTAACTTCTGGTATATAGAAAGAGGGGAGTGGAGACAGGAAAAGCTGGATTTCAGCGGCGTGCAATATCAGAAAATGAAGCGATTTGCCGAAAGGGTTATTATGATCTATCCAAATGATATTACATCGCAGCGCAACTGCGGTGCCATCGCCACCAAATTCAGTGATATTTGTTATGCCATGCTGCCTGAGTCTTTCCGTGTGCGCTATAACCAGCGCTGGCAATGGCTCTATGGTTGCACACCGAGGAGCGTAAGAGATTACATGCTCACGTATCGTATGTCTGATGAAGACAATTTCCGGTTCGACCATGATATTCGTCTGCCATTATTCTCCAAGCTTCGGGGAGCCAAGAACACCGACCCATTCGATATAGAATATCCGAGAGACCCCCGCAGTGGCAAGCCAAAACCTTGCACCTGTAAGATTTCGCCTACTAAGGTGTGGCTTTTTATGACGAGTCACGGATATTACCGCAAAATCGACCCAGAAAGCAATGACCTCGTAGGTCAGTTTATCCACCTCGACCGATGCTTTGTCGAATACATCGACGGAAAGAGCATCATACAGGCAACAAAGGAAAAACTCTTGGAGTTTTGCGAACAGAGTTGGAGACATAACGAGCAGGAACAGAAGTTGATGAGCGATTGCGCCAATCTGATAGACAAGAATTTCTCAGAGAAATCTGCCGGAGGATTGCAGAGTATCGTCATCGATTTTACGGAAGGTTACAGCGAGAATGTAGAATATTTCTATTTCCGCAACGTAGCATTGAAGATAACACCGGAGTATATCACTCCTATCAGTTACGACCAGTGCAACTTTTTCATCCCTGCCACTGCCCGAAAGCCATACGACTTCACCATGCGTCATTTCGACCCGCCGTTCATCATTAAGCAAAGTGATGAATATACCCGTAGGGAAAACGAGATAGCGCAGAAGGAAGCGCAGAAGAATGAGGACGGTTCGCCAGTATTCAGCATCTTTGAAATCAGTCAGATGAAAAACGACCTGCGAGAGTGGGGTACCGTTTACAGGTGGGATGTTGACTGGCGAGGTAAGAAAGATAGAGAATTGTGGCCTATGCTCCGTATTCTGCGCGGTTGCTCCAATGTGCTTTGGCAGGAGGAGATGGAAGCCGACAGAAGCAAGCATGAGCTATCGGAAGAAGACAAGTCAATCATCAATGCCCATTTCGTGAATATGGTTTCCGGTATAGGTAGGGTATGTTACAGAGATTTGTCGGGTACCGATAGTCAGAGCATCCCTTATCTGCTGGAAGATCAGATTGAAGACGAGAAGCAGGCTTCGGGTGGTTCGGGTAAATCCATGGTGGTGCGTGTGTTTGTAGGTTCGGCAGTCAATGTACTGAACATCGATATGAAGCGATTCATCACCACTGCCGATGCCCGTTTCAGTCTGGGCGAGATACAGCATAACCCTGGCATGTATCGAGCGATACACTGGGAGGACCGCCCGAAATCTTTTCCGATGGACTATTTTTACGTGATGGCAACCACTGGTGTTACGTTGGAGTGTAAGGGAGCGGATATAAAAACGCTCAGTCTGAAGGATTCGCCTCTGCATATCGTATCATCCAACTTTCCTTATGATGGTGGAGTAGATTCTACGGCAGGACGTTTTCCGCAGATAGCCTTCTCTAACCGCTTCGCCCGAGAAAATACATTGAAGCGCAAGATGGCTCGTTCGCCTGGTGATATATTGAAGGGTTTCAATCCAGATCCCGAAAAGTTACCCGATATAGCGAGAAATCAGGCTATCTACATCACGGCACTAGCTGTGCAGTTTATGATGCGCTATCACGTAGTAAGCAAGGCTCCTCAGTTGAACCTGCGAAGACGTAATATGATTTCGGAGATTACGGAGAGTTGCGTGCGCTATTTCGAGTTCTTCTTCTCTAGGGAAGAAGTTTACGGTATTCCGATTTGTGCCGATGAAATGTTCAATGAGTTTATCCGTGACTGGGCTGATGCCAGTGAGGGCAAAAGCAAGGAGTATAGCCGAGCCACCTTCAAGAAGAAAATTCATAAGTATTGTGAATCGGCGAATATCAAGTGCAACCCAGAACATCTCTTCGAGAACGTGAGCGACAAGCAACGCAATTGCTTCAAGATGAAGGCATGGGTAACGCAGGAGTACTTCGTAGGCAGGGAGTGGGAGAATGATAACACGATAGAACCGAAGTTCATCCGTTACATTCAAACCTCTAAGCATGTGTTCTTCTTCTATCGGACAGGCAGAGATACCATCCCTACCGATTATGCCGAACTGAAGCGCATAGCCAAGGAGTTTGCCGAAGCCCCAGACCCATTACCATACCGTGATGATGATGGCAACATCGTGCAGCTCACGCAGGAAGAGGAAGACCGCTGGAATGCCTATCAGAAGCGCAAGCAGGGCAGGTTCGCGTCTGCACAGAATGCGCAGAACAGCAGCACCGCAGCTACGGTAGATAGCATAGATAAAGATACCCTGCCTTTTTAAAGGTAAAAGGGTAAAAAGGTAAAAAGAACCTTAACCCCTTTGCGTCTCCGTTCCCAGCGCTTCTATCGCTGGTCATCTTTAAGTTAAAGCAAAAATGGCAAAGAAAGAAGAAACAAAGAAATCGAATTTTTATAGAATATAATAAGTATATGGCAAGTTTTTCCGGTAATATTGACCTTCTCTCCCTGAACGGAGCGAAGGTTCTGATTGGTCTCGACGAGAAGAATGCACAACGTCCTTACGTTTGCATTCCGTTAGATGTGAACGAGATTAGAGTAGAGGCATCTAAAAATGATGCAAGTAAGCAGGTGGCTAAGATGAGAGTTATCATCGACCCTTTCAATGACGCGTATAAGAATAAGATACGTCAGAGCAACGCCGAGCGTGGAGACACCAACAAGAGTGTGCCTACCCACGAGATGAAGATTTCTTATTCGGTTGATTACGTCAAGGCTGTAGCCCAGAGATTCCCAAAGCTCGTAGAGCAGGTGAAGGAAGCTGGAAAAGAAAAAGACCCTGACATTGTGAACCAGGACTTCAACGATGAAAATAGCCACCTCTTTAAGGCTATCCGTACCCGCATGAATAAGCGAATCGCCTCTCTCTTCCAGCCGCAGTTAACTGCTAATCAACAGCCATATCCGCAGCAAGCCTATGGCTCTGCCGGCAACGCCACAGCCTATGTACCGCCAGCTGACGGTCAGGGCTACCCAGATATGCCGAACGAAGACGATCTGCCGTTCTAAACTCCGTTCCCAGCGATTCCATCGCTGGTCCGTAATAACAAACATAAAGAATAAATAAAAATGAAAATACAAGCTCAATCATCTATATTGCTTCGCCAGGCTCTGCAGAAAGCAGCGAAGTGTATTGACAGCAAGTCAACCATCGTAGCACTCAGCAACGTGCTCCTTATCCAGCGTAAGGAGGATGGTAAGTTCTTCTTCGTAGCCGGAACCACTGATTCGGAACTCATTATCCCTGCGCCTCTCAGTATCGTAGATGGCTGCTTCAAGGAAGATGTAGTTCTGCCTATCGGCAATCTGCTTTCGCTCCTCTCTACGCTCCCTGATTGTGTGATTACTCTCGACCTCTCGCAGGATAAGGAACGCAATATGAATATCGAGTATTGCACTCAGAACGGCGAGAATGTAAAGAAGGGTAACGTAAGTCTGGTTTATTTCAGTGCAGAGGATTTTCCTCGTGCGCAGCAGCCTAACAATGCTGATATTCATATCGCCCTTCCGATGGCAACCTTCAAGAACGTGCTCGCTCATGCCGGAAAGTTTGTTTCCGATTCTGAGTTGCGACCGATTATGAAGTGCCTCTGCATCGATGTAGCCGAGGACCGAAGTGATGTGACTTTTGTGGCATCGGATGGCCACCGACTCATCAAACTCATTCATACCAACAATCCTGAGACTGGTGGCAGCGATTTCTTCCGTGAGGGTACACCAGGTAAGATTCTCGTACATAACGCCTACTTCAAAACCCTTTCCGTTTTCGAGGATTGTGAGGACATCGATATTGAGGCAAACGAAACCATGGTTCGCTTTACTTCGGGCGATATTACCTTCATCTGTAAGAAGGTGTCAGGCCAGTATCCTAACTACAACTCCGTTATCCCGAAGAATAACCCTTACAAAGTGGTAGTTGACAAACGGGAGTTGGCAAATGTTGTAAAACGTGTGGCTTTGTTTGCAAGTGAAAGCACCAACATGATTGTGCTCAATAGGGAAGGTATGTTCCTCGATGTGGCAGCGCGAGACCTCGACTTCAATATGGAAGCCAACGACCAGGTAATTATCACGGATAGTACTTGTCCGGAAGACCATCGCATCGCTTTCAAGGCAAGCAGTCTGCTCGACTCACTGGCACCTATCCCTAGCGATACCATCTGTCTGCATCTGGGCGACCCGAGCCGCGCTGGTGTCATCACAGCCAATGAGTCTTCACCACGAGCATTGACGCTGCTCATGCCGATGATTATTGAAGAATAAACTTACATCGAACGAATAAGATAGAGATAAGATTATGGACGATACTTTGCTCTTTATCCCCCCTTGTTGCGTGGATAAAAAACTGCCAAGCGCAATCATACAAGCCCCACGGAGGGCATTGAGCTTCTATACTCACGGCGATGTGCTGATAGATAAATTCTTCCATGCTATCGGATATATGGCTGATGTAAACCCTAACCGGGCACAGAAAAAGCATTTCTGTGTGATGGTGTTGGCGATGACCGTAAGCAGAACATCTGCCACCGGATATATCATCAACTACCTTCATACTTGCTTTGAGAGGGGTTGGATAACCCACCTGGTGCTCTCAACCGATAAGAGTGTAGAAGATTGGATAGATATTCATCTGATGGAATACAGAGATAGAATCTTGTATCAGAACCATAATGATGTGACCCTACAGACTTCGCACATGGTTATTTATAACGAGGAGAAAGCCTTTACGTTGGCTGGTCCGATGCTCGATACCCCCAACGGTAAGTTATCGCATTATTCGATGGTGCTGTACCCCGACTATTCGGCATGCAATGACGCAGCCGATTGGTCGAACCCGCTCAAGAACATCCTGTTTCCTGATATATTGCGGCATCGGCAAAGGGTAGCCAAGGAGAAACGGAAGGTAGGCAGTATCATCCTGAACCGATTCCTGCAAGCAAAGCTCCCTCCTTACGAAGAGGATAAGGAGCAGGATGGTCCTCGTGATTATTATGATTTCGGTGGTTTCGTATAAATTCATCGACTAATAGATAAGAGTTATGGCAAAATATCATCAATCTTATCAGAACCTCCGTCAGTTCTGCGAGAAGTGGACGTGGATAGACCCACGCAGCGGACAGCAGGTTACTGGCTATGTGCATCCGCAGACCGCGAGAAACGTAATGCGAAAATCGTTCTACATCAAGTTCCTCACCAAGACTGGGCATGTAGATGAAGGTGAATGCGTCTGCCTGAAGGTGGATGTTATGCGTCATCAGAGAAAAGTGCAGTTCGTAAACAGTGGAGAAATCCGCGTGGTTAACGATATACTGGTACTCGAAGTAGATGGCACAAGGTTCATCACGCATTAATATGGTAATTCATGTTTTAAGATTCAATATAGTTTATCGAAGATTTTTAAAGCTCTAACTGTTAAATTATTGAATTGTAAATGCTTCATAGCAGACACCTTTAGCGAAAGGATGTTCCGTATTTATTTACAATAACTACAAGCAAAAGCAATGTAGGGTTGTCTATTCACATTTCCCTGCACCTCCCCGGTGCGTGAGCATAGGGTGCTTTTTTAACTGGAATATTCATTTTAAATAATATATAGATTATGTGGAATCCGTTAAAAAGACATAGAGCAAAGAAAGCTCTCAAAACATTGGATAGTCTGACCAGCGTAATTGCCACGATCAAGAAGTGGGAGAAGGCTGGATTGATCTACTGGCAGGTAAAAGGTAAGACTCTTCTCATTGAGCAGAGTTTAGCTACCACGCTGCTTGCTGGTGGAAGTAAATTGTTCAAGAAGTTTCTGAATATCGCTGCCCAGATACAAAACTCGGAACTGCTCGCTGATGCTTATGAGCAGCAGCGTATCACTATCGAGACGCAGGCAGTGAAGGATGCGCAGGAGAAAACGTCCAGTAAGCTGACAGATGCTGATATTCAGCGCATACGTCTGAATGCTAGAGAGAATATGCAACACATCGATATGAAGAGCATCCTCGATGCTATCCATGAGTTTGATATAATGATTATCCGCAGTAGTGCTATCTCTTCTGCTGATGCTACCCAGGAAGGTGGCGAGCTTGTAGCCGTTGGCCACTTCGATGGTAAAAAGGTGGAAATGGCGATGTGGGATGAAATCAAGAACGATTTAAATGCTGAAAAATAAGATATGAATATCAAGATATTGAAGGAAGGCGACCGCTATCACGTCTATATAGGCGATAAGGATTTGTGGCTATCAAGAATGGAACTGGTAGAACTTCGCCATAGTATCAATTCTATCCCATTATAGAATAATTGCCAAATGAAAACAATCGTGATAGCTAAGGAGGCTTGGCTGTGCAGTCAACTCAGTATAGCCAAATATTCCGGAGGCATTTATATATCAGATGAGGAAAATGGCACACGCCATTTCCTGGTAGTAGATGGGAAAGGCCAGCCTTACCAGGGCAAACTGATCCCTAGCGCCCCTGCCGATTTGGTAGATAAGGAATTCCTTCCTTTCTACCGTAAACTTGGCAGAGATAAGTTTATTTCCCTCGTATCAAGGGAACCTCTAGCCTCCCGCAAGGGACTGAAGCAGATACTATCTGCTGCAGTTCTGGAAGAGAAAGCGGAGAAGGTCGCAAAAGAAGAGGAACTGAAGGCACGCCAGCCTTCCCTCTTCGACTAAGAAAAGTTTTATAATACAATTAAAGATTGATAGAGATTATGAGAACATTAGAAGAATTTCAGAAAGAAGTCCTTGCGCCGTTGCGTAAGGAGAGAGACGAAAAGCACGAAGTTGCTTTGAAAATCAAGACCGATGGCGGCGAGGCTTTTGCGAAACGTAAGAAGGAACTCCTGGATAAAGAAGTTGAGTTCAAGGAGCGTCAGAAGTCTAGCCTGAAAGAATTTCTCGGCAAGCAAACCTTGGAAAAGAAATCTTTCTTCGTTCGGCAAGATGCCGATTGTGCCGAAGCTCATGCCCAATATCAGAAAGCTACCCAAGACTACAAGATTGCTAAACGCCGTGCCAACGAGGAGTTTATGGATAAGTTAGCCATTGCCTATGCTGAGTACAATAAGGAGCGAGTAGCCGCAGGCGAGCAGCCTGTATATTATGACAATTTCCGTGAGAAATCAGCAGAGAAACATGAGGCGGGTTATCAGGAGTACGGCTGGCCGGAAGAACCAGAACCGGAGGTTGAAGAATGAGTTTCGGGAACACGAAAACTCCACGCAAGCCAACTGGCGAGGCGAAGTATCAGATACCGATGAGGGCAACACCCGAAAGCAACGGTGTGAAAACCTATGTGCTCGAAGGTGAGCTGAAGAAGAAGTTCATTAAACTCTTCCCGAAGAACTCTAACCGCAGAATGATGGAATGGTTCGGTATCTCCTTTTCTACTGTCCAGAGGTTTAAAAATGAACTCGGACTGAAAAAGGATATGAAAGCTATACGCCGTCAGCAGACAATGGACGTTAAGAAAACCTGCGAGGAGAACGGTTGGTACGATTCCCTCCGGGGTAAACCGACAAGTGAAGCTTGCAGGGAAGGTACTCGCCGATTGCGAGCATCCGGCTTTTGTCCATTAAAGGAACTCAAGAAGAAAAATCCTCGTCGATATAAGGCTTATCTTCTCCGTCGGTCAGAAGCTCGCAAGGAACTCTTTCGGAAGGAACGTTTGCGAGAAGAATATGGCTTGGAGCGCAAGACGAAGTTAAACATTCCGCAGCGACCAATGAAAGGCGCGGCTGCATCGTTCAAGAACATGATGACGCATCGCTTCAATTACTTCTCTGTTCCCGGTCACCCATGGTGGTTAGCATACGATAGCGAAACCAATCGCTCGGAACGCAGCGAGGCAACCGCCAGAAAGCATGGTTTCGAGATTATCGAAGGAGAGGACGAAGCCACTGTTCCCAGCGATTCCATCGCTGGGCAGCAACAAACAATAAACAACAAAAAACATGATCAATAAACAGCAAAACATACTTCGAGCTTTATTGAAGAAGTATAAGTTTAAAAGCGTGAGCAATATGGTTCGCCAGGCTCTCGGTATCAACTACGAGAACTTCCTGCAGAAGACAGAACCTCTCTACGTTATCCCCCGCATAGCTTCCTGTTATGCCGATGAGAACGATAAGAAGACCCTGATGGGTGTAGTCTATAAGGAATGGCTCAAGGACGTAGTAGAGAAAGCCTGGGTTGCTCCTCTCAATACTTACATCGAAGAGCACGGCGAACGCACGGTGCTCTCCGCCATCTATTACCTCATAGATAACAATCTGTGGGAGGTATACGAAGGCCGTCTTGCTCTCGATGCGCAGGAAGATAATTACTACGATAAGCTGGAAGATATGCCCACAGCTATCTCCTTCGTGTTAGAGCAGCAGAAAGCCGAGGAAAAGAAAGCCAAGGAAGAGGAAGCCGCAAAAGCCGCCGCCGCCACTGTCGAAAACGCCTCCGTTCCCAGCGATTTTATCGCTGGTTCAAAGTCCGGCTATACCCTCACCGCCGAGGAAGCCGTAACTCTTATCGGTACCACTTCTGAAGCCTGCACCCAGTTAAAGCAGAACATCGAGCGCCTGTTCGATTTTATCCACACCGCTACCGATACAGATGCCCTTCGTCAGAAACTCTCTGATCTGCAACATCAGTTAGAGGATCAGAAAGCCCAGCATCAGCAGGAAATAACAGACCTGCGAAAAGAAGCCGATGAAGCCAATTCCACCATGCTCAAAGCCAGTGACTATATCACCAAGCAGAAACAGGAGGCTAAGGAGGCTCAGAAGCAATATGATGAGCTGAATGCCAAATACAAGAAGGCTCTCGATGAGCGCGATGATGCCGACAAGGAGTTGGAAACTTACAAGAAACTCCTCGAAGAGGAAGCCAACCGTGAGCAGCTTCCTAAGAAGAAGGTTATCCCATATAGCGTGCTCGATGCCGTTCCACTTCTTGGCAAGGGTGTAATGACCGGTCTGGTACCCGTCCTCGCAAAGTACAACATCGTGGTAGATTACAATAAGTAGAAAGGCGTATGGATCATAGAATAATTGATATTCAGCTGCCATTACCGAAAGGAAACGATAAAGACCCTATCACTTTGGCACCTACCTTCTATAGAGGAGGAAACGCAGATGATACGGCATATTTAAAATTCAACAATGCCGTTAAGCGTATGTCAGAGCCTAGAGAGGTGGAGCGTACAGAAGTTGATGTGGAGTTCGTAATTCGCAATGATGCTGGCAGTCTTTATGCCGTGGTGTATCATTATGCTGATGGTAGGGTAGAGGCTGATATGCTGGTTAAGGCAAAAAACGGCTACTGGTCATTTTATTGTTCAAGAATGCGTTTCCACCCCAACTTTCCGAACGTTTATCTTCCGTCGATATGGGGATATAAACGTCTTACTGAATTGCAGATAGCACAAGAGCTTGCTCTGGCTGCTGTAAACGTAAGCAAGCTGATTCCTTTCGGCAATTATGCCTTAACGGTATATCCTGGAGGCATTAATGTCGTCAGATGTAACTTTAAGGATGGTGAGTTGTTTGCTGTCGAGAATATTGATTTTATTGCGTATGAGGATTTCGAGCGTGATGAGATTAAGGATTTCTATCCCGGAGTGCTCAAACGATATGTACTCAATCAGGGCATGAATATTGAAGACTTCCCCGAAGATCTGATAAAGAAAATCGTAGAGGAGAGTCTTGAGAGTTTGAAACGGAAGTATGGTAAATAAAAAAAGATAAAGACTATGGCAAATAAAATAAAGATAAGCGGCACCGAACCTGTCAAGTATGGACCGCACGATTTTCAGTTGGGTGATTATGTCTACGCTCCTATATCTCTTAATGATCCACAGAAGGGGAACCAGTTGGCATGTATCAGCAACCAGGATAAAGATGGTTGCACTCTATTCTTTGTGAAGACGTACCGCAAGGTTTATAGAGAATACAAAATGCTCGATCTCGTGCCGATAGCAGAGGATTGGCTGAAGGAGAATCCGCAGGTGTTCACACCTAGCGATGATATGAAGCCGTTGGAAGGCAACCCTTCATTCTCTTATCAGTATAAATTCACTGCCAAGCGTTTTAGCTGTGAATATCGTATCGTGGTTTACGAATTGTATTATGAGAACGAAGAGGAATATCGGCGCCTTTGCCGTGAAGGTGTCTCTTATTTTACCTGTTTTAATGAATCGCAAGGAAAGGCTACGATAGCGCAAATTGCATCTATGAATCCTGTAGCAAAGATTCCTGGACGTTATATTTGCAAACCCACAGGAGTTATGCAGATAATAAGCATTCACGACCTGCAGCATTTTCTCCGTCTTTGCGGTTGCGAGGAACTGAAGGTCCCTCAGTCTTTATTAGAAGATTAAGTAAAAACAAAACGATATGGATAAAACAAAGTTAAAGAAACTCTTTCATGAGTTGAAAGCAACGACCTCAGATGTGATATTTACACTCTTTATGTTTAGCATGCTCTATCTGCTTATTCATGCGCTCATTACCGATTACAGAGAAGGCGACCGGATAAAAGGCAGCAGTATCACCGTAACATCAAAAGGTCACGAGTATATCATCTTTGAGACCGACAGAGGCTACACCTGCTGCATTCATTCAGCCTCCTGCTCCTGCCAAGTCAAAAAGCAAAAGAGCGCCCCCGTTCCCAGCGATTCTACCGCTGGTCCTAAGAAGAATCATTTAAAGTAATAGCACTATGCACATATTTAAATTAAAAGAAGGTTCTAAGTCTTTCGAGTGGGTGAAGGACGTGATAGATAAGGAGCGAAAGCAAAGCGCAGAGTATTGTGGTCGCATCCGCAAGGCGATACCCTTCCAGTTAACCCGAGTCATTGCCTCTTACGTAAACTCAACCTTTTCCCGAAAGTTGGAAATCTATGAGTTTGTTGTTACTCCCGAGGAGTACGAAACATTGGATAAGGAAGTCTGGAGCAAGACTTATCATGATGATAATCAGCTTTGGATAACTCCTAATCTGAATAATGAAGAGGGTAGGGCTATAAAAGAAGTGATGTCTTCATATCATCCAGTTACCAATCACGATGATATTCTGAAGAAGTTAGGGCTGCGTGCCATCGTTTCCTGCATCCCTTTCCGTCCTACTAATCTTTTCACCCATGATGGTAAGTATTATTTCGTTCTTACCGATGATTTGGTTATCAAGGATAATGATAACAACGATGATTTGGAATTGATAACTGAGGAGGATGCCAAGCGCCTAATCGGTTTCAAGGATGAGCGGGTATATTATAGCAAATAGCGCATGACAAATAAAGCCTTTTTTGACGCGTATCGCGGGAAGCCAGCCCTTTATAAGGGAAAGGATATTGGCGCATACGTAGCAGGGTATGTTGGCGAGAAGTATATCATCTTAGGGTTTCACGATTATACAGGCTGCATCCTGAGATTTACGGCCAGAGTCAATAAAACGCTCGACGGAGTATACACCTCATACCGATTCGCTAAATTGAAGTATGTAGAGGTAGTAAGTTAAAAATAAATAGTAGTATGAAGATAAAAATTGTTTCGTTATATTTTCCCAGTTTCTTTAACGGGGATAGACTCTCTGCTTTTGCAGATAAAATGAAGTTTTTCATCATGTATAAAAAGCATTGGTGGCAGAGATATAAATATATGAAAGATATGTTTGGCCGCCCCATGAAGTTTGACAGCCAAGAGGCAGCCGAAGAGTATCTGAAAAAGAATGGTATCGATTATAAAGGTAAATAGCTTATGGCAAAGAAAGAAGAATCAAAGAAAGAACCGACAGAAGAATATGCTGGTTTAGGTAAAGAAGTCTTCGTCTTTAAGAAAGAAGATTTCGATAATCCTTCCCTGGGGCACAAAATTTCTATAGTTGATGACAGTACAGTCTCTGACTTCGGTAATTGGATCGTAGGGGAGGAAGTGAGCGAGGAAAAACCTCGCAGTTTCATTGTGCCCCTCACGTTGGTAGATGAAGAGGAAGCACGATACGAAGCGCAGATGTTAGCAGTAACGGTGTTGCCGGTATTCAGTAAGTCTATGCTATCCATCACTATGCCTCATACCTCATTCCAACTGCGTGATGGCTACACTAAGCTATACCGGAACCCTCATAATTTCTTCTATTCAGCAATGGGAAACATCTATTCTTCTTCTTTCTTCCGAAAGAAATCAGAAGAAGAAGAACAGTTGTTCGAAAAGCTGGAAATAGCGCTGAATTTGGGTAATTTACGAAGTATACGCTTCCGTTCCCAGCTATTCCATCACTGTTTAAAAAGTAAGTAATATGGCAGAAAAAAAAGTATTAACCATTCATCTTACTGATGAGTGGTACCAGAAGATAGCTAGCGGAGAGAAGACAGAGGAGTATCGGGAATGCTCTTTATACTGGACGATTCGTTTATTTAGAAAGGATATACCGAATAGGCCAGACTTGATAGCTGGTGTAGCCAAATATCATCGTGCTTCCGATAGAGGCCTTTTCGTGCAAGGTTATCTCACCGGAGGGCTTCAACATACTTCGGATAGTCCGAAAGATAGAGCCTATCGCAAGGAGGTATTAGAGCCTTTCACACACGTTCATTTTCTCCTCGGCTATCCGAAAGATAACCAACCGTATATCGAGAAGGAAATCGACGAGATAACGGTAGATAAACCAAAGAAGGGCATGTGCCCCGATGCGTGGCTAAAAAAGAATATGTTCGTAATCAGATTCAAATAGCTTATGGCAAAGAAAGAAAAGAAATGTTGTGGCAACTGCTTCTGGTTCGACAACGAAGATGCTTACGGCCAAGGCTGGTGCATCGATTCGCAAGGTGAAACGTCCTGTGGCAGCATTTGTAGTAATCATTTAAATAAATAAGCGTATAGAAACAAATGTTAGATATTAATTATCCTCAGAGTATTTATAAGCGCCCGGAGCCTATGGAAATAATGATTCCTACTCCGAAAGAGTTCGGGCAGTATTTGCAGAATATAAAACGTAATAGAAGAAAAAAGAAATAGCGTATGAAAAGAATATATAAAGACGAAGAGAATGCAGACCATTCCGTTATTCATCTGATGATGAACTCCCAATGCTCTAACCATTGTGCGGATTGCTGCAATCATCAGTACGACTTAGATACCGTACCCGTGGTAACGGTAGAGGAGTTGAAGGCAGCGAAGGTAGTACTGCTGACTGGTGGCGAACCTTTCCTGATTCCCGGCTTACTCTCTTTTGTAACGAGTTTACGCAAGCAGTTTGAGAATATTGAGCGATTATATATCTATACATCTGGTTTCTCTATGTTGAGAGCAAGAAACGATTGGGCTTCTCCTGCCTTTACATTATATGTAGATGGTGTAAACTTCAGCCCGAAGAGTTATGGGGATGAATACGCAATCGTTCAGCTTTTTCATAACAATTTCCATCGTACGCTTATGGGCAATTTGAAGTCTTCCCGCTTTATTCTGATGGACTACCCCGGAAAGATTACCAATAATGAAGATTTTATCAAAGACCTTTATTTGGATTTGATAGAAAAAGATCCTGGATGTAAGTGTAAGTTCAGTATCGAACATCGAGATTTTCAGAAAGAGTTCCAGCCCAACGGTGGTGTATGGAGACGAGTTCCTGTATTCTTCGACAATAATATTGTGTAATCAATAAGTAAGCGTATGAAAGAAGAAGAACGTGCAGCCTTGGCTGCGAGATTAAATGCCTTTCTGAAGGCGACTGAGAAAAACTATCTTGATGGAATAGTCGATAATCTTATTCAGGAGGCAGAATGTAAAACTGCAATTCTATCTGATGAGGAAGCGAAAGAACCGGAGTTCGTCTTTATATCATATCTGAAAGAGATGACTTGTTACAACGACCATGATGGTTCTTGGAAAGAGAACATCCTTACTCTTACAAATCTGACTGGTACCGCTTTCGCCTTAATGGAGTATGATCCATATTATAACCCGGTAGCAAAAGACCCGGTGTGTGGCTATATCAATAGTTTTAGCGTTAGCGAGGAACATCAACAGAAAGGCATTGGCGCTTTAATGATAAAAACCTTAGAGGCTAGAGCTGAAGGTTACGGCGTGCATATCCTGTTTGTAAATTGGGATATGAAACCAGAACCTGGTACTTGGGCAGATAAGTGGCTTATCGGAATGGGTTATCACCAAGACGAGCCAAACGACCCTCGCCCATTTCATTATTATATGATGCACAAAAGATTAGTTGATAGTTATTAGAACAAATAAAAATATTAAAGATTATGGCATGTAATTGTATTAGCAGAGTTGAGAAAATGGTTAAGGAGAAGACCAACGAGAGTGGTTGTCTTGATACAAGTATCGGTGTTCCATCGGGTATTGCGATGGTGAACGTTTATGGTTTATTCCATAAGCAGAAGAAAGATGGCTCCTTCTGCGAGAAGTGGAACCAGGTAAATATCCTTCCCGAGTATTGCCCATTCTGTGGCAAGAAGTATGTGGAGGATAAGAAAGAAGATGTTCAACAGAAAGAAACTGAGAAGTAGCGTATGATAAGATATTATGAAGATGAAGAGAATGCGGATCATTCCGTTATTCATCTGATGTTAAATACAGATTGTGATAATCATTGCATTTTGTGCTGTAATGACCAATATGATTTAAGTTCTGTTCCGGTTGTAACGGTTGATGAACTTAACAACGCAAAAACCGTGTTGCTGACAGGTGGTGAACCTTTCAAAATTCCATACTTTGCAGATTTCGTGCAAAATCTGCGCGGTCAGTATAAAAACATAGAAAACCTTTATGTTTATACTTCGGGATATTCTATGTACCACAACGTAGAACAATGGAACAAAAATAAGGTTTATACCGATATAGATGGCGTAAACATCTCACCTAAAGGAACCAATCGTGAGCGTTGGGCTATACAAGGCATGTTGGGAAAGAATGCACTGGATGTTTTCTTTCATATATTTGCCTCCATGAAAAGCTGCAGGCTTATCTTAATGGACCGTAAGGAGAAAAATGACGAGCTTCTTTCTACATTGAATCTCCAACAATTCATAGATCTTGGGGTTCGTTTCGATGTAGAGTATCGTGATTGGCAGAACGAGTTCCAGCCTAATGGAGGGGTGTGGAGAAGATTACCTATATTGTTAAATTAAAAAAGTAGCGTATGGATTTGAAAGATATTAAGTTTAGGGCAAAGCGCAAGGATACGTTGGATTGGGTGTATGGCATCCCTGCTCCTGGCAATGCTTATCCTGGTGCATCCTGCATTCTGACATTTGAATCGCGTAAGGATTTACCTAAAAATGCGGTTTTCCTTGGGTGCGGCTTTATCCCGGTATTAAGTTATACCATTTGCCAATATACGGGGATGAAAGATATGTATGGTGCTGAGATTTGGGAGCATGATTTACTTAAAGACGAAAAAACGTCTGGTATATACGAGGTGGTTTACTTTAATGGTACATTCGTCTTTCTGAACGAAAGTGATATTTTTCAACCGGAAGGCTACCCCTGCTACAAGAAAGTGGACCATAATGTAATTCGTGATATGTTTGTTGTCGGGTCAGCCCTTGATGGAGATAGTAGCCGCGATATTCAGGAACTTTGTTCTCGTCTTGCCTCCCGTGGTTTTATCGCAGTTCAAAAGTAATAATCAAAAAACAAAGAAAATGAAAGTATTGAGATTTTTGAAACGGGTGGGTATCGTTGCGATACCAATTCTTGCCGTGATTATGGTGACACTGGTCTTTTATGGTATATTGACGTTAGCTTCTAATACAGTTCATCTTGGCAAGCTATATCTAGAACTGTTCTTATCTGATAAGATGTTAGCTGCGTATTGGATTTTTGCGAGTATAGCCGTTTCCTTTATGATATACCCTAGTCTGATTAATTGGACGAAAGCGAAAATCCGTCAAATGGACGCAGAGGAATCCCAAGCTGATGAGCAGAAAGGCAACAAGAGTGAACATGCCAGTAATGTCAAAGTCTACTCTTTTGTTCAACTTTCATCTCAGCTGCAAGATTGGTACAACGTTCGCAGATATTTAATGACAGAAAACCTGAAGACTGAAGTTTACGGCACCTTGCATATTGATATACCAAAACAACATGCGAAGGAAAGTGATCCGTTCTGGAAAGATTGCGATGCCTTCATTTGGGCGGTCTTTGTAGATGATTGTGCAAGGAAGGCTGGTGTCGCTCGAAAAATGATGCGAGAAGCCGAGGTAGTGTGTGTAATGGAAAGATGTCTTACTGTCGGATTGCGTTGGGACGACCGCGAAAGTGAACCTTGGGTGTTAGACTGGTACAAGCGCAGTGGGTATAAGGAAAAAAGAGTGGAAGAGGATGGTCACGCTCATTTCCTTGTTAAAGACTTGAGCGATAAATATAACTTGCGTTTATATTCTAAGCGATTTTTTCGATAATGCAAAAAAGATTAATTGATAGTTATTAAAACAAATAAAAACATTAAAGATTATGGCAGAAAAAACAAAGCAGCAGAATGCTGAGAATGAATCAGAAGAAGAGGAGCTTGGTAAGCAGATTTTGCAGCTCAAACTTTCCTTCCATGAAATGAAGGATGACAAGTTCACCGTCAAGGTGACTTGCGAGAAGGATGGCAAGGAGTCTGACCTGAACATCCTCACCGATGATGATTCCATCGGTATGGTATATCAGGGAATGAAAATCACCCTGGGCACCGTGGCCAGGTTCTACCTGATGAGCCTTTTGAATAAAGGCACAATCACTCAGGAGGAGTATGATAAAATGGTGAGTAAATAATACACGGATTTATAAAGTCAAAAAAAATAGCGTATGTTATACGAAGCTAAACAAGGGACAAAAGCTTACGAATACATTAAGGGTATTCTTGAAACTGAAGAAAAAGAATACCAGGCCTACATTAAGAGAGTGGATGAAGCCGTTGGCTTCAAGTTTGAGAAGTGGCAAGGTTATCAACCTAACAGCAGTCTGCTGCGAGAGTATCTGATAACCGCCATCTGGGTACCATCTGAGCGTTTCGACACATTGGATGAAAAGGCATGGAGAAAGATAGATAGCCGAATCTTTGAGGATGGTCATTACGTAGCAATAAAGCCAAACAAGCGTTGCAAGCAGGGTAAGGCTATCGCTGCAGTTCTTGCCTCCTACAAGGCTGTCACCAGCCATTTCGATATATTGAAGGAACTTGGTGTAAGCATCGGCAAAGTTGGTGCTTTCTCCATCACTCAGCTTCTTCGCTGCAATGACCGTTACTTTGCCTTCTTCGATGATAGCATCCGAGCCGAGAAGAAGAATCCTGATTTCACGGAAATCACGATTGGTGAATATGAGGATCTTATTAATAGTGATAAAGAAGGATAATCGTATGAAGATAAATATGAAACAGGTGAAGGAGAAGATAGCAGGCTTTATCTTTGATCTTATCATAGAATCGGGCAGTAAGTCTAAATTCTTCCGTAAGTACACCAACCATCGCTTCCGTAAGCAGTACGAACGATTGAAGGATGATTCCTATTTTCATCAGTATAAACGCAACAACGCTTTAGAAAAGGCAAATAGTAAGCTGTATGAAAGGATCAGCGCTTTAAATTACAGACTTCACTCTATTTATGATGCTGTGAAAGTCGTAGCTACGGAGTACCCTAAGAACATCCCGTGCCCTCACGGAGAAAAAGATGAAGTAAACGATTGCCCTGTCAGAACAGATTCCACAGAATGCTGGTGCTGCCCAGGTTTCGTATGTAGAATACCTGAAAAAGGCACCATTATCTGTTGGAACGAGAACTTTGAACAGAGTGAGGATTTAGAAGATAAAAAAGAAGAGTAATAATCAGTAATAAAGAAATTAATTAATAGAAAAAGATATGGTAAAGAATAACGATTATCTTGTAAAAGCAAAAGAGTACCTAGCCGCAATGAAGACTATGTATAATCTAGAGCAGTTGACAGATGGGGTCCGCCCTGACAAATACAAGTACATCTGTCAAAAGTATGGTATTGATGAGAACGAAGCCATGAACATGTATTCTGTTCTTCAGAAGATGAAGAAGGAGTATTACATGGTGAACTATAAGGACTCGGCAGCCTTGGAGCGCGTCTTGGTTATCGCCGAGGAAGCCTATGTTACCTACAAGCATGAACGTGTTGATTTTTATGTAGAGCTACACTCCCCTGAAACAAGTTACAAGCATATTCTTGTAAGTTTTCGCAAACCAGGCGAAAAGTTGGTTCAACAGGAGTTCAATATAACAGACCCGAAAACCTTTCCAGCTGTCACTGATATGATGAATAGCGGCTTCGAGATTGTCGGTATGTCACGACAGGCAGACGAGATAGAAAATACAAAGTACGATGGAGTCGATGACAATAGAAGGATTTACATCCCTATTTATGATGGCGACGTGCTTCTCTGCTACTTGGAGAATCCTGACAGTATTTTCTCTTGTCGTAAAGAATGTGGTCTATATCTTTGCCATGCTGGTGTTTATCATCGCCTCGTCTATACTCCTGGAAAGGGGTATGTAAGACATCATGAGCCAGATGAGGATAAAGATTTCGAGTTGGATATTAGCGAAGAGTCTTTCAGTCAGTACGTCTTGACATTATCTAAGAGATTTCGCAAGTTGGGTAACATCCATTCCGGTATCGATTTCCTAATGGAAGAAGATAACAAGAAAAAGAATAGCGTATGATAAAGTAAGAATTATTAGAGTCTCGTGCTTTTCAGAAAGCGGGAGACGAAGCGAAGTTCTTTTTCTTGCCGCTTCCCTATCGAGGAAGCAGACTTTTCGGTAGCCGTCTCTCAACTCCGCTAACTGTATCTCACGAAAAAGGTCTTATTTATTTCGACAGGCGAGGAAATCCGATAACGAAAAAGGAGTTGCTATCGAATGACGACTTCTTGAAAGTAGAAGGCTGGTACACCCTTTCTGTCATACATGCTGGCTGGTACTATCCAACTGGAGATAGTCATGTAAGACTTAAAAGAAACGGCGATATAGAAATCAAGGAGGTAAGAAGAAGGACTGTAAAGGTAGCGTATGAATTATGAAATAAAAAAAGATTTATGAATCAAAACAAAAAGAATAAAATGATGAAAAGTAAATTGAAGTATTACGCTCAGGTTATTGGTGTTAACCTGTTGGCGATTTTGGTACCCATCCTTGCTGTTGTCCTTATTTATGGTATCGGCAAGCTGAAGAATATCTATACTCATCCTTGCGTTTTATCGCAGGAGATATACAATTGCTGCATGGAGGCAACCATCGTAGTGCTGGCTGGGTTTTCTGTAGGTTTTTGGATCCTTTCTTGGGCTGATAACTGGCGAAAGTCAAAGCTCAGTGGCCTAAAAATTAAAAATGAGTTCGATGAATTAGGAGTACGTGTTGTCGTAAAAATGAATCCTAACGAGGAGAGAACGGAACAGACGGACTCACCTGCATCTGAGGATTCCGTGTATGAGGATATTTCCGGACTGACGGTTAAGGAAATTTGGGAACTATATAAAGGACGTGAGATAGACCTTTTAGCTGGTAAGATTTTTATAGCCGGTTACGACGAAGAGTCTAGCCTTGTTGTTGTCGGCACTAAGTTACCTCAAAGTGTAAGTTATGACGTGATGGTAGAAAGTATGGCTAGTAAAGATCCCAATAAGTGGCATATAGAAAAAGGCTATGCAAATTACGGGGCGCTTTCTACTGAATATATTCATATTTATAAAAATAAGCATCAATAGATGTAGCAGCTTATGACAACAGCAGAAGAGGCAAGAAGAAAAACCCTTAACGCCATTAAGGAGAAGCATAAAGACCAGCTCGAAATGATAGATGTAATCATTGATCGGGCTTGTGAAGAGTTAAAGTTCGAAGATACTGTGACCTTCGAGAGTGACGAAGACAGAAGTATCGTAAGGTTATATCTAGATGAACTCGGTTATGAAACCTGGTGTGGGGTTGGTGGTGAGTATAAGTTAACTATCTCATGGCGACATGAAAAAGGTAATAAAAAATAGTTATGGAAAAGAATTATTTGTTTGATGTTGATGGCTTGCTGGAGGTGCTGCAAGCCATCAAAGAGGGGCGACCGGTAATGTATCTGGACGAAAAACTCTCATGGCAAGACTTCGATCCATTCACTTGCGATATAGACACCAAGAACTGCGTATATCGTGTCAAATCTAACGTGTATGGTGAGGATGTTGGCTCTGTAGTTGTTTCCCCCGAATCCCTTCAAGAGGATAGAATCTATTTTTTGCAAAGTAAGGATCACTTTAATACGAGCAAAGGCTTTATTTGTGTAAAACTTAATCTGTGGCAGGAAAATAAGAATGTATTCTTACATTTCTTTTGGGAAAGTGATGGCGTTTGTAGGCTTCTTAGGGTGTGCGACCCTAATGTGGATGAATGTCACAGCGAGCCGTCTCATGGCTTTGCTAATGTTATCGGTTCCAATCTCTCCATCAATCATTTTGATGATTTTTACATTTTTCAGCCATCTCAGTCACAAGTTAAGATGTTAGAGAAAAAACTGCGAGAGATAGGCTATGAATTTAAAAACGGAGATATGACAAAGCTTAATGGGAACAAATCGTAAACAAACCCTCCTTACCAAGGAGCAGGTGTCAGAGCAGCTTCTTCAGCAGTATTTGCGCGGCTGGAAATCGAACCATACGTATATCGTAGAAAACCTATACGTGTTCGACTGGGAGAGTGATATGCTCATCAAGACCCGAAGCGGATATTGGTATGAGGTGGAGTGCAAAATCTCTCTTGCTGATTTTAAAAACGATTTCTCGCATAAGTGGCAGAAGCATGAACTGCTGAAGACAGGGGAGTGGCACTCTCTTACTTTCGTGCGTAGAGAAACAGAAGAGAAATCCTTATCGAAGTGTGAGGCATTCCCTGGTTATCATATAGAGAAGACTGGCAATGCTTGGAATATCTACTGCAAAAGTCAGGATGTATCAAAAAGAGAGCATCGCCGCCCGAACTATTTCTACTATTGCGTACCTTGGTACCTTAGTGGAAAAGTATTTCCTCTCCTTCCTGATTATGCTGGACTGATAGTCCTAACAGAGAATGGCAGACTGAATGAGGTGAAACGAGCGCCATGCCTGCATAAGCAAAAGTACACCAACGAGGAGTTAAAGTTGTGCGATAAGTTCTATTATGCCTACCGCAACTGGAAGGAGAACGTAGAGCGCCATCAGCCTACCTCAGAAATCAAGCGCCTGAAGGATGAGATTGCTTTCCTCAAGGCAGAATACAAGGCAGTAGCCGGGTGTGATATTAAAGACGCATTTTAATGATTAAAAGATTTATAGATTATGGAAAAGATTGAATTTACAAAGGAACAGATAGAAAAGATAGCTGAAGGTATTAGTGTCATCTGTTTCCGGCATGACCCTAAAGCAAAAGAGTTTGTGCTTTTAGAATATCCAAAGCCTAAAGATGTGTTTGGTGACTCCTGCATCTGGGATGAGCCTTCATATAATAAGGAACACCCCCAGGAAGTGAAAAGCGTACTGCCTAGTTTTGAAGCAGTGCATACTTTCGGCTCACCGGCTTTGTTCAAACCGAGCCTTGCAGAGGTTATCCAGGCTTGCCCTGTTAACTATCTCGGCAATTTTAACGCTGTTACTATCAAGTATAATGATTTTACAGATGATGCTTCCAAGCAGAAGAGTATCGTGACCCCTTACGTGATTTGCGAGAAGCAGAAGCCATTCGTTCCTCCTCTCAGCAAGAAAGAGGAGAAGAAGCTGCATCCTTCGCCATTGAAGATAGGCGACCTTGTAGGTACTATTATTGACGAGTTCTGCCAGGTAAGCATTGATACTATCCAGCCTGATACCCGCAACCTTCAGACCTTATTTGAGGGTCCGATGAATGAAGTCCCCGAGAAGTACCTGGATAAGCATTTCCGTCCGATAGAGATTATTAAGGATTGCGAAGATAAGATTCATCTGATTATAAATTAATGATTTTAAATAGGCATAAAAAATGAGTTTATATACAGAAGCAGAAAAGACGAAATCCCTTTGGCACCCTATTACCGATGAGGATTTCAATATTGACTTCAGCAAGCCATTTATCGTTTATACGGACGAGGGTTCTCTCTTTATTGTGGAAGATTTTCCAGATATGTTTGAATATCTGGACGAAGACCGATTCTACGATGTCAAGGCGAAAGCCTTGTCAGAAGAAGGTAAAGATGCGTTCCGGGAATTTTATTACGGATATATGTATATCGATGACGAGTTCTACAAGGCGATAGACTGGGCGAAGAGGCAATATCTTGAAGACGTGAAGGGTGAGCGAGAAAGACCGGAATTGTTTGTTATGGATGAAATCGGACCAAAGGTAATAGACCATTTCGGTTTCTACCCGAATGGTGATCCGGTATACGAAGGAACTCCTAAACTATGTAGAGATTTTGCAGTAGATTATCCTGAACTACACAAAGTCGAGTATATCGTTAATCTGAACTGGGTTCCTGAAACATCCCTTAATACCCTGTTTGTGGCTCCAACCGATAAGCCTAAAACCGCTTACGTAGTAACATCTGGCGAGTATAGTGACTATCGTGTTGATGGCGTGTTCTCTGACAAAGAGAAAGCTGATTCGTTTGCTAAAAAAGCCGAGGATAGAACTATAGAGAAATATAATATTGATGATGAGGAGCAGCTTCGAAAGGAATACTGGTATGAAATTTCTATCAGAATAGATAACTCTTCAAAAGCAAAGAATCTTTCTGTCAATGATTTAAGTCAGTCGGGTCAGTTCTTCGATGCTGTAAGGTTTCTATCTGGAGAAGGTATAGACAGTTGTTTTTACTTTTACCTGAAAGCTATCGATCGTGATAAGGCAAAAGCTATAGCTTTGGAGCGTTTTCATGCTCTATTGGCAGTAGAGTCTTCTCATTTCCCTATGTTAAGATGGACGCGTGACATAAGTCCTCATTATGGTCCTAGTGGTTTGCAAGAAGGTCTCGTATTCGGTTATTTCGATTATAAGGCTTATTTGGATTCTGATTATAGAGAGGAGAAAATACAAGACCTGTTTATGAAGATTAAAGATTCTTTGCCTATTCCATTAACCGAAGAGGATAAAATCGACTGGCAGAATCTTACAGAGGATGCTTGCCTGCAGCTTATGAATAATCATGGTCTGAAGATAGAACCAAGAAAGGATTTACCTTTAGAGTTTATTTGATTAGCAAGTGACTTTAAGGATTTATAAAAAAGAATATATTATGATACAGATTCAAGATTGGGAGTCATCCCAAAAAATTGTTGTCGTAGATGAAAATCATCACGGCACCGTACAGGTGGAGGTACCGAAGCCTGGACCTTATAAAGACGAGTATTACCAGCATGCCGATTGCGCTATCTACAACCTTTGGGTAGATGAGAAATACCGCAAGCAGGGAACGGCTCGCCTCCTGATAGAGACCGCAGAGCGGGAAGCTAAGAAACTGGGCTGCAAGTCGGCACAGCTAGAGTGGGATGATAAAGGCAGCAAGCCTTTTGTCCTCGCATGGTATAAGCGCCTTGGCTATCGTGTAATGGCAAGGAATGAAAATGGCCGTCTGCTGCTGGTAAAGGAACTTTAGTTTTATTGATTAATGAATAGTAATTATTGGATAGTGATTATTGATTAATGGATAGTGATTAGTCACTACCTTTGTCCCCACTATTTCTAATTAAATAATTAACTTTGCAAACAAGAAAAATATGACAGGAATGGAACAAGATGATTTTCTGGGGGAGTTGAAAGACCTTGCAGAATGGATGCAAAATAGCGCACCTAATTTCGATGTAAAGGAGTATGGATCGCTCGAAGAGCAGATAAAGAGTCTGAATCAGGATTCGGGTGATTTCTATGAGGTCATTATTGAAATCCATTTTAATAATGGCAGATACATCACTCTCCACAATCAAGCCTTTGAGACTTTGGTGCAGGATTCATATGTAGGCGATGAGATTGATGCTACGTCGAGGGATACGGTGATAGGAGTTACATACATAGACTCAGAGACAGACTATACGCAGATGGTGATTCCTATCAGTTCCATCTGCTACATTTCCGCCTACACCCAAGAAATCAAATGGCAGGAGCGATGGGATGCACTGAGCAAAGATAAGAAAGATGACTGCATTGCAGCCTTCGATGAACAGTGCGAAAATCGCCATTAAGGTAAATAGAATTTTTATTCTTCTAATGTTTTGTCAGATATATTTTAAAAGTTAAACGAATATTTTTTACTTATCAAAGATCGTTTAGTTCCCTTCGTTGTGAAACGCGGGGTTCTAATTTCTTCATTAATTCTAATGTGTGTAAGGAGTAGATTCTTCTAATGTTTTAACAAAATATGCTTAACGTAATAGTTATGATTATTTTATTTTTATAGAGTTGTTAAAGTTTTCTTGGTTCCTTCGTTGTGAAACGCGGGGGCTTTTTTCTTCATTAATTAGTTCTCATATAAATATAAGAGTCTTAATTGTTTTTAGGTAAAGTAGTTTATGATTAGAGGGGCGGCTGTCGTGATGACACCCGCCCCTCGTTTCAACATTCAACAATCAACATTTAGTTATACGTTTCTTCCGTCCGGCAATACGAACCAGCCAATATTGCCTCGCCAGAACTTACATCCCAGATATAACGAGTCGAAGGCGTCGGTGAAGTCGGTTCTCTGCTGCAACGGCAGGTTGTCTTCCGTCTCCGATTTCTTCTCCTGACTCTTATCCTTTCTGAATCCCTGATAGCCTATGCTCACTTCACAGAGCTGCATGGCGATAATCAAATCGGGGTTCTGAGTCTGATTGATGCGGATTGCAGGATATTCGATACCGGCAAGGGCATTATTGATGATACGATGCTTCACTTCGTGCTTTTCCGGCACACCCATATCTATTGCCGTCACGTTCCAACCATTGCGCTCCAGTTCCTTAATCACTGCCTGATAGAATCGCTCATCGGTCAGTGCATACGATGCACCCTGCTTGGCGGTGGAATCGTAGAAGTACACCACGTCACGGTTCACGGCTCTCTTCGGAGCATAGTAATGCGAGAAATCATCTACCAGTTCACGCAGCTTGCGTTCGTTCTTCACATAGAAGCTTTTGATAACATTCACTGCCTCCATTCCGTCGCGCTGATATACCTGACCTACCACCAGGGTATTGATATTGGCGTTATAGTCAAATGCGAGATAAAGAGGAAGGTCGTTTACGCAGTCGCTATCCATACGGCAGTCGTTTCTCTCGGACAGCTCCTTCAAATCCGGCTGATAGCTCTCTGAAGTAATCTTCTTGCCGCCGATGATGCCCGTAGCCTTCTGGGTGCTCCAGTTGGCTTGCGAAAGGGGGTCTATCTCGTCACAGGTGTAACCATGAACATGATCTATATCCAGGTTAGAATAGAAACCATCGTTCGATTTCTTGATTTTCACGTTCAAAATACTGACCATGAAGGTGTAATTAGGCAAATCTCGCTTCATGGTGCGGATGTAGTCTTCAGTAAGCAGGTCCACATTGTCGAGGGTAGAGGCACGGCGAACGAGGAATGCCGAACGGCGAAGCTCTCTCAGATAGTCGTCTCGAAACTTGTCTGCCTTGTCAAACATTTGCATCTCCCACCATTCTTCTTCCGTAAACAGATATTCGTAATCATAGATGAGTTCCGCATCCGCTGCATCCACCAGCTTATAGTTTACCGCCATATCCACCATGTTTTTTGTGAGCTGATTGCCATGGTTAGGCAGAATCTTAAACTGACCTTCATGCTTAATCATCTTGAGAGCGATAGCGCGCACCATCAATCTTAAATCTGGTGGCACGGCATGAGGAGTATGCCCAGTTTTCTTGGCATTATAGATAAGGTCGTTGTAGCGGATAATCTTGTTGGCATAGTCTTCCAACTGCTCCTGCACCCATCTGTAAGTCTTGCCCTGGAATTTACCTGATTCTATCGTAAGGTCAAGCTTCTCCTCCTCACGCTCCAGCCAACTGCCCTTGGTAGTAAGCGAAGCATCAGACAGGAATCTTGTCGATTTATAGAGTGGATTGTAATCAGTAAAGTTGATGTTGCCTAAAGGGTGAGTCTGGCCTGATAACGCCGGCATCAACTCATCGGTTACTTTCTTGTAAGGGAAGAATCTCGCCTCGTCACCTACCATCGCGGAAAAAGTGTAACTGTTGGCGCTTGCGGTCTGCGAGAGGGAGATAAGTACCCACTGGGCACCATTGGCAAACCAAATGATATTATCATAGCTTTTCGGCTTAAAGATAGCCTCACGAGCGTGCTTCGGTGGCCGTCCCCAACCGAAATGAATGCCCTGCGTAAAGCCGAACATTCGTTCCATGGCAGCCATGGTACCAGGAATAGTCTTGCCGAATCCTTGCTGCCGTGATACGGCTACCCAGGCTCCCAGCATACCGGGCATGGAGTTAGAAGCCATCCAGACGTAAGGAGCCACAAGACCGTCGGTTTTACCCACACGTCTTGCGGCAATCACCCTTTCGTCCTTCGCAGCCATATATAATGACTGCTGCTGGAATTTGGTTAGGTATATCAAATGTGGTTGTTGCATAATAATAAAAATGTTATCCTGAAAGTATGTTGATTTTAAAACAGACTAGGCTGCATCATTTCTAATTTGATGCGCTTACAAGCCTTGTTGTAATATTCTTTGTTCAACTCAAAGCCGATAAAGTTGCGTTTTTCACGGATGGCAGCGATGGCAGTAGTGCCGCTGCCCATGCAGTTGTCGAGAACGCACCCCCCACATTGGTATAAGTACATATAAGATACTGGATAAGAGCTACTGGCTTTTGCGTAGGGTGGAAGGTATCGGCAGAATGTTCTTTATCAAAGCAGATAATGCTCTTCGGAAATTTTTCATCTGATACGATAGTAGGCACTTCTTTATGATCACCATAACAACCTCGCTTCAAACTATGCGAACCGTCGCCCCTTCGATGGTTCCTTTGATGTGGAGCACATTTTACCATCTGAGGATTGTAGACAGGTTGTTTCCGATAGAATACTGCAATATCCTCATGTGAGCGCAGAGGCATCTTGTTGGCATTCAAAAAGCCTGTCACCCGCTGCTTGCTCCAAATAAGATTATATTTCCAGAGTTTCGGCTGCGACATCATAAGCTGTGCGGTAAACATGCCCTGGCAGAAAAGAATAATCGCTGCATTGGGTTTGGCTATGCGCAGATATTCCTTCCATAATGGCTCAAGCGGGATAATGCTATCCCAGCCACCGCCTTCACTCTTTTTATTGAGAACGCCATAAGGTAAATCGCAGATAATGCAATCCACGCTTGCGTCCGGAATCTTTTTCATTCCTACCAGGCAATCCTCATTATAAATCTTATTTAATTCCATCCTCTATAAATCTATTTTTATCAATTAAACCATTTAAGAATAGTTTCTCCTTTATATCCTTTTTCCCAGATAAACCAGGCGTAGGCTTGGGCGCTCCCTGCCATGGCGTCAAAGTCACCATTGGCTGCGCATTTCAGTCGTGAACTGCTTACCCATACCCTGCAAGGTGGCTGCGTTCTAAACAGATGCCTTCTTCCTTTCCCTTCAAGAAAAGTAAGTTTTAGGAACATAGCAACCTTTCTTCCTTTCGGGATAATCTGTAAAGCCTTTTCCACGAACTCCAACGCAAATCGGTAGGGTGGATTGGTAACAATATCTCCATCCCATTCTAAGTTGTCGATGGAAAGAAAATCTGCAACCTCGCCATAACCTCTATCTATCAAGTCACGGCTGACTACATCGTAGCCGTGCGCCTTCAATACCTCGCTAATATGCCCTTCGCCGCAGGAAGGTTCCAAAATTACCCCCCCCGTAAACTGCTCTATCTTACAGAGCCATTCGGTAGCTGCGGGTTCTGTGGCATAGTAGTCTTCACGCTGTCGCTCACCGTTTTTATGGTTGCTTGCGCCTAAAGTCTTAAATACGGCAGCATTGCCGCCTACCCAGTCTTTTGCCATAAAGTCTATAAACTATTAACTATAAATTATTAACTATCTCAACTTTCCCACGTGCCATTTTGAGCAAACCTTGCACTGGTATGCCGTATATCCGGCAGCCATGATTTTAGGGTGCAGTTTCAGAAACTCGCAGGCTTCATCCTCGCTCTCGTAGGTGACCTTGGCTTTCCAGCCGTGGCTGCTTTTCCTCGTCCAGTGTTCCGGATCAGGACGGAAGGGTGGTATCTTGTTGGGATGATGATTTCCATATCGCTTACTCATCTGCTGGTTCCTCCTTCATTTCCTTAGCCTGTTTGTCAGCCTCTTTCTCTTCCATCACCTCTTCCATATAGTCGAAGTAATCAGGAGCTTTCTCCGGAGTAGCATTCAAACTCTCCTCATCGGCTATCTGCTGCATATCCTTCACCGTAAGACCATACTTGCGCGCCATCTTGCGCTTGTATTCATCGGTATAGTTGATGCGGTCGTGCTTCACGATGCTTACATCCTGGGTAATGGCAATGCGGCTCATATCCGGCATTTCGTCCGTAGCATCCTTATCCTCCACGAAGTTACCATATACATTAGCCAGGGCTTGCATACCCTTATCCACCGCGCGGTCGTTGTTCTGCTGTTTGCCGGTACGAATCAGCCATTCTGCGCTGCTCAGATACATCGCCTTGTGGCGGGGGCTTTCGTCGGTCTGAAAGAAACGGATGATATGATTGCATACCGCCACATCATTATTCAGTTCCGTAACCGTGCGGGGTTTTATATTGCCTTCCTCGTCAATATCAATATGCAGCGCCATCACCATTTCCTGCGCCTCCTTGTTGCCCTGTCCTGCCTGACTTACGAAGAGTGTATAATCTCGCCGTGCGATATTGCGGCAGGTGGTACGAGGGTCTATATCGTTATTCTGCACCCATCGCTTGTAGAACTCAGCACAAATCTGCATGCGGTATCGCTGTTCCAGTTTGGGGAACATCGTCTCCATGCTGAGACCATTGGATAGCCATTTGTCTATCCTCTGCAGGGTGTTCTGTGTTAATTGGCTCATCTCTTTTTGAATGTTAAATGTTAAATGTTAACTTGGTGGGGCATCGAAAACCGAAATTCGTTTTATTCGTTTTATTCGTGTTCAAAAACCCCGCCCCCCGGAAGGCTATCTACCATCCGTACATCTTGATTGCAAAATTACAAAAATGCCCCTAATCGATAGGGACAAGAAAATCCTTTTGTCCCCACCTCTCAATAAAAAACAGATACCTTTGCAATAGTATTAAGACAACATAGGATAACATTAAAAAGAAAAAAGAAATGCAAAGTTTAATTCCAACTCTTACGAGGTTTCTTGTAGCCATTATTGGTTTAGTGTGGTGTACCCTGGAACCATCTCTTGACTACATCGCCGTATGCTTCTTCGCCCTCATTTGCGATTGCTATACGGCGTGGCGGTGCAACTGCCGCATCTATTCCCGCTATCGGGAGGTCATCAAAAAAGACCCTCGATGTAAAATCGACGGGAAACTGAAATCGAAGAAAATGGCAAAGATGGTGAAGGACTTCTCCGTCCTCATCCTTGCGATATTCTTGGCCACGATGGTAGATACCGTCATACTCGATTTCCAGAATCCTCTTCATCTCGCCAACTATCTTGCCGCTATTTATTGTGGCGTGCAGCTCGTAAGCATCCTCGAAAACGAGAGTACCTGCAATGGGGCACCCTGGGCAAGAGTGATGCAGAAGATTGTGGCCGATAAAACCGAAAGGCACTTCAATGTGAAGCTGAAAGACTTGATGAAGGAAGAAGAGGAGGACAGCGAGAAAGAAGAGGTAAAGGATAAAGATAAGGCAGATACAGATAATGCAGCCAAGCCGGATAATGGTGCAGATAAAGATGAGTGGATTCCGTTGAAATCAGGTGGTGATGATTACGATATATAGTGTCAACAACTCTTAATTTCTGTACGCTATCAGTTAATAATGTGTTAATAACCCTTTGAATTATGACAATATCAAATGTTTTGGAGCACTGGGCTACGATATATAAGCCCTTATCCCACGACCCGACAAGCAAGAAGCTGGAAGAACAGAGTTTCTTCCGCATCCGTGATATTGACGAGGAAAATATCTTTTCCCGCAACGCCAATATCATTCACTCTCCCTGCATGCTCTATCGTGTAGTAAACTCCGGAGAGTTGAAATCGGATAAGCAAGCCCTGATTACCTATCAGGTATGTTTCCTTACCCGACTGAAAGACTCCTCTGCCACATTGGGCAGATATGATGGCTGCAAATTGCAGGCTGCATCGGATGATCTGATGGAGTATTGCGAAGACCTTGCCTCTTATCTCACTCAGCTTCGCCGCACAGGTATCTGTCCTATCACGGGCAGAAACTTCAAGACGGAGGAGCCTAAGTTGGGCATAGAGTTGTCATCTGTCGATATAGAGAGTTTTGCCTATGGTGTAAACCCTCTTTTCCGTGGTCCGAGCTGGCTTCTTGCCGATTGCTATTGGCAGACCATCCGTCCGCTCTATAATTTCCAATGTGGGAAGGAACAGAAATACATCATTCCTGCATCAACTAAATAGAAAGGAAACGGCTTATGGGAATCAAGACTAAACCCATCCAATCGCCTTTTGCACCCTTAAAAGATGTAGCCGGAATCTATCTTAAACAGGCTTTGCTCGATATTCAGTTGAACTTCCAGAAGCAGCGCATTTATCCTACAGAGGTATATCGTGGCTACGAGAAGGTGAACCAATATCGCAGAGAGCATGGTCAATGGTGGTCAAGAGGCGATGGCGCAAAATCCTTCGAGGGTACTGTATATCAGGCTAACGAGGAGACGGGCGAACTCACCGTAGGTATTCGCTACAACGACTATCTGAAGTTTGTGGATATTGGTGTTGGTCTGACCGGAAACCCTCACGACCCCGAGGCTCATATCACGGCTGACAAGGTGGACCGAGCAAGAAAGGCGAAGTACAACACCCGATATATCAGAAAGTGGGATAGACGGGAAGGAAAATCTCATCGTCCGGCTATCATGCGAACCATCCGCAGACTGAAAACGAGATACGAGAACCATCTTGCCGATTACTACGGCTGGCAGGGTATTTTGCAGATAGCAAAGGCGCTGGAGGATGATGGAATCGAAAGAGAATAACATTAAAAAAGAAAAAGAATATGGCAGGTAAAATAGAATCCATCATTACGATGGACGGCAAGCAGCCTATCAAGGTGCTGCAACTCCTCTTCGATAAGGCAAAGGAACTTACCGAGCAGATGAAGCAGATGAAGCCTGGCACAGAGGAATACAAGGAGGCAGAGTCGAAAGTGAAAGCCCTGCAGTCTGCCCAGGTTCAGACCATCAAGACTACGGAGCGACTGGAAGCTGTGGTTAACAATCTCAGCAATACTTCGCTCCGTCAACTGCGCCGTGCCTTGGGTGAAGGCAAGCGTAAACTGGAAGGTCTTTCTGAGGCAGAGGAGGAAGAAGCAAAGCATATCCGCTCGTTGATGAAGGAAGTGGGCGATGAAGTACGATTGCTGGAAGGGAAGTATGTGAAGATTCAGAAGGGGCTAAAGAATGTAAATGAGCAGTCTGACCAATGGCTTAGTAAGGCTTTAACCCAACAGAGAGAACTTGTTTCTTCTTTAAAGAAAACCGACTCAAGCTATCAGTCTAACCTCAATACCTTAAAGCAACTGGAGGCTGAAGAGGATAGACGCAAAGGCAAAATGAGTGTTTCGGAGGCTACCAGTGTCGTTAACCGAAAGCACGCATCGGCATCTGATTTGCGTAGAGCAAAGACAACTCTCACGGAAGCCAGAGATAATACTGATTTATCTGATGAGAAGAAGATTAATTCCTATAACGAAAACCTCGCTACCATCGAGAAGCGCCTGGAGGCGGTTTCCGGTAAGGCTCAGAAGGCTTCTATGGATTCTAATCAACTCCTCAAGATTCTGAGTAACCCTAACGGACACCCTGCGGAAGATATTAAGGCAGCAATGGACGTTATTCAAAAACAGATTCAGAAGTTGCCTGTAGGTTCGCAGGAGGTAGCAAAGCTCCGTCAGCAGTATGCTATGTTGGAGAAAGCCCTGAAAGGTACCTATCTTTCGCATAGTCAGCTTAATGATGTTATTGAGAGAGGAAAGAAGGGAAAGGCTTCTATCAACGAGTTGAAACAGGCTTACAATCAGCTTTTCGAAGAGCTGAATCAGTTAAACACCAAAAGCAAAGAGTTTAACGAGAAGCAGAAAGATCTGAAGGATTTAAAGAAGAATATCGATAATGCCACTGGTGCTATAAGCAAGCAAAGCAATTCCTGGCAGACGGCAGTGAAGAACCTTACGGCATACGTGGGTTTATTCGGAGTATTCAATGCGATTAAAGATACAGTTACTTCTGCTATCAAGAAGAACTTTGAATATTCTTCTTCTTTGACGGATATTCGTAAGGTGTCCGGACTCACGATGCAGGATGTCAACAAACTGTCTGAGGAGTTAGCTAAGATAGACACCCGTACTTCTATTGATGGCCTGGCTCAACTTGCCTACGAGGGCGCAAAACTCGGTATGGGTAAGTATGGCGTGGATGGTATGGCTCAGTTTGTTAAAGCCGCTGATAAGATTAATGTAGCTATCGGTGAGGAAATGGGAGAAGAAGCGCTCCCGGCTCTTTCTAAGATGGTGGAAACGATGGGTCTTATCCCGAAGATGGGTATCGAAAAAGCGATGCTTGCTACGGGTTCGGCTATGTTCAAGTTGTCTTCTACATCTACTTCTACATCTACCAATATTGTAGAGTTTGCCAAGAGATTGACCGGTGTGAGCCGTACTGCAGGTATCACTACCGACCAGTTGTTGGCTCTCGGTTCTGCATCCGACTCTCTCTTTCTGATGCCGGAGGTGAGTGCTACGGCGATGTCTAAGTTCATTGTAGCCTTGCAGAAGAACCATAACCTTATCGAGAAGGATTTGGGCATTCAGCAGGGTACCATCAAGAATATGTATGCTGCTGGGCACGCCATGGATGCCATCGTTCTTGTATTGGAGAAGATGCGTGATAAGGGCAATATGAATGCTCTTGGTGACATCTTTAAAGACGTTGGTTCTGACGGACAAAGACTTATTACTTCTATGGTAACTATGTCTAAGAACGTAGATGTGCTGAAGGATCATCTCTATGAGTCTAAGGAGGCATTCGAGGAGGCAAGCGCTGTAACCAATGAGTATAAGATGCAGCAGCAGTCTGCCGCAGGCATATTGGATAGAGCCAACAACCTTTGGGAGAAGGCATTTGTCAACCCTGATGGCGTGGAAAGTGTAAAGTCAATGGCAGAAGCCTGGTACAGCATGTCGCAGATGATATTGCAAAGCCCGATATTCAATAAATCACTTTCTGCGGCTTTATGGACTGTCATTAATGCATGTGAGGTTTTCGTCGTGCTCCTTCCTCTCATAGCTAACTACATGGCAGGTTTGGGCATTTACAAGGCTGCGGCTTTTTTATGGGAGTTAGGCAAGGCGATAAAAGCTGCTGCTACGGCTCAACTCGCATTTAACTCTGCTGCAAAAGTAAACCCTTATGTTGCGATAGCAAGTGCTGTCGTTACTGCCGTAGGTGTTATATGGTCTTACGTAAGCGCAAGCGAAGAGGCTGCTGCCGCAGAAGCGGAAGCGCAACGTAAGGCTAATTCCTGGAAAAAAACTCTTAACGAGGCGGCAGTAGAAACGAGTAACCTTAACAAGAAACTCGATAATTATAAGCGAATGATGAATGAGGCGAACCTTTCACAAAAGGAACGCCAAGGTCTCGTGTCCAGATTCAATCGGGATTTCCGCTCTTATATTGCTAATCTCGGTATCGAGATAAAGAATGTAAAAGACCTTCGTGACCATTATTCAGAGTTGGCACAGGAAGCGCAGAGGGCAACTTATTACCGTATGCGTGAGAAAGCCAAGCAGCAGGCTTTGCCGAAATATGATTCCGACAGAAACACTGCTTCAAACGTTTTGATGGAAAAGGTTCGTGGTTTAGGCTTGGATAAGCTCGGCGTATCTTTTCAGGATATAGACCGATGGGTCAGCAAGGGTGCAAGCGGTACCTCCGTATTCTGGTACTTAGCTAGAAAACTGCCGAAGAATAAGTCCGGTCTGATTAGCGGTGAAAATTGGAAGGTTGATAATAAGGGTTTCGTTTACCGCCAGGGTTATGACGGCAGAAAGATTTCTCCACTTTCTAGTGACCCGCAAATGGCATTCAAACTTCGTGATTTGCTTTCTGCGTCTCGCTGGTACACAAACGCTACGCATCGTAGAGGAAATAAAGAGAAAGAGATTGAGAAGGCTTATGCGAATTGGATTCCAGAAGGATATACTGATTATCCGGAAGAAAGTCCTGGTACTCTTGATAATAATGCACCCGATCCTGATGCCATTGCTGCTGCAAAGCGGGAGGCACGTGAACGGAAACAGGTGGAACGTGACCAGCAGCGTTCCTGGCGTGATGAGTTGAAGCAGAAGCAGGACGAGGCAAGCGCCATCATGGATAACGTCCGTAACTTCTATGAGCGTCAGATTAACGAGAAGCTATCCCAGGCGGTAAGCCTCGGAATGGATAAGACGGAGCAGGATTTGTTTGTAGAGCCTGTAAAGCGACGTATGGAAGAAGCTCTTGCTCAGGTGCGCCTTGCTATTTCTGGTCAGGCTAACACCTGGGAGGAGTTCAAGAAGACGATGGATAATGATCTTGTCGAGAAGACCGATGAGACTGGAGTAAATCTTTCTCAAAACCTCCTCGCTTCTATCCAAAAGAATAACGTCGATGCCCTGCGCGAGAAGATGGCTCAGTTGGGTAATAGCCTGAACCGCCCGATGAACTCCATCACGTCTGAAATCTTTGCCAAGGCTACCAAGAATCAGCAGAACAATATAACGCTGGAGGCGAAACAGGCAGAAGCCCGACGAAAGATTGCTCAGGAGAACAATTACACGGGAGTCGTGCAGCGGAACATGTACGATGATTTCAATCAGATGGGATTTGCTAACCCAACCGATTTTGAGTTAGCTGATAAGGAATCATTTGAAAGACGCAAGAAACACATCATTGCCATGTACGAGCAGGCAAGAAAGCAAATCGCTAACCTTTATACTGTTGATGTCAGCAGTAAAGAGGGTAGGGGATTGCTGATGCAGGTACTCTTTGGTGATGATCCTTATGCGCTGGGTGCCCGCATTCAGAATATGTTGGGCGATAATGCGGAAGACTGGCATGTGTTCTACAACAAGCTCATCCAGTATTCTGATGATTATACCGAGGCTCAGAAGAAGACTTACGACCAGGCAAAGAAGATTGCCGAGCAGATGTGGAAGGTGAACCAGCGTAATCTCGCCAACCAGGAAACCCTGCGCAAGATGCAGCAGGAAAGCGCCCTCTTCGGCAAGCGAACCAATATGTGGTCGAACCTCGGTCTTGGTAATCTCACCGCTGACCCAGAAGTTGAGCTGATGAAGATGAAAATGCAGATGGCAGAAGATTATTATGCCTTTGTATTCAAGAACTCAAAGAACAAGCAGCTCCTCGATGAAGCAGACAAGGCTCGTCAGGAGGCAGAACTTGCCTATGTCAACCAAATGGCAGCGGCGATGAAGAACCGCCTCTCTCAGATGCAGCAGCTTGTAAAGCCTATCGAAAACTTCGGTTCGGAAGTAGGTAAGGCGTTTGCCGAAATGCGTAACGATGTAAGCAGCGCACAGGAAGCTATCAAGAATGCTCTGAAGTCTATGCTCGAATCATGGGGTAATATGGCACTCAACGACGTGAATACGCAGATGTGGAAGGCTATCAATGATGCTGGTGCCAAGCGAGCCAAGAAGAAAGCCCAGCCTGATATTGATAAAGCGAGAGCCAACGCTAACGCCAATGCCGTGAAGGAGGATTTCTCAAAGCTCGGTACAAAGACCAACCCGATGTATGTGCGACTGGTAGATGAGGGCGCATCTTATCTCACTCAGCAGCCGCAGTCTAACTTCGAGAATCTGCCTCCTCAGCAGCCGGCTCTCGGCTGGAATCCTGATGGTTCGCCTATCAATCCTAACAGTCCGGCTGTAGTGCCTCCATACGCGCCCCCTGCAACCCCCGAGCAGGCAAATAAGCAAGCAGAGGGCAATGGTGCTCCTCATGCGTGGGAACATCGCAACAGAGACAATGCTGCCGCTTGGCATGGCGCAGCAGAGCAAACGGGTTCAGCAGCAGCCGATGTTATCGCAGGTGGTAGTTCCTTCGCTGATGCAGCAGCCGGTATCGGTGGTTCCTTCATCGGTGGTTTGATGAATACCGAGTTCAAAACTGGCGGCAAAAAATCTAAGGAAGACAAGGAGAAAGCCGACCAGCTGAAGAAGGAGAAGAAGCACCAGAAGGAACTGAGCAAAGAGGTCAAGAAGGGCAATAAGGATCGTGAGAAGGTAACTACCCAGGGTGTTAAAAACATCACGGATGTAACTGCTGCCGGAAACAAGGAGCAGAGTGAGGGCACTAAGGTGGCTTTGAACGCGGGTATGGCTATGACCCAGACTGCGCTCACTACCAACCTTGCTGCAACGCAAGCCAATAACGAAGCCATTACCGAATCGGATGCTGCCCGCACACAAGCAGGAATGACCTTCTCTATTGCTGGTGCCATCGGTAAGTGTTTCGATTTCCTGGGGCCTATCGCGGGTCCTATCGCAGCCGCGGGTGTGATGGCTACCCTCATGGGCTTACTCCAGTGGGCATTGAACTCAGCCTTCAGTAGTGGCAAAAAGAAGAATACTTCTTCTACAAATACCAAGCTCGTAACCGGTATGCTTACCTACGATAATGGTAATGTGCAGGACTTGAAGCCATTTGTGGCTGATAATGGCGAAGTATATTGGGCGAAGGAGGATGACGGCAAGCAGATGCAGGGCGTAAAGATGCTCACGTCACCAACCGCCACCACCGTGAACGGGCAGCCGTCTCTCGTAGCCGAGAGAGGACCGGAAATCGTCATTGGCCGTGAAACCACCCATGCGATGATGATGAATAACCCTGGCTTGCTGAAAGCCCTGGTGAACTACGACCGCAATTATTCAGGAAGAAACTCAGCAAGAAGGGCATTTGATAATGGCAATGTGGGTGATGTTCTTGCAGCAGGCACGCAAGGGAGCAATGGTGATCTTTCGTCTGGCGCGTCAGGGGCAGACGGCTTACTGGCTGCAAGCGCAGCAAGCAATGCGGCGCTCCTGCAAGCCGTGAATGCGCTCATTCAGCGTTTGAACCAGCCTATCAACGCCCAGATTAACATGTATGGCCGTGATGGACTGCATGACAGCCTGAATAAGGCTAACCAGTTTATGAAGAATAAATAGCAGAAAGGTTTTTGTTGATTATTTATATAGTTGTTAGTTTTTAAGTTTATTATTATTTTCATTCGAGGCTGTTTCGCTGTGAAGCGAGGCAGCCTTTTTTTACGTATTTTCCTGTCTGAAGTGTTTTTCTCTCTAATTCATGATTTTTGAACTTTTAGGGGTGAATTAGGGCAAAAGTTCAAAAATATCTTCGTTTTCACTACTACCCTACAGATTTTTCTTGTTTTTTTATTTCTCCTAAAAAGTAAAAACCCTTTAACCCTAAAAAGAAGTTGGTAGCATCAACGGCTTTGCCGTAAACTCTAGACTGATAGGTAATTAGGTAAGGGAAATGAGAGGCAACTGAGTGGTGAAATCCCTATATTATATAAGAAAAATGCGTACAATTCTCTTTTTTTAATATTTTTTTTCACCATTTCTTATGTATAAAGTAGAAGAAAATCAATAAATTTTTGGTCTAAATGCGGAAAATTGGCTGATTCAGCAGAAGTTAGGCAAAAATAGAAATTCACCTTTTAACAGACTATAACAGGTCTGCGTATGGTCAATTTATATTTGTTAACAAAACATGGTCCAAGCCATTTTCCTGTTTCCCCTTTTATTTTTGGACTTTTTGAACCGTTTTTGGACTTTTTGGGAAGAATGGTCCAAAAAAGGTAAAAAGAGCCTGGCTGGGGTTGCGTGGCTCCATTCTCGCCTCCGTTCCCAGTAATTCCATCGCTGGTCCGAGAAGAAAAGGCAGAAGGTGGCTAATGCTTTTTTACCTTTTTACCCTTTTACTTTTTTACTTTTTATATATTAAATGTTAAAAATATAACTTATTTCAAATATTATATAGCTTACCTATACTTTTTTTCGATTTATTTTTGTATCTTTGCAGCGAAAAATGAATAAATAATATATGTAAGGTATGTTTGAAGAGATATGTTCCATCTACAAGTCTGCTACGGATGCCCACGGTGACTTTATCGATATGGAGACTGGTGAGTGCATCACGCAGATGTCTATCCGTGAGTTCTGTCTGACGGACAGATGGAAGCCGTATGTTGAGAAGCTGAGAGCCATGAGGCAACAGTATGGCAGCAAGGCGAAGAAGATGCCGGAATATATCGAAACAAAGAAGATGCTTCCTGGTGCCACACTGAGCGGTCTCTTCAGTCTTTATGAAGACGATAGTTTGACCCACCCAGGCCAGCGTGTGATGGTTTCACGCCGTGAAACACATCTTTATCAGCATACCGGATGGCTCGCTATCGACATCGACCTTCAGGACAACCAGCAGCTTACCAGCTTTGAGAATATCCGCATGGTGGCTCGCTTCCGTCCGGAGATAGGCTTGCTGATGCGTTCCTGTTCTGGTACCGGATATTTCGGACTGGTTCGCCTGGCTTATCCCGACAGGCATAAGGAGCAGTTTAAGGCTATCCTCAAGGAATATGCCGCCCTGGGTATTGTGCTCGACAAGCAATGTGGCAATATCGGTCGTGTGCGTTTCGCCTCATGGGATGATGCCGACCATATATATATTAATAACAATGTGCAGCCTTATCAAGGCTTGCAGATGGACGAACCGCAGGTGATACCGCAGGCACGACCGATGTATCGGCAACCGCAGAGTAACGCCTCCAGCGCTTACGGCGGTAGCGACAACTCAGCCTTCTGGAATGATCCTCGCACGCAAGACCGCATCATCGAACTCATCGTAAAATCCCTAGTGAGCCGAAACATCAACATTACGGAAAGCTACGATGAGTGGACGAAGGCAGGTTGGGCATTGAAGGCGCACCCCTATGGTGAGCGCCTCTTTCACGAGCTTTCAGCCTGCAGCCGGAAGTACAACGCTGCTCAGGCATCGCAGAAGTGGCGGCAGCTAGGCAGCAGTCATACCGTGAGTTACCATTACCTCATACACGCCTGCAAGGTGAATTTGGGCGAAGGAGAATATCACTCTATTCTGCAGCAAGTATGGCGGGAAAGGGGCGTTTAAAGGTAAAAAGGTAAAAAGAACCTTAACCCCACACGCCCTGAAAGGGCAGAAGCTCCTAGCCCAGGGCAACACCCTGGGTATAATAGCAATCAGCAAGTCGCCCTGTAAGGGCAAAAGCTTTTTAATACATATAAGATATAAGATTATGGCAAAGAGAAAAGTAGAAATCCCGAAGGGGTCATGGCTCGACCAGAAAGGTCAACGATGGATGAAAGTCGCATTCGATGTGATGATTGGGGGGGGTAAATTCCTCCGGCAGATAGTGATGGTGTTCCCGGTGAACTTTGATATGACATTGGGAAAATATACGGTAGATATGGGCGATATAATCGATTTCAGAGATAGAGTAAATCAGCAATATCCTTCGCTGGAGCGCCTGAGGAACCTTACGTTTTACCCTACGGGAAACAAGGTTTTGTGAGGAAGAAATAAATTTACAAATCGGTTCGGCAGACCTCTGAAAGTTAAAATTTACACTTTTCGTAAGTGGCTGATAATAAAGGTTTTACGCTTTTACAAAAAATTTGCGAGAGTCTTATGAATGTTTTGGGAATGTTTTGCGATTGTTTCGGTGTTGTTCGTTTATCCCTCTATTTATATATAAAAAACTTTACAAAATGAAAGATAAGAAACAGAAGATTATTGCAATAGTAGGTCAGGCTGGCTCCGGAAAAGATACGGTTGCCCAGCTGATGAGGATGACACTCCATGTGCCCATCCTTTGCTCCTATACCACTCGACCTATGCGTGAAGGCGAGGTAAACGGCAGAGAGCACATCTTCGTAAAAGAGTGCAATATCCCAAGAGAAAATATGCTTGCCTATACTGAGTATGGTGGCTACATGTATTGGACGGAACTCGACCAGATAAAAGATGTCGCCATCTACGTAATCGACGAAAAGGGCATCATGGATATTTGCGAGCGATTCCCTGATATTGAACTGGTGAATATCTACGTAGCTGCTAAGCCCGAAACTCTGAAAGCTCGTGGCATCGCTCCAGAAAGAATGAAGCGTGACGAATATCGGGTAACAATGGATATAAACTGTTTCGATTACGTCATCACCAACAATTCTTCGCTCTACGCTCTGCTGCAGTCAGTAATCACAACGTCTCTGCAGATAACGAACTATAGTCTGGAAAAGCAGGAAAACTCGAAACTTTCCGAATATATAAAGGCAGCATTGAAAGATAATTAATAATTGATAGTTTAGATATGAAAATGATAATTCCTGGTGTTGAGTGGTGGCCACAGAAGACCGGCACACAACAGGTTGCCCGTGTAGGCAGAATCTGCTACAAGAGCAAAGCCAAAGAGCCTGACGAGAAACTTTCTGAAGAAAAGAAAGAGGAGTTTCTGGAAGTACAGGCTGCAAAGTTGGTCAACCGTTTCTGGAAGAGCGGTCATCGCTCTATGCTCCGTCATGGTACCATCTATTTCTTCGTCAAGAACGACAATAAGCTGCCGAGGTCTCTCTGGTCTCTCCTCGTGGCTTCACCTTACATCAATTATGCGGTGAAGGATAAGAAGGTATGGATCAGCAGCAACATGCAGTTCCTTGCCGAGCATGACGAAATCCTCGACATCCTCACCCCATACGATGTAAAGGAAGATGAGTTCATTGAGAAGGCACTGAAGTATGATTGCAAAAAGGCTCTCTATCTCCTCCGTATGACCATGGTTGTTACCACGCAAATCAGTACCAGCCGTGAGCTGAACCGCACATCGCCTAACAGTATCAGCGAGCAAAGTACCCGTTATGTGAACCTGGAGAAGAAAGGTGGCGTGCAGATTGCCCGTCCGCATTGGTTGCATGAAGGCACCCGATGGCAGAAGTTCCTTTATCTTGCCGGATGCAAGATAGCCGACTGGCTCTATCGCCGTTTGCTGAATTCGGGCATGAAGCCGCAGGATGCCCGTGGCATTCTTCCTCTCGATACCTATACGGTGGTAGCCTATACCTATACCCTCAAGGAGTGGAAACATATCCTGGACCTCCGCTTCCATGAAAGTACCGGAAAGGCGCATCCTAACGCCAAGGAAATAGGCTATCTGATTCATCGCATCATTACCGAGAGAATGATGGAATATGATAAAGAGTTTGAAATTTAATTAAAAGTAAAAAGGTAAAAAAAGAGTTGGTAAAAGGCAAAAGAGCGGTTAAGGTTCTTTTTACCTTTTTACTCTTTTACCTTTTTACCCTTCAAAAGAATATGGCAAAAATGACTTTAAACGAATATCAAGAGAAGGCAATGACAACCTGCCTTCCTGAGAGTGATAATCTCTTTTATATGCTCGCCAACCTTTGTGGCGAAGTAGGCGAATTTGCAAGCAAGGCTGGCAAGCACATGCGTAAAGGCAAGCTCCATATCACCACCACCGAGCGAGACGAGGATGGCAAAATCTGCCACACCCAAATCTGGAATGTAACCGATGAAGAGCGCAAGCTGATGCTTTCCGAAATCGGCGATATTCTCTGGCAGACCGCAGGTCTCGCCCACGTCATGGGTGTAAGCCTCGAAGAAGTAGCCGAGGAGAACCTGGCAAAGCTCGCCTCCCGCAAGGAACGCCATGTGATAGCTGGTGAAGGCGACGAGCGGTAATCACTCCCCTCTTCACTATCTCTAACGCTCATTATGATAAATAGAGCTTCCGTTCCCAGCGATTCTATCGCTGGTCCGTAAGCAAAAAGTAAAAAGCAATGGGAACAAAAAACAAGAAACACCAGCAGCAGGCGATGGCCAAGCGTGAGGCGCAAATAAGAAACCTCCCTACCGTCTACACCTTCAACTTTAGGGATGTGCCTGCTGATGTATACACCAAAACCCTGGAGACACTCTTCGCTGATCCTCAGTTTGCCGATGCCGTGCAAAACCGCAACGAACTGGTACGCGCTGCCAACCGCATACCGCAGGGCGCGCCTCAGATGATGCCCCTCATCAAGGCTATACAGGAAAAAGATAATAAACTGGCCAATGCCATCTATGCCCTGCTAGTACAGGTAAATCTGCACAGCGAAGTAACTTACGACTTCCTTAACTTCGGCCATCTGATACGTTACTACGTAGACTACAGCCGTCCGGGCATACAGGAGAAGGTAGACCAGCTGAATACCAATCTCGATAAGATAACGTTCCTGTCTGAAACGCTCGAAAACCTGCTTACCCAGGTGAAGGGCGATATGCTGGAAATCTTCAAAGGTGCCAGCGAGTTTCAGCAGTTTGACGGCGTGATGGCAAGCCTCCGTCAGTTGAGCGGTTTCTTCGATTTTGCCCGTAAGAAAGATGAGAAATCGAAAGATTACGCTCTCTACTATGAGTATGCCGACAGCATCAATGCCTATATGGATAAGCGGATGCAGACCTATTCGACAAAATACCGCAAGCTGCATCCTACCCTTCCCGGTTTCACGCAGGAACAGATGGTAGAGGCCATCAATCTCTTCTTCGGAGAGAAAGATAAGTTCAATGAGAGCTTCATCGCCAAGACGGAATCAGGTGGCTGCTATATCGACGGAATGAAACTCATCCCTAATCTCAACGAGGAGCAGACTGCCAAGCTCGATAAGCTGGTACCCCGTCCGAAGGAAGGCAACAGCATGCAGAAATACTTCCTCTACATCACCGATGCCATCATGCTAAATTACCATTTAAAGGTAAAAAAGTAAAAAAGTAAAAAGGTAAAAAATGCCAAATATCTATCTCCGTCTCCCCACCTCCCGCTGCCAGTTTTTCCGGCACCGCGATCCTAAGTTCACCCTGGCCAAGGATGAGCCGGTGGTGTTCAGCAACTACTCACACGAGCAGTTCATCATGCGCAATTCGCTTATCAGCGCCCCTGCGAAAAGCAGCCGTATCGACCTCGGCTGTTTCTCGCAGCAGCAATGGTGCAATATGCTGTCTGGCAAGCACCCTGCAGGAGGCAAGGTAGTGATGCGCCGTGATGCCGGAAGCTGGCTCACCTTTCAGGAGGTGCAGCAGCTCAATGGCCGCCTTACCGACGGCAAGGGTTCACATGATGATTACCTCTGCATCCGCTTGCCGAGCGAGGTAGAAGTTGTCGATACCGTTTATCCGGTAAAGCCTACCTTTACACTGGATACGCACGGCATGCGTGCGCTGTCGGTTTCGCTTAACAACGATTTCAAGCGCAGTCTGGTAGAATGGGCACTCTCCACCTTCGACTTCTGTACCTCCAAAGGAATGGTTATCGCCCGTTCCCATAACGCCATGCTGGAGCGTTATTTAATGCGCTACGGTATAGAAGTCAGCGAGGAAGAGAAAGACGTATTGCGCCGAATCATCGGCAGATGGTTCCGCACGGAGCATTGCTTCTTCAAGAGCTATTCCTGTGTGGATATGCAGTATAAGGATAGCCGCGATAAGCCTAACCGCATCGATGAAGTGCAATGGCTATGATTTTACACCTTATATAATAAGTGTTAATTCATGTATAAACAAAAGTTAAATAATAGATAAATCAAGGAAAAGATATGAAATTACCTGATAGTTGCAGAGAGTTATTTCTGGATGGAGTAACCGATGCTTATTTATATGCAGTAAGAGACAGTTCTGTTCCTATTCCCTTCAGCATACCGATGCTAGTGCAGATAAACGGCTGCCACTTTGCCGGTGAAGCACTCCATATTGCCACCAGCGAAGGCGACAATTATGTCATATCTGATAGCATCACTGCCAAAGAGACTTCTTCAGAGGGTGGCAATGGTACCGTCTTTAAGTTCGAGATTACCGCAAATATCAGTGACGGAAAGGCGAATATGCCCGAAATCATCAAGAATATGCACGGAAAGGACTATTATATAGTCTTGCGCAAGCAGGATGATTCGCTTTATCTGTGTCATACGATACCTGGTACCTTCGGTATTGCCCCATCGGTAACTATCCAGAACGATGCTGAGACCCGCAGCATCACGGCTACCTGCCAGGCGATGTCAGAGTTTATTCCGATAACGATTGCTTAATCAATCATAAATTTATAGTACTTAATTATCTTCTAGTTTTAGTAAACATATATTTCATAGTATCAAAAATTAAATTTATTTGCTTACCCTGCTGTCCGTGAGGATCGCAGGGTTTTTTGTTTTTACCTTTTTACTTTTTTACCTTTTTACCTTTATTTTGTCCCTATATGCCCATGTATTTCCTTTACCTTTGCCGTCAGAAATATTGAAAGGTCTTCTTTTGCTAAATAAGGTAAGGAGATTTGTATTCAGGATAACGATAACATACATTTATTTTTAAAAATTTATTACCCACATGAAAGGTCTTTATGAAATTCTGACCGAGAAGAAGTGGATGGTGAACCCCGATTTTGTGCATGGCATTCGCAAATCGATTGAGCAGAACCTAAATACTCATACCGCGTTTATCAAACCGGAAAAGACTTGTGGATTCGTCACTGCGGAGGATGATAAAGGCAACATCTATTATCCGGAGGAATATCAGATTTCTGAGGATGGTAAGCAGGTGAGAGCTAACTATCAGCTCGACTATCCGGAAGGGGACGAGCGGGCGCAGAACTTCCCGTTTGTTTCGGTTCTCACCGTAGATGGTCCTATCACTCGAAATGGTGGATATTGCTCTTATGGTTCTATCGACCATCGCGATATGATGATGCGTGCAGCTGACCATCCGCTTTGCCGAGGTCATCTTTTTATCATTAATACTCCTGGCGGTTCATCTTGGGCTAAAAACGATTATGCACTTGCTATCGACTATGCCCACTCCAAGGGTCAGAAGGTCATCGCCCTGGTAGATGGAATGTGTGCCAGTGCAGGTATGTATCTCGCTTCTCTTTGCGATGAGCGATATTACTTGAATCCGAAAGACCAGGTAGGTTGCATCGGTGTGATGGCTGCCTTCTATACTTTGGCTAATGGCTCAAAGGATAAATATACCGATGAGACTTATCACGAGGAGTACGATCCAGAGTCTTTCGACAAGAATAAGGCTTGCCGTGACATCGCCAACAAGAATGACAACAAGGAGCTTATCAAAGAGCTTTCCGAGTTGGGTGTGGAGTTCAGAGCCGATGTGAAGAAAGCCTGTCCTAACGCTATCGAGGATGTTCATCTGAAAGGTAAGGTATTCAATGCTGAAGACGTGAAGGGAATCCTTATGGACGACCAGTCTACCTTTATTGGTTGCGTTCAGCGTTGCTTCGCTCTTTATGACGGCACCGCCGAGCCTATCAATCGAGAAGCTTCTATCCAGAAGCCAGAGCCAGAGGAGAACGAGCCGGAGCAGGCATCTGCATCTATTGCACAAGAAAATCATCAACATACTATTCATCAAAAATCAATCAATATGGCAAATTACCCTAAGATTAATGCCGCTTGCGGTATGCAGGATGGTCAGCAGATTGAGGTGAAGGAGGAAGGCGCATTTATGAATGCACCACTGCTCGATACCCTCGAAGCTCATCTCGCATCGCAGGAGCAGGCTGTGGCTGATGCCAAGCAGAAAGCCACTACAGCAGAGCAGAGCCTTGCTGACCTTCAGGCAAAGCATGACGCGCTCGCTGAAACCATCGCCCAGAAGGACGAGGAAATCAAGAACCTGAAAGAGGCAAAGGCAAAGGCTGACGAGGAGAAGGCAAAGGTAGATGAGGAGTTGAAGACTGCCCAGGCTTCGCTCGCTACTGCCCAGCAGACCATCGCCGACAAGGACGCTCAGATTGCCGAGCTGAACGAGAACCCAGGTGAGGAGCCAGCACAGGGTGCAGCACCTCAGAACAACGGTGAGGGCGCACAGGCTCAGAACCTCCGTGAGTTCGACCCATCGAAGTATAAGACCAATGCAGAGCGCAAGGCAGCTTACGAGCGCTTTATGCGTGGCGAGTAGTAAGTCCTCCATCATCAGGATAACACTAAGTATTCAGGTTAAAACATTCTTATTCATTTTTTAATTAGTAATTGAAATTATGGCAACACTTCCTAAAGATTTTATTGGCATTACTGCCTTGCAGCATGTAGCCGAGCAGGTAACTAAGGAAATCCTCATGGGTCCAGGTTACACCGATGCAGAGGAGATGGACCGCTTGAAGATTGACATCATCACTGGTATCCAGTTCAAGCGCACAACTCACATCTTGCTTCGTAAGGGCGGTACCACCCGTCGTAAGGATGTTCACACTAAGGTGAACAGCGAGGCGGGATTTTTGAAAGAACGTACAATCGTCTGCAAGCTTGCTTGGGACCATTATACCGATAACATCGATAAGTACTGTGAAACAGTATTCGGTACCAACGCACAGGGTCAGTACCCTCTCGCTACAGAGGCTGCTACTGCTATCCTCGCTAACTATGCCGACAACCTTACCGCTTGCTTGTGGAATGGTGACATCAGTCTTGATAATGGCGATGAGAGCACTCCAGCTTCAGAGCAGGCTTTGGCTCTCTACGACGGTTTCCATACTTGTATCAAGCACGACATCGAGGCTGGCATCATCAGCGAGGCTAACGGCAACTTGATTCCTTGTGAGTCAATCGCAGAGCCTTCTGACAACAACGACTCTACCCCATACGACAACTTCCTGGCATGGCACATGAAGTGGGATGCTCGTCTGCGCAAGCAGAACACACTCGTTTACATGAGCGAGCAGACTGCCCAGTACATCGCTGCAGGTTACGCTAACAAGTTTCACGGCAACTTCAAGGTGGACTATGAGGTAGGAGGTAACTTCAAGCTTCCAGGCCTCTCTCGTGTAACCATCTGCCCTATCGCAGACTTCGGTGAGGGTGATCGTATGTACGCTACCATTGAGAAGAACTTCGTTTATGGTGTTGATACACTTAGCAACCAGACTTACGTCGGTGTTAAGGTCGGCACTGACACCGATATGCGTGACGTACAGTTTCAGATTCAGTCAATTCAGGGGTCGTTGGCACCTCGCAATCCGTTCAAATACGCCTTTGCGATGTCAGACGGAAGCCTTGCTACAGCTGAGTACGTAGCTGGTGACTACACCAACTCTAACCTTGTGGTAACAACCGCCATGGAGGATGCTTCTCCTGTTACCGATGGTAAGGTGAAGGTAAACGGTGAAGCGTACACTACCCCAGTAGCCACAACCCCTAACCAGGTTATTACCCTGGAGGCAGAGGGCACTACCGATGTATTCTCTCACTGGAGCACTGGCAGCAAGGAGAAGAAGATCCAGTTCGCCGCCACCGGTATGAGCATGGGTATCACCGCCTTCTTCAAGAAGAATGAATAACCCTCTCCTGTCCCCGTTCCCAGCGATTCCATCGCTGGGAACGGGCAGAAAGCGCAATCCCTCTATAAATCCTCGGCGGCGGTCGCCTGACCTGGCGGAATATGGCTTCCGCCGCCATTTCGTTTAATTATCAAAAAAGATACAATTATGGCAGAAATAGTAACATGCCCAGAGATCAAGGATCTGCTTTCCGAGAACGATTGCTTGGAAAACTTCGGCGGTCTTGGCGTAAACGTATATGTCTTTATCAAGAGTGAGCTTGCTGTCCCTCTCTCACCAGAGGCAGGTAAGAACACCTATGCAGCGCTGACTACTGCGTCCTTCAAGAAAGGTAAGGGTCTCTACAAGTTTGAGTGCCAGGATGGCGGTCAGGGTCACACCTGGGAGAACCTCGGTTTCCAGAAGGGTTTCAAGCAGACCTTGGATTACGTTCTTGAGAGCGTAAACGCCAATACTGCTTATGTGGCTCGTGGTCTCAATAACCTCAAGTGTGGCTACATCATTGAGGATGGTGATAAATCAATTATCATTTATGACAAGCAGCACGACTTCAAGTACGACTCAGGTAATATTAAAGGAGACACGGGCAAAAAACCAGAAGATGATCGTGTAGTCACACTGAGCGGCTCACTCAGTCCGACAACATTTGGCCGTTATGAGATTGCCGCACCAGACGGTGGCTGGGATTCTCTCCTTAATGGTGCGGGCACAGCGGGGGGAGATTAAGCGGAACTGACAAGAGCGATACCAATTCCGCTTCACGGCAGTCATCTAAGCGGAGCAAGCAGGTAGCATCTGTCAATGATGAAACCTCTACGCCCGTCGAAAACGATGAATAATCGCTCCCCTATCCAATGAGTTCTATTGGCAATTTACTCTATAAATCAAAGCCTCGGTATTGAGCCTTAGTAAGATAAGGCAAGATACCGGGGCTTTTTTGTATATAAACTGCAAATATCTTTCATTTATCAAATATCTTATTCCATAATTAGATTTTTTAATGCAAGATGCGTTTACGTATAGAATATTTTTCTTATTTTTGCAGTATGAAATTCTAATATGTATAGAGTAAGTAAAAGAACAGAAGATTATGGAACTAAGACATTTACGTTCGTTTGTGTATGTAGCAGAGACGCTTTCTTTCAGTATATCCGCCTCCCGATGCTTTGTCACTCAATCCGCCATCAGTCAGCACATCAAGGCTCTGGAGGATGAATTGAAATGCAAGCTGCTGATACGCACGTCGCACAGCATCATGCTCACCGAGAACGGAGAGGCACTTCTGCCACGTGTCAAGAAAATACTGAAGTTGACGGAAGACTGCAAGGAGCATATCAATGCACTCAACAACTGCATGACCGGAGAATTGCGCATCGGTGTAGGTTCCTTCATCGCTCCCTATATCCGTGTGGCTGCACTTATATTCATGGAGCGATACCCTAACGTAAGATTGAATGCTGAATTTACCAAGGCAACGAGCCTGAACCGCCTGTTGCGAGACCACATGCTGGATCTCGCTTTTACGATGAACGAAGCCTATACCAACGAGGGTATCGAGAGCCAGCCCTGCATCCCATTCAGTATTTGTGCCATCATGAGAAACACGCACCCTCTTGCCAGGAAAGATAAGGTAACATACGATGATCTGCTGAAGCATGGTATCATCATGCCCGATGTAGGCGAACGTGTTTTCAACACTTTTCAACAATACCTGCAGAACGATCTCACCAAATTAAACGTAAAGTGTATCGTTAGTGACCCAGACGAAGCCCTTGCCATCATAGAAGATACTCACCTGGTTACTTTTATGCCGAAGCTGTATCCGAAGAACCACCCTACCCTTATAGCGCGTCCTATCAAGGGCATAGGAGAAGAACTGATGAGCAATGCCCACTGGATGAAGGATGTACCTATGAAGCGTTCTGCACAACTCTTCCTCGACATTATCAGGGATGAAGCCATCCCGTATATCAAGGCTTTGGAAGAAACCATATAGTTTGGTACCAAAGTACATTTGTACTTATGTACTTCTGCACGTTTGTACTTTTTCTTATATGTCTATTAGTGTTCCTGCTTCGAGATTTATCCGCAAGAACATCTAATGAATACCACTTTTCTGTTTACTTCATTCATGTTACCTTTGCATACGATTCCGATATTGGAAGAATTTAAACACAAAAAACTATGCAGGTAAAAACGAATGATGGCAACTATGATGTTGCCAGCAAGGGATTGGGTAATACCGCCCTTGGAATTGGTATCGCAGGTTTGGCTACCAGTTTACTGGGTGGCGGTGCTTCCTTGTTCAACCTCGGTAGAGGCAACAATGGCATGCCAGCCAACCCAGGTGACTCGGATTCACGCTTTGTAACCAAGGGTGAGACCAACCTTATGCAGGAGAACTCTACATTGAAGACGGAACTTGCTATCCAAAAGAGCGAGAACTATGCCGACAAGAAGTTGGTAGAGGTAACTCAGTATCTCGACGGTAAGATTCGCCAGCTCGAAAACAAGGTGGATGCCAACAAGGATGCGCAGCAGGCGGTCAACGCACAGCAGATGGCATATAATGCCGCTGCCAACGCCAACATCGACGTGCTGAAATCGCAGGTGGCTTCACTTTTGAATGTTACTAAGTTGATGATTCCATCGGGCAATGTTTGTCAGATGGGATGCGGATGCGCTTGTAACCAGTAACCGTATTTTCGGATAAAAGGAAGAAACGATATGGATTACAAGAACTCGCAAATCCTGGCAGCGGTGGTGTCCGAATGGGCACGCCCTGCCATCTCTCAGATAGCGGCTGGCAATCTGATGCACTTGCCTATACTTCAGTCTCTCCAGGCTACCATCAGCAGCATGGGACTGGTGAGTGGCAACTATTCTCTGCAAGCCGATATAGAACCGATGATTCAGCCTGTGGTCAACGCGCTCGTCACTCCGATGCTCGCCAAGTATTTCGGTAACATCCCCGAAGAGAGCATTCCGCAGATGGCGCACGATGTGGTAGAGCAGCTTCGCTACAAAGGACCGCTCTCTATCCTGGAGGGTGTGATAACCTTTGACGAGGAGGATCTTGACGAACTCGCCGACCTTCTTCAGAAGAACCTTCCGGTAGAGAAGACCCAGGGCTATCAGGTGAAACATTAATGCGGCGGTGAAGTCGTCGCTCTATTAAAACAGAAAAGACTATGAATAAAAGAACAATTCCAGCCTGCATCATGGCTACGCTTGCAGTAGGCGCAACCGCCACTGCTCCCTATTATGATGTAAATATCACGCAGCAGCTCTGTGCTCCTTCATGCGTGGACGAGACTCCGGTTTTCAACCCTCAGTTCTCAGTAAAGAGTATTGCCAACGTGGGTACTTCGCAATATCTCATAACCATTCACGTAGAGGGTGTTATCAGTTACGTGCCTTGCAACTGCGGCTCCTGCTGCACCCGCTCGCAGGTAGTAAGTCAGGACTTCACCATTCCTGTCTTCTCTGCTACGGCAATCACGAACGTTACCACATCTCTTGGCAGCGTGAAAAACCGTCTTGTCAAGGTAGCCTGCTGCTCCTGTAGCAAGACTTTCGTGTGCGATGCTCCTTTAACACTCGCCATCGCATGACTATCCACCAACAAAAGGAAAGGTAAGAAACGATGAAGTATATTCAGTTGATAGATCAAGCCCGCGCTCACGGCGTGGCTACCGAGAAGAAGATGATGGAGGCGATGGAACAGTTGAGCTGCGACCTCGCCTCCTTAGAGGAAACAAATCCGGAATTGTACTGGTGCATTCTCCGTCATCAGCACGCAGTGTTCTATGACCGTCATTACAGCGAGAAAATGGCCAACCATGATGTCTGCCATCTTGTGTATAGCAAGAAAGGTGAGAATGGCGAATTGATAGGAAGCGGCGCACACTGGACCAAATCGCAGATAGCGAATGCTACCAAGGGCATGAAGTTCCATGATAAGGTGAACGATTGGGATAAGTATGTTGCCTTCAATGCCATGTATGCTGACCTGTGCAGCGATATGACAGAAGATGAAATCATCAAGGCAGCTTATCTTTTCTATTTCCAGGATGCAGACTGGCAACCCGAAGAAGACGATTGTACTAAAATATGGGACTATATGTCCGCTCACGCTACGATGTAGTTTGTTTTGAACTAGGTAATCTGGATTTCGCACTAGCGAGTGCAAGTTTTTAAAGTAAAAAGATTGGGATAACATTTTTTGAAGCCTCTTTGCGACTGTGAAAGCCGCAGGGAGGCTTTCTTTTGTCCCCACCATCTTTTTAGCATTTGCTATCTTTGCCATCAGAATAAAAAACGATAAAACAGAAAAGATATGGCAAAGATTCAACCTCTTGCAGATTTCATCCTCTCCTTCGAGGGAGGTTACGTAAACCACCCAAACGACAAGGGCGGTCCTACCAACATGGGCGTAACGCTGAAAACCTGGCAAACCCAAGGTTACGACAAGAACCATGATGGCCGCATCGATGCAAAGGATGTAAAGCTTATCACCAAAGCCGATGCCACTGCCATCCTTCGCCGCTGTTATTGGAACCGATGGAAAGCCGATAGCATCAAAGACCAGAGCATCGCCAACATTCTGGTAGATTGGGTATGGAGCAGCGGCACACCAGGCGTAACCCTCGTACAGGCCATGCTGGGCGTAAGAGCCGATGGTATCGTAGGCAACAAAACCCTCAAGGCGCTCAATAGTCAGAACCCTAAGCAGTTCTTCGCCCGCATCAAGGTACGCCGCAAGCAATACATCTCCGGCATCATCGCCAAGCACCCTAGTCAGAAGGTATTTGAGAAAGGCTGGCTCCGCAGATTAGAAGCCATCAATTACAGCTCCCTCATCGCCAATGGCGGCAAGAAAATCATATTTTAAAGGTAAATTGAGTGTTGAATGTTGAGTGTTGAATGTTGAATTAGAAATACGCCATCGAGTCCGTGAGGCAATTCAACATTCAACACTCAACAATCAACACTAAAAAAAATGATTATGCAAGAACAGATAAACCTCACCATCCCCCGCGGCTGGAACCAATGCACCCCTACCCAGCTGGAGCAGATTGCCCTCATCATGCAGGAGCAGATAGCCAAGGCAGACCGCTATCATCCCTTCGATATGCAGAAGGTGAAGATAGCCGTTTTCTTCCTTTTTGCCGGAATAGGCATCAATGCCTATCCCGACCCTCGCATGCCTATCAATGAGCAGCACTACCTGGTAAGCATAGAGCCGCAGAAGAAGAGCCTTCTAAAGAAGCTCCTCTCCCTCTGCGCCCCCGTTCCCAGCGATTCTATCGCTGGTCCGCAGTCCGGCAGCCCCTTCCCCCTCTATCTTTGGCAGCTCAACTATTGGCTCTCTCCGAAAGCCAAGACCGATGATAAGACCTCCCCTGAGTACATCGCTCAAGGCGCAGGTCTTCTCGACTGGCTGGATGCAGATAGCGGCAATTTCCTAACCCGCTTCCCCTATCCGATTATCGGGCAGAAAGCCAAGTGGTATCGTCGTGCCAAAGCCTTCCGTGGTCCTAACCCCGACCTCGATGGCTTCTCCTGGCAGCAATACCGTTTTGCCAGCGATATGATGCAGACCTACACTAAGTTAAGCAATAATCTGGTAAAGATGAAGCAGATGAATAAGTTCACCGAGGAACAACTCCAGACGCAAGCCCAGAGTGTAGCCAGCGCCAGAAACATGTTCCTAGCCACCATCTTCAACACTACCACCCAGTACGTTGATCCGACAACAGGCATCACGAAATACGATTTTCATTACGAGTCGAAGCAGTTCACCGAGAACGCAAATTATTTCGTCAATTACCCAGAGGCAAACTGGCAGGTCATCCTCTTCTGGTGGACGGGCATCATGCACACCCTAGCTCATCGCTACCCTCACGTGTTCAAGGTACAGAAGGTTAACAACACCAAGCCGCAAACCCCGATGGAAATCTACACCGCCACCACCGCCACCATGCAGAAGTATGCCGGCCTAACAGAAGATCAGGTCAATACTCAGTCTTATTCCCTCGTTCTCGAACATCTCGAAAGGTTGTCGAAAGAGAATGAGGAAATGGAAAAGATGAGGAGGAACAAATGATAGATGTAAAGGAATCTGTACACCCTTTGAGCCATAAACAGGAATGGAAGAAATGGGGGAGGCTTTCTCCTGCGCTCAGAGCCACCGATTATAAATGCCCACACTGCATAATGATAGAGTATGAGTAGCAAGAACCAACCTCAATACAAGCGAGGAACGATTATCAAGAACGGAAAGAGATATGGCTTTTATCCCGATGGTTCTCTCTATCGGATATACTCCACCTCCGACCGTCCGTTTCTTGAAATCGTGGATATAGAAGGAGAAACCTTCCTGCGCATCCGTCAGGCTACAGAGCAAGGCTATACCGATTGCCCTGCACCCGGTGCAGCCGATTTGAACTACCCTACCTCTGCCCTAAGACGCAGCCGCACAGTTGGGGGTGGTAAAATGGTGAATGCACTCACGGCAGCCAGCAGCAATCCGTTTGTATTCGTAGAATTATAACCCGTAGCAACAATACGCCCTGAAGGGGCAGAAGCTTTAAAATAAACGATTTATAGAGCAAAAACAAGATGATAACAAAATTCAATTTCAAGGATAAGACCATTAAGTCTTATGCCATCAGAAAGCTGACACCTTTCGAGTGTTTCAGACTGATGGGTGTGCGCGATGACGTGATCCGCACCATGCAGAGTACCAATGCCCAGGCAGCCGAACGCATCGCCAACTACAAGGGCAAGGGCAAACCTGAAGATATGGCGGTATCAGCCAGTCAGCAATACAAGCAGGCAGGTAACTCCATCGTGGTAGATGTGCTCGCAGCCATCTACCAGCAACTCTGGTATCCGAAAGAAAGAAAGCCAGAAGCACAGACCTCATTCTTTGCCGATTTCTTCCCAGAAGACCAACTCCCTACCTATCCGGTAGATAAGAACCATGGTGAGAAACTTATCCTCACCACCTTCTCCGGTTACGACTCGCAGTTGATGGCAGCCGATGTGCTCGCCCAGCAGCACCCTGATTTCCGCTGGACGTGCGTAGGATGGAGCGATATAGATAAGTATGCCTGCCAGATGCACAACCTCATCTTTCCGCAGTTTGCTGACAAAGCCCTGGGCGATATAACCAAAATCGACTGGCAGCAGGTAAAGACTCATGTGGGGGGGCAAGAAATCGACCTTTTTACCTATTCTTCACCTTGTCAGGATATATCGCAAGCCGGCAAGCAGATGGGTTTGAAGGAAGGTTCCGATACCCGTTCGGCATTATTGTGGCGAGTAGCCGATGCCGTGGAAGTATTGCGCCCGAAGTATCTGCTCCAGGAGAATGTGGCAGCCCTGGTAAGCGAGAAGTTTTTGCCCGATTTTCAGAAGTGGCTTGATAAACTCTCATCTCTCGGTTACGTAAGCCGATGAGCAAGACTCAATGCCAAAGACTATGGTGTTCCGCAGAACCGCGACCGAGTTTTCTGCCTCTCCATGAGAAAGGATGTAGCCTTCGATTACCAGTTCCCCGACCCTATTCCGCTGAAGAGAAAGCTGGAAGATATGTTGCAGGAAGAAGTAGATACAAGGTTCTTCCTGAAAGATGAAGCCGTCAGCAAATTCCTCCAGGCAAACGATAAAGACACCTGCGTCTTCCATCAGTTCGAGATAGAGCCGAGCCACGAGAATGCTATGGCTTTGAAAGCCATCCTCACTCTTTATATAGAAGAGGCGCATCTTTGGAATTGCACTCTAAAAGAACTGCAGGAGAAGATTTCTTCCGCTAACGAAGACATCATCATGCCGCTGTTCAATGACTGGAAAGAGAACGGCAAGTTCCAAAATCCAAAGTTAGATAATTTGTATCATCAGTTTTTGGAGAAGAAATGATTTGCAGTCTAACCCATGTTGCAAAGCCTTCGCCTATGATTAGGGGGGGGTATCAGCAGGCAGTAAACGTAACAGACGGAGAATGTGCAGCTACCTTAACAACTCGCTATGAGTCGATAGGTCCTACCAATATCTTAACGCTTGCACATTATCCCATGACAGTAGTGTTATATGAGTACAAATAAATCTATGTTGAATCATATATGTGGGGGGGGTAATTTCTTGTCGCCTACATTGAAAGCTAACTATTCACAGATGGCTTGTCGCAACTTCCTTTTCATAAAGAATGATGGCTTTAGCGCACCAGCAATTATGATTGAGTATGCTTAAAAAGAACGTTCGCTTAGAACTGATGTATAAACGCGGTTTCCGTCCGTCTCACGCCCTATGGGTTGATACCTACAACAAGCAATTCGGGGGGGGTATCATCTATACCATTCTCGCAGGAGTGAGTAGCCGAAACCATTATTACGTAGCAGTAGAACTATGAATAGTAATCGTCCTATTATCCTCGGTTCTTATAGTCCATCCCAAAATGGCATTATCGTGCATCCGAAAGGTATCTCCTTATGCCTTTGTGGGGGGGCAAAGGGTATGATGTTGATAAACCGAAAATATTATTAGAGTATGAATAAGGTTATAATAGATAAAGGTAGCATTCCTTCTCTTGAAGAGGAGGAGGATTCTAATGATATGCCACCCTTCGTATTGATAGAATATGATTAAGATATTAGCCATTCACGAGGCAAGAACAGAGCACGCCAAGGAAGTACGCAAGCAGACCGGCACCAATGATTATCGGGATAAAGCTATCTTCTTCCGCGATAATCATTTGATGCAGTGCATCGGTACCTTCCACACGAAAGACAATCTCCTTGCCTTCAGATATGAATAAAGAAAAGTTATGAACGAAATACATACGATAGTAGTAGGCTTGCTGAATACGCCTCCCTTTGACAAACGCTTCGCCCAGATAAGGCGAGTGTTCGCCGTAAAAGGTATAGCGCCTACTTGTAACACTTGTGGGGGGGCGGAACGCAGCCCAAGATTCTCGTGGAGTATGATTAAGCAAGCCATTATTACCCACTATCGCACCGAGGAAGCGAAGGCATATCGCAAGATACACGGCGACAGAGGCGGTTGCCGTTATCAGGATAAGTATCATCGCCCAAGCCCCTACCCCTGGAGCAACTGCATTTCCACCGTAACAAAGGATAATCTTTTATGTCTACAATACGAATAAGAACCTGCGCAAGCAGAGGCAGAGCCGATGGTGATTGGTACTCCAACCCTCACTCCCAAAGGCTAGAAATCGGGGGTGGTATCAGTAACGCCATCTCTTCCATCGCCAAGGATTTTATGATCATTATTTATTATGAGTAAGAAGAGGAGCCTCCGTTCCCAGCGATTCTATCGCTGGTCCCCCTCCCCTCTTTGTCCCCACCAAAACCATAAAAAGCCCTAATTTTACACTCGGAAAAGGAGAAAAAGCGGGCGCGCGTATATCGCCACCCTTCTCTCTTCCATCACATTCAGGACAACAAATAAAAAAGAAACGCAAAAATGGCAAGCAAAAACAGAAACAGAGTAACCAACCTGCAGCAGCTCCAACAGCGTAGTGAGGAACTGAAAGATGCAGGCTATGTAGCCGTTCGCCCGGATGCCTTTACGCCGCTAAAAAATGGTGGCGGTAAAGTCTTCTCCTGGAACGACTACGTCCACAGCATGCTCCTGACCACAGCCGGTATGTCGGCAAGCGGTGGCGACGCAAGCAGTTCTGCAGCACGACAGCAGGTTTCCACTATCTTTGCATCGTCTGGCGGCGAGAACATGGGTAAACCGAAGGACGTAGGTACCGAAGGCTTAGGATTCATGGAATGGGGTATGGCAAACCGACTGCCAAACCTTATCTGGATGCTCTCCCGTATGTCGCCCTTTACGGCAGCCGGAGTTGATTACATCAAGAAGATACTGGTAGGTCGCGGTCCAGCCCCTAAGTATCACTATACCCAGTATGTAGGCGGCAACATCACGGAGAAGTATATCCCCTACGAGAGTGCAGGAGTCCTGCTCCGCGGTCAGATAGCCGACCTCAAAGCCAAGGAAGAGGCAGCCGCCGAAGCCAAGCGCCAGAACGAGCAGCAGAGCCAAAACGGGCAGTCTCAGCAAGAAGTGTCACCGCTCTCTGCGGTTCAATCGCAGGTCTTATCCTCCGATGAAGAGGAAAGCGAGGAGATGAAATCTCTGAAAGAAGCCCTCCGCAAATGGGAAGAAACCAATGCCCAGCTTCGTGATTTCCTAGAAAATAACGACCTGATGCAGACCTTCCTCGACCTGGCAGGAGATATGGCTCTGATGTCGCAATGCTTTGTAGAACTCCAGCTCAACCAGCGTTCCCTCGACGAGAACGGCAAAGCCGTTCCTACTGCCCAGTGGACCCCGAGGGTAATCGGTCTGAAGCATCGCAGCATCTTCACCACCCGATTGGAACGTATGGACGAGAACTACCGCATCAACTATGCCTACGTCAGCAACCAGTGGCTCGACCCTACCCAATACGTCGGTGTGCAGAAAGAGGAAGACCGCAAGATAGCTGCTATCCCTTATCTTCCGACCACATCAGCCGTAAAGGATTTGCAGCGCAATATCCGTGAGGCACGTCAGAAGCAGGTAAGCCGCAAGAAACGCCCTACCCGCTTCATCATGTCACCAAGAGATTTCGGCGGTCCATACTATGCCGATGCCCTTTGGCACTCCATCTTTGCCGGTAGCATTTTTGAATACGCCTTCACTATCGTAGATGACCGCCTCACCCGCAAGCGCAACAGCAATATCATCGGTCGTGTTATCTATATCCACCAGGATTACATCAACAAACTCTACCAGCAGCAGGGCGAGAAGAAAAAGAAAACCATTGGTGAGATTCAGAACGAAATCTTTACCTCTATCAATACCTGGCTCTCTAACCCCGATAACGCAGGTCAGGCGCTCATCTCCTCTGCTTTCACGGGCAGCGACGGGAAGGAGCACAAGGCTTGGGAAATCGTAGAAATCGAAACCAAGGCAAATGATCAGGCGAATGCCGATAAGACCGAGCTTCAAGAGATTTCAAGCATCATCTTCTTTGCCATGGGTCTTGATGCAAAGCTCATCGGCAACACACCTGGTGATACGGCATCATCGGGCGGTACCGACCTGAGAGAGCGTTTCCTGGTAAAGCAAATCCAGTTTGCCCCTTTGCAGCAGTTGATGATACGCCCGCTGGAAGTCTTGAGCCGCTTTAACGATTGGGATGAGCACCTGGTATGGCAGATAGATAGGGAGGTATTGACTACCCTCGATAACTCGAAGACCGGAGTAGCAAAGCAAGAAGCCTCTTAACTCGTCCCCGTTCCCAGCGATTCTATCGCTGGTCCATATATAATAACGTAAAAGCAAAAAAAATGATACTCTTTACGAATCAAGAACTCAGGCTCCACCTCCCCAGCAATGCCGTGGACGATGTAGCCAACCTGCAGGGTATGCTCGACAACAGCGAAAAGGACTTCTTGAAACCTCGCTTGGGAGCATCCCTATACGACCGTCTCTGCAAGCAATATGCGAGCATAGAACCTTTAATTTTCTGCGAAGCTGTTGGTGATGGTACCTACGTCAACGACCCATGGAATGAGCTTCTGCTTTATGCGCAGCGCATGATTGTGAATGATGCGATGGCGCAGAACATCGAGAAGCAAGCCCTTTCTGTGAATGGCTCCGGTATCAACGTAGCCTCCAGCAACGACTATGCCGTAGCCACCGACAAGCAGATTGCTCAAGGCAAGGAAAGCTACCGCCAGTCGGCTATGACCTCGCTCAATAACCTGCTTTCCCTCTTGGAGGGATGGGCAAAGGAAGTGCATACTCCTATGCCTATCGATACAGCGGGCGATGGTGCAGAAGGCAGCACCCCTTCAGATGACAGTAACCAGGGTTCCTCATCTGAAGGAACAGATGAAGGAACCGATAGCGGCAAAGATGATGCAGCCGAAACCGAGAAGAAGCAGCATGAGGCGATAGAGGAAATCGTAACCCTCTGGCAGGAAAGTAAGTACTACTACTACCATCGTGATTTGCTTTTCCCTACCTGCGAGTCTTTGCAGCCGTATCTCGATATTTACAGCAACAGAGATAAGTTCGTCCGTCTCATCCCTGATATGCTTTTCATTCAGAGCGAATATCTGGAAGAAGCATTTGGCGAAGACTTCATTCCTCGTCTCCTGCAAGCCGATGAGAACGATAAGATGCTGAAGAAGGCACGTCAGCTTGTAGCCGCCTATCTTAAGGAGCGTACATCAGTTATCAATTTTGATAAGTTGACCCGATCCACGGCGCACAATGATGCCATCACCGTAAGGGAAAGCATTCATCGGTTACTGAAGAAAGAGGAAGCCGAGAAGCAAGCCAAACTCGATGCAGCCAAAGCTGAGAGTGCTGCAGAAGACAGTTCCTCATCATCTGCGACGAGTAACGCCTCCAGTGTTCCATCATCGAATGACAAGGGCGGCAGCGAAGGCTACGATAACAATCAGGAAGGTTCACGCATTTTCGTCACCCCAATCTTATGTTAAACATTAAAAAATAAAGTTTTATGGAATTACAGGAAATCATCAGTATCTTGAAGCCAGCTATCGGCGCAAGAATGCTTACCCAGGAACAGAAGGATGCCTATGAGCAGGGATTGTCTCTACTGGAAGGTGCAAGTAACGCACGCTCATTTATTGAGAACTCTCGTAAGTTTAAAGATTACCATCGCCGTACCCGACAGATGATAGCTTATCTCAACAGCTACAGCAACTCTCAAGCCAACGCTGCATCATCTGCTACCGATAAGCGACGTGTTGGCCGACCTACCAAGCTGGAACAGGCTGAGTATGCCGAACTTCAGAAAAAGAAAGCCATGGAAGAGGCGAAGCAGTCTCTCTTCCCTATGTTGAAACCGGACACCACTTTGCAGCCGCTCACCTACAACGGCATCGTAGCCAACCCAAACGGCGAAAGTATCGCTGCCACCATGCCAAACCTGATGCAGTTGCGTCCGTTCCTCTCTACCGCCCTTCAGGAGCAGGTGAACACCGTGCGTGACCTCCGTAGCGAGATGGCAAGCAAGGCAGAGCATGCTAAGACCATGGCAGAAGCTAATGAGAAAGCCATCGCACAAGGCAAGAGCGCCATCTATACCGAGGATGAGATTGCCGCTCTCGCCACAAGAGCCGTAGAAATCGAAAGCGATATTCTTCCGGAAATCTTCAAGGCAGTAGATAGAGAGATGGGTGAGTGTTACCTGCGACTGAGCGAGAAGACAGGTGATCCTGAATACATCGCCTATGCAAAGAAAGCCTTTACTATCGACCCTCAGACCCTTCGCACCCAGTTCAAGCCATTCTATGAGAAGGCGCAGTCTCGTGACCCTCATTTTGCCGAGCAGGTAGCCGAGAAGATTGCCAACGACCGTCCGGAAGTAAAGGCAGCCCGTGATGCAGCCGCCAAGCACAAGGCAGAAGCCGATGCCCGCATCAAGTATATCCTTCGCAAGGATAAGCCATCTACCCAGACGAGAGTGAAAGGCATCAAGGAGCGCATAGACCAACTTCGCCAGGATTACTCTGACATCGTGACCGAAGAGGAGCTTTCCGGCTATGAAGCTATTCTCACAAAGACTATAGAAGAAGCCAAAGAGGATCCCGAAGCATAATTCCATCTCGCCCCCGTTCCCAGCGATTCCATCGCTGGGTTCTTTTTTTTCATGTCCCCCCTAATAAGAAAAAACCCCCTATCTTTGCCATATAAATAAAAAGAAAAAAGCAATGGCAAAGAATAAAGAAACCCCAGAACAGCGCACGCAGCGCTTTAAAACCCTTTGCGTCAATATCCTCGCCCAGAGCGGCAACTGCCAGGAATCCCAGCATGCTTTCAAAAGCACGCAGAGCATTCCGGATATGTGCGAGGCGTGGCGCAAGTACTGGCATGGCTTAATCACCGAGGTACCGCAGCAGGTAATCGATGCCTTCAAAGCCGTATATCCGGAGTTCAAGGCAGATATAAACCAGGGTGGCATCTTCTATAACGAGGATTCGCCTACCGGAACCGTCCTTGTTGGCGATACAGACGATGTGATACATCTCTACTCCTCCCGAAAGATATACGTCCTCGGCAAGGCGCATGTCATTCTTCATAATGCTGCGACTGCCCTTGTGATGAATGAAGGCTGCAAGATAGAGTTATTGGATGGCAGCAAGGCAACCATCAAGGCAGGTTACGGTATCGCCCGGAACTATGCCCACCTGGTAACGGGCAGCGAGGCAGAGAGCTACGACCAGAGCGTTGTCTTTATTACGGATGGTACTCTTCACGATCATGGGCATCAGAAAATCAATGCCTTTGGCACGGCAGTCATCGACACCTTCACCAATCGCCTCATAGATTTGTACGATAACGCAAAAATAGAAATCAGAAAATGAACTCACATCTTACTATATTGATAAACGACAAGCCGGTAGCGCTCCCCGATGATTTCTCTATAGATATAGAGGACCAGAACCCTGTGTTCAATGATACGGAAATGTTCTCCTATCCTTTCTCTATTCCTCTCGACGGCAACCGCTGGTTGGTAAAGAATATAGAAGACGTGCATGCAGCGGTAAAAGCCGTAAACATGGATCACCTTCCTACCCGCATTCATGCCGATGGATTGCCATTCCGCAGCGGTACCCTGGTAATGCAGGATGACGAGGAGATAACCGATTCACTCTCTATGAACATTGATGCCAGCACCCAGAGCTTCAGCGAGCTTATTAGCGACCTGCAGTGTCGTGATGTTCCGGTCAAGGACCAGATTATCATCGGTGAGAAAATCGGTAATGTAAGGGTGGATATAGAGAGCGACCCTGTGGTAAAGGTTAATGTTTTTGTTACCGGAGGTAAGCATAAGGATGACAAGACGGAAACCCATGAAATCAGAGCTGCCCACGTAAGCGTAAGCAAGGTTCTCGAACCGCAAGCACTCGGTTTCTCTTATCCTGCAAGTTGCAAGGAATATACAAGCACATCTACCCAGCATTATAAAGGCGATGCGTACAAACTCTCAGAGCGTTCCTATCCGCAGAACCATATAGTAAATGAGCCTGTCATCACAAGTAACGGCAACTATATAAACACCGCTGCTGCCTATGGCGAAACCGATGGCGCGGGCAGGGCAGCCGCTTACTGCAACGCCCGTATCTGTTACAAACATCATGGTCTTGATGATGACAAGAAGACGGCGAGCGGTGTTATTAGTATGAAAGATTGTACCTGGACGAACGAAGACCTTTACCCTTATTGGGTATTGGATGCCAAACGTCCGCAGTCGGGTATCTGCTTCTATGTGCTTTATTTCCTCGATTGCCTCTTTGACTATCTTGGTGTAACTTTCGATAAGCGAGCCTTAATGCAGATAGAGGATTTGAAGCATCTCTGCTTCTTCACGACCGTATGCAGCTACGATACCGTCAGTTACCAGTATGACGAGGACGATCCTACAGGCGCAAAACAACCTAATCTTCACCCTCACCATGGTACTTATTACCGAAAAACCGATGCGGAAGTCATCGCTAAGAAGAAGAAAGCTGGCGAAATCAAGACGGGTTATTTCAAAAGCCAGGAGCATATCAATTCATGGCTCGAAAGCCGCGGCTGCGGTGGTAAGATTAATATCGTGAAGGCAGAGGATAAGGATGTGCAGGAGTTGACCCTCCGTACACCAGAGGGTACGACCGAGCATGTGCAGGTAGGTGAGGTACGCGATGATGGCGGCAAGGTAACCGGTATCAGCATCGAAGCTAAAATTAGCAAGTTCAATGTTCAGGCGAACGTGCTCAATATGGTAGCCAACAGCGGAAATTTCCCCGATGAAAGTGTAAGCACCGTTATCTCTTCGCTGGAAAGCGCCTTTGGTATCAAGTTTTCGTATGATTACGAACAAAAGAAGGTAACAGCCTATCTCACCCGTGATGTGCTGCGCAAGAGTGGCGATAAGGCAAGAACATTTCATGCCAATATTCATTCAGTGACTCCGATGACAGAGAAAATTACAGGTGTGCGTATGCGTTATTCTGCAGAGAGTGATGCAAAAGATCAGCGTCAGAATGTACTCGATAGCCGTAGAAACAAGAACATGGGTTATTCTACCGATTACGACTACATCGATTACCCTGCGCCCGATAGTGGCGATAATTCCACGGTTTACAATCTCGACTACATAGATTTCTTCCATAATCTGAGTAGTGGAGATAAGCACTGCTATATCGACCGCAAGACTGGCAACGCTTATCGCGTAAAAGTGAATAGTAATGCTACCACGACAGCCGACTTGAAGCCTGTGCTCTTTGAAGTAGGTCAGTTCAAAGGTGTAGAATATGGAGATTGCAGTGATGAGAACGAAGATTTCGTTCACGATATTTCGGTAGATTTTACTCCTGTTCCGTTTAATGACGTGAACTATTTCAAAGAGATAGAAGCTGCCTATGGCTCTCATGAGGCAATCGACTCCTACAACGGCAAGAAATATGGTGTAACTATCGCTGACGGTCAGCCTATCCTCTGTGCTTATGTAGATGAGGATATGGAGCATGAGTTTGTGGAGCAGATTATCAATCAGACTATCTCTACTGCTTTCTGTGATTTCTACATGCAGCAGACACTATCACTCGTAGAAAGCTACGACCCGTCGAGCACCGATGATGGCAACTCTCCGTTGCAAGATAATTCACGCTGGGGATATGCGGTTGCTTTGATGCGAGGTGGTGGTAGCGATGCTACCCGTCAGTCTTACGATTATAATTACGACCACTTCGGAACGTCCAAATGGCGTACCGTATCTGGTAAGTATGCCCTGGCATGCGATTCACTGGATATGATGGGTAATGAATTTGACTATAATGGTATTCAGGAAGGAACGGGCGAAGGTGAAAAATTCTCACTCAAGATACGTGCTTTCAAGGAACCATCGTGGTTAAGTAATCCGAAGTATCAAAATGTAGTACTTTGTGATAAAGATGAGGTAGATAAAAATGGTAAGGTGGTTAAGAAGGTCCGTTCCCGCGGCTTATTTGATACCTTCATCATTCCCTACGCCTATTTCCTCTTAAACAGAAAGAAGTTTATGGTAAGATGCACCACCACCGTAGCGCAAGTGGCCGATATACCGAACCACTGGCAGGAATGGTGGAACATAGGCGGTATGAAATGCCTCATAGACAAGGTGAATACCACCATCGATGCCAAGACGGGAATGGGCGAGGTTGAGTTAACGGTATATGCTTTATAAAGGTAAAAAAGTAAAAAGGTAAAATATGTTTTATAACATAAAAATGAAATAAAAATGGATAAAAAGATATTGATTACCGGAACCGGTATTATTTCTGCCATGGGTAGAAATACAAGAGAAGTTGCCATGAACCTCTACAAGGGCAAATGCGGATTGCATCACGATGAAGACCGCTGGGCCTATATCTCTGATTTATGCGGCAAAGTTCCTAGCTGGAAAGAAGATTATCTGAGCATACTCACCCATGCGCAATACAAATGTATGCCTGCACATGGTTTCTTTGTGCTCGATGCCGTATTTGAAGCACTGAAGAAAGCAAAGGTCAGTAAGGAGTTTCTTGAAAACCATAATGTTTCACTTATCGTAAGCAACGACTCTGAATGTTATGAGAGTGCAGACTTGGTAAAGCATGTAAAATCTGATGCCGACAACCGGCAACTTCCGGTAACAACCCTCTTTAACACGCTCAATTCTGCTATCAGCATGAACCTGGCATCCATCCTTCATATTCATGGTTTATCGCTTACCGTAAGCGCAGCCTGTGCAGGAGGTGGCCATGCCATCGGCTTGGCTAAGATGTTGCTCGATAGCAAGCAGACAGAAATGGTAATCGTGATTGGCGCGCAGGAATGCGCATCTCGATATTGTATGGAGGCTTTCGATGCCCTCGGTGTCTTCTCACCCGATAACGTGCAGCCGTTTGGTAAAGGAAGAAACGGATTGGCACCATCAGGTGGTGCAGCCTGCATCATCCTCGAACCATCGGATAGTCTTCGATTGAAAGAAGAGAAGGTGCTTTCCTTCGCTTCTCTTTCCGGTTATGGTTTCTCTTCTAACGGAAAGGCTATCACTACCCCTGATAGCTATCAGGAAGAAGTGTCGATGCTGAATGCTATCGAGGACGCAGGATTGGACGAAGGTATGATAGACGTAGTACTTGCTCATGCTACGGGTACCCCAATGGGCGATGAAGCAGAGGCGAAGGCGATAGAGAATATCTTCCCTATCTGTCCGAACGTAGTAGCTACAAAAGGTATGACGGGTCACGAGTGTTGGATGGCAGGTGTATCGCAAGCCGTGCAAGCTACCATCATGTTAACATACGGCCGTCTGTTCCATGCAGCCACTACCGAGGAGAATGCCTTCCCAAAATTGAACCTGGTGATGCGCCCTAAGTGGTACTCCCCTCATCATATTCTCTGTAATGCCTTCGGATTCGGTGGCACAAACTCATCATTTATTATTTCAAAAGTATAGTTATGAAAAAAGAAGAAATAACATCTCGCATTATCACTATTGTGAACAGCGTGAAAACTGAATGGGTAAAACACGAAGTTACCCCTGCCTCTAATATCAGAGACGAGGTAGAACTGGAGTCTATTGATTTCCTCGATATGATTCAGCAGGTGGAAATGATGTTCCACATCAAGATTACTCCGGAAGAGGCGAAAGACTGCAAGCTCGTTTCTGATGTAGTCAATCTTGTGATTTTAAAAGTAAAAAGGTAAAAAGGTAAAAAAAATAGTAAAAGGCAAAAGAGCGGTTAAGGTTCTTTTTACCTTTTTACTCTTTTACCTTTTTACCCTTTAAAAAAAAGAATAAATATGGCACAGAAAATCAATCTCACATCGGGTTCGGTCTTTGCCGGAAACCCGATAACCTTTACCATCACCCCTTCCTTGACTACGAAGCCATCTTTCCATAGGGTCATCGTAGAGGTGCATTTCGATGATGGTACGGGAAGTTACGAAACCAATAAGCTCACCATTCCTGTTACTACCGAGGAAAGAGATGTATCGCTCGATATATCCTCTGCTCTCCGCATTACGCTGGATAGCTATAAGTATACTACTACCCCATCTACTTATCCTGTAGTAAGCTGGTACATTAAAGCCTACGATGAGTATATGGACAATAACGGCGAGGTCCATACCGGTGTAGGCGAGGTCTATTATCCTGCCGATGGCTCTAAAAATGCAGGTGCAACCAACCTTCGCTGCATAGCCGGAGCATTCAGCGATATAGAACGATTGAAATCGGGCGTAACGAAGGCTGTCACCCTTCTCTCCTGCAAGCCTACTGATACCCACGAAATAGCTGTAGTAGGCGAGAGCTTTGTTTATCCTGTCTCCTATAGCGCAGGGCAGAACCTGGCTACCAGCAGTTCACTTACCGCCCCTGCATCTAGGGAACAGGAAATTACGAAAGAGGGTGCGCAGAGCATTCACGGGCACCCTATCTATGCCCTGCCATCCTCTGAAGCTGAAGACCGTACCACCTTCCGTTTCATTAACCGCTTCGGTTGTCTGGAGAGCATCAGTGTTCCGAAATCCTATTCTCAGAATATGAGTGTTGAGAGCACGCAATATACGAAAGCTATTCAGGAAACCTTCAATGAGTTCTCCCGTTCGGCTATTCATAAGCAGAATGATCGTGAAAGTTGGCTCTATCAGAGCGACCCGCTCACCAAGACATGGCAGCAGTGGTATCTCCATGAGTTCCTGATGTCTAAGCACGTATGGCTGAAAGCCAATGATGCCTGGCTTCCTTGCACCATCAATCTTGAGGACGAGATAACCATCAAGGACGAAACCAACAAGAATATGTATTCCGTTTCCTTTACCGCCACTCTAGGTATCAACGGCGACCCTTTCGCCTCCATCTAGCCCAGCGCGAGCTGCGTGTCTCCCTCTCGCCTCCGTTCCCAGCGATTCCATCGCTGGGTTTTTGTCCCAACTAAAAAATCGAAAACCTTTACCTTTGCCTTATAAATAAATAAAAATCCAAACAATAAAAATGGCAACAGAGGCAAAAAGTACAAACTATTGGATCTCGAGCACTGCTCTATATATCCAGCTCAATGCGATGGGGGAACCTGACTACATCCAGTGTAGTGTAGTATCTGGTGCCTCTATTCTTTGTTACATGCAGGGCGTTAAGGGCTTGGAGTATGATGCTGGGCATAATTACCAGCGGTGGCCGCTTGCTGCCTACCCTTCTATCTTTCCCGATAGTAAGAAGAAATATGTATATGCAGCGATACCGCGCCAGCGCCTTTCCGACAATGATCAGGCTACCATCGTATTCCCTGGTCAGCGCATCGACCTCTACGGTAAAGCCATCATTGAACCTCAAGACGAGGGTGGCTCAACTGGAATAACCGAGGGTGAGCAGATAGGTAACGAGCAGTTTTATTATATCTTCCTGCAAGGCATCATTTCGGAGGTGAAAACCGGTGATGATGGCGTTACCCGAATGCGTGAATGGCAGCAGCATGTAGATTGCGGTAGTCTTGCTACCGATGAAGCCCTGGCGAGCGGTGGAGAAGGCCAATGGTGGAAATATAATAGTGTGAGCGATACCGTTACCTTCCTCAAGACCATCCAGAAAGCGGATTTCGAGGCGCTGGCTGCTAAATCAGCAACTATCAGCAAGTTTATCCTCGATAAAAGCCCACTCACGGGCGTAGCTACTGCCGAAACACTGGAAAACAGTAATGAGAAGATAGTAACTCCTGTGTACTTAGGCTTGTTTGGAGAGAAACATTTCCTGGCAAAGGACAAAGATGATGTCGCTCACGGTACCATCACCTTTGAGAAGATGCAGAAATTCCTAAAAGGATTGACGGCAGACGATTTGTCTCAGTTCAAGAAAGGTGCAACCTTCGGAGATTTTATTCAGGGAATACTTTTCGGTACGGGTGCTCGGATTGACGGTTTAGGTAACGCTGAGTTTGAAAGCATCACATCCCGAAGCTCTATCATCGCAAAGGAACTCATCGTGAACCGGCAGACGGCGATGGAGAGCAACTTTGTTTTTACGGAAAGTGGACTGATAGAGAGGGTAACTGAGCATACACCGGAAAGTGAAGGCAATAATACAACCTATACGCTTCAGCTTCAGAAGCGATGGGAGAATGATTTCACGGCATTCAAGGAGAATGATGTGATATTGGCTTCTATCAATACCCTGCTGCAGGATGGCAAATATTACGATATGTGGTTACGGGTACTCAGCGTGAATACGGTAAAGAATACCATCGACGTAGTTTGTTATCCGGATAACGAAGTACCGAGTCAGAAGAACTATCCTCCCTGCGAGCTGGCTAGGCTGATTCGTTGGGGTAATGCGGTAGAGAAAGACAGACAGAGCTGCTGGTATATCTCATCGTCAGAGGGCTTACTCGTATGGCTCGACCACGTTACCAAGCCTATCATCGACAAGAGCAATTATTCTGTAGCCATCGGCAAGTTGCCGGATGCGTTACACTTCATCTTCGCTAACTATCCGCTTGCAGATAAGCGCGACGGAGCCTTCTATGCTAAGTATCTCGCTGTGCAGAATATCATTCGGACGGACTATGAAGGCAACGTTAAGCAGGATGTTGTAGATAGGGGCAAATGGTCTCTCGATACGGCGAAGGGAGAAAATCCTTACAGATGTACTACCAATGAGGTGCATGATGTCTGGCATTACGGCTGCCGATGGCGCTGTCTGGAAGATGAGACACAGAAAGAGCCTAAATACTCTGGCACAGGATGGGCATTTGTTGAGGGAAACCCTGAGTTTACCATCGATGTAACATCGTCAGAGGGATGGCGCTTCTCCCGAAACTATATCTTCGGCAAGCGCGACGATTTGGGCGAACTGGCTCCGTTTACTATCATACATCTGTATGGAAAGTTATACAACCAGGATGTAACAGAATACCTCACCAACATAGTGTGGACGCGAGATACCGGAGATCCGGCAAAGGATAACCAGTGGGCACAGCAGATTGCACAGCGTAAAGACCAGCTTACCTTACCGCTCAAAGGCAGCGACCTGGGCGAACACTGGTCTAACGATATTCCGTGCATTTTCAAAGTGACCGCTGAAATACATGACGGAGAAGTATATCAGACAGATTTGGAAATTGTATTTTAAATAGAAATAAAATTATGGTTTTAGTTAGAAGTCAGAGAAAAAGGATGGAAAAAGCGCCTATCGTCTACTCTACGATGTGTAACATCGAGGTGATGGCTGAGGGTTATGTTCCGTCTACACAGAACTACGATGCCGTGGACAACGTATTCTTTCCGGACTATGCCGATAGTCCGCTCAACCTTTTTCCACGATGCACGTTGATTAATCCTGATTCGCCTGATGCAGCGCAGACCTGCAACGCAAGACTGATTTCGTTCGAATGGTTCGAAGTCACTAAGAGCGGACAGACTGCTATTTACAGCAATGGTGTAACCACACCAGAAGGTTATGACGTAGTTACCTCCGGCGAATATACCGGACAGCTTGTTGTCAAGACGAACGGTAAAGTGGGCGTGCCTCGCGCCATGCGCTTTGTTGGTATCTATACGGAGGATGGCTACACTTACAAGTTTGAGCGCAGCATTCCATTGGCTACCAACGATGTTTCGCTGGCAAGTATCGAACTGATGATTGACGCTGATAAAGCTACGGTCTACAATCCGCTCCGTATGCCTGAACAACAGACTATCAACGTGTCGGTACGCAAGGGAACAACCGATATGACCAATGATGAGCGCTGCAAACTGCTCTGGTATCGCCGTGATTCCAATGGTACGGAAACCCCGCTTACCGACACAGACAGTTACGAGAATATTGACATTGTATCTACGGCAAAGAGTACGAACGGCAGTATCACGTCGCTCACCATTAACCGCGAAATGATAGGCGATATTCAGACCTATGTGGTCTATGCTCTCTTCCGCAACGACAAGGTGTTTCCTGCCGCCCCAGGTGATGCCGATCCTCGTGCCTATACCACCATCAAACGCCAGTTCCCAGTACTTACCTGTGAGGTGCGAGGCGATGGACTGCATGATACTGTAGGCAAAGTTTGCCTGAAGGCTATCGTAAGCGACAATCAAGGCGTTATCGAAAACTGGAACAAGTATCTCTATGCCTCCTGGAAGATTTCAGATGGAAAAACCGAAACAGAGAAGGCGCGTGGTCCGGAAGTGATGTTTCCTATGGTATATGGAAAAGAGTTCTTCTGCGATATTGAAGACCGCGGCACCAACAAGGTTCTTACGTCTGATACAGGTGAATGGCTGATTGATTCTGATGGCAGCCTTATCGTAGCAAGAGATTACGAAGGAGATTAAAGTGATGTTTAACTATTAATTATATATACGATTATGCCATATTATGTAAAAGTAACCAAAAAGGTACGCGAGGCTATTTTGCCGGCATACCTGGTATTGCGCAGAACCTTCGACGGTAATTACCTTATCTACCAGTCTGCGCTCGAAAGAGTAGAGGGCAATACCCTCAGAGAAAGATGCGACAACGTAGGCGGTGCCCTGCTTACCCCATTGGAGGCTAAGGAAGAGATTGCCGGCACAAGCTGCCGCCCATGCTACACACCAAAAGCGTATGGCGGCGATGATATTAAAACCGGAGAGCCTGACGTGCATCCTGATATGACGGGTGACGGCAATACAGCCAGTGGTAGCGATGGCGCAGCCGGTGGCAGCGAGAATACAGAAGATACTGGTAGTAACGCCGAAGGTTCAGGCGATAATGCCGAAACCCCAGGTGACAATGCTGAAGGTTCGGGTGATAATGCAGCAGGCAGCGGAGATAACGCAGCCGAGGGCACAGAAACCCCAGAAGGCTCCGATACCGCAGCCGATACTACCAGCGGCAATGAGCAGACAGAAGCCCCCGCCCCTGCCTCTGCCGCAAAAAGTAATACTAACAAAAAAGTAAAGAAAGGACATAGCAATGAGTCAGAGTAGAGCAACATTTAGAATTATCAGTTTATCCAACGGTAAATCTTATTATCCTATCCTGTCGTGCGACCAGGGTGATATAAACCAGTATTACAACGATGCAGACGAGGTAGTACCGGTATTCAACAGCAGCAACTCACCTATCCTGATGTTTCTGCTGTATGATAGCGAGAATAACGCAAAGCCGGTAGCCATCAAGGATGATAATATTGTATGGAACGTAAACGGTAAGCAGCTTGCATTTGCGGGTGGAGTATCTTCTACCACGTTCGGTGTTGGTAAAGAGAGCGGTCATTTCATCAAGATGACCAAGGAAATTGATGGCGTAACCGTCCAATGCCTCAAGGTGGTAAAGAACCTTCTCAACATCAACGGCAAGTCTTCTTTTTCTATCTCGGCGGTAGCCACCGTAACGGTAGATAACTCCAGTTTCTCGCCATCAGCCAGTTTCCCTGTAACCATCGGCTACGGCGATGTATCTTCTAAGAAAGTACGCATTCAGTCGCCAGTAGGATATAAGGGCATCCCGTTCGTTATTTCCACTAAGGGCGGCTTCTGCGAGTTGGAGGCTGTAGTAGTAAACAGCAGCGGCACGGTAAATAGTGGTTTTACATACAAATGGTACCAGCAGAAGGCTGGTGCATGGGAGGTTCTGGCAGGGCAAACCGGTTCTAAAATCACCGTATCAGAAGACATGGTAGAGGGTGCAGCCCTCTTCAAGTGTGAAATCAGTAATACGAGCGGTATCTATGGTACCGATATTCAAAGCGTAACAGACGTATCTGATCCATGGCAGGTTTACCCTAACCCTGTAGATAGTGCCAATAACCCGGTATCTCTCGTCAGCTACAAAGGCAGCGGTGTAGCGTTTACATTCAAACCTTACGTAAAACATGCCGGCTCTGATGTAAAGCTCGACCCTACCAAAGTAACGTTTACTATGAGCCTGTTCGACTCTGTAGGTACAAAGCTTAACGGCGCAGATTCTACCCATAACCCTCCATTCCTCGATACAGACGAGAAGACAGGCGAAGGAGCGAAATTCGTGATTCCGGAAACATTTATCACAGCCAATAATGGTATCGACGGTGAAATTACGGCCACCATTACCGGTGCTTAAAACAGATAAGAAAATATGACAGTAGCACGTTCAACTTTTCATATAGCGAGCGTAGAAAATGGTGAAAGCGCAGTCTCTTATGAGGTTGCGCTCGACACCAATTCTATCACTGCGAATGGTGAAACTGGTAAATTCCTGACTACCAATTTAGGTAGATTCCGTTTCATCAAACATATTGGTGGTAATAGCATGGAACAGAACGACGTATACGATACTTTCGATTACCTGATGGTTTTTATTGGATATGATGGCAAGTGCCTGAAATATTCGGATGGAGGATATTACTACTCTACCAACGAGGGTGTGGATAGGATATACAACTCGATGGAAGTTAACGACGTGGAAGAGGAAAAAGTAAAACTTATTAAGATATTCTGGTACGATGGTCCCGTTTACGCTGATGATAATCACAACTACATCGATAGCTTGTGTGAGAATCTGGGCGTTCCTGCCGAGAACATTCCGCTTGAAATACTCGCTTCTAATACCTTTACCGTTGTACGTGACGGAAAGAAAGGCGACCATGGAATAGCTGGCGCACGAGGCAGTAGTGGTCCGGTATGGCGACAGCATGTAGGTTTCGTATCAGCTACAGCCGATGCACCTTATCAGTACTATGCTGGAAGTAACGACGAAAGGTTTCTTGATGTAGTGCTTATAAATAAGGTGTGGTATCGCTGTCTTCAGTCATACAAATCTACCGGCACAGATGATATTCGCAACACTACGACGAATGCCGAGTTTGCGAAGTATTGGACCTCTGCCGATATGTCTAACTTTACCTTCATCGCCACCCAGTTTCTTCTGGCCGAGAACGCTAAGATTAATCTCTTCGGGTCTAATGAGATAAACCTGTACGGTTCAGATACGGAAGGTAAGATATTTGGCTCGTTTAGAGTTCCGAACGGAAATGGTGATGACTCTCTGTATGCACTGTGGCTTGGCGCACCGAATGGTGCTGATGCTCCATTCAGAGTAACGAAAGATGGTTCGTTATATGCGTCTAAGGGTATATTCGCAGGAGAACTGAAGAGTGTGACAGGCTCTTTTTACAGATTGACTGCTGTTAGTTCTGACGGGAATAAAAACGCTGGTTCAATATATTTTGATGGTGACTATATAACATTTGACGCAGATATTTTTAATCAAGGATATAATTATGCGAAGAAAAGGAGTTGGCGTTTCTATGCTAGTAGTATATGGTGTCGTTCCTCCTTTGGGCATCTACAGAGCACATTTGCAGTAGTATCTGGGAATGTTATGCAAGTTTATCCTGACGGATACGATAGCGAAAGAATACCTGTGCCTCTAGAGCGTGTTTCTTATGACAATAAAACCGTATACAAAATTCCATTGTATAGTCCTAATAAAGCTTTGTCCGGATGTCCTATTGATATAGTAGTATTCAGTCCTATTAGATCAATTGGTACATACTATTACGAGTTTGTACCTGGAGGAACAGGTAAGCGTTGGATGGCAATAAATGCCAATGACCGTAATAATGATATATATTTCAGTGATGTCGGTGGATGGCATCAACTTCATGGTGGAGAAACAATAAATCTTGTATATATACACCCAGAAATACTTACTCCTAGTCAGAATGATAAGACCTATTTCGGTCGTGGTATATTCTGGAGCGGAGTAAATGACTTGAATTGGTCGGATAGATAATCATAAAAGCAAAAATTAATATGAAAGTTAAGTTAGAACATCTCGAAGTATTTATGACACTCGAAAAGAACCGGTGTCAGGTAGTTAACGCACGCAAGCAGATTGCAAACATCATCTACTCGCAGGGAGCAGGATTGGGGCTGGCAGGACAGGCTCTTGCAGTAAAAATGTGGAACGGCAACGATGACACAGAGTACACAGATGACGAAGTGAAAATCATCAAGGAACTCGTTGAACGCACCACCGCTCCCTGCTTCATTGACGCAGTGAATGCCGCTATCAGCAATGCGGTATCGACAGATGAGAAAAATAAGTAATAATCATTTAAAATACATAATATTATGGCTATAAAGACAAAAAAAATCAGCGATTGGCTGTCAGCTAACGGACAGGCTATTACAAAAGCTTCAGCAGCAAGCATGAAGACTTACATGGAGCAAAACCTGCGCTCTTTGCAGGACGGAGTTTACATCGGTAAGGCCCAGAAAGAAACCTGGGGTACTTATATGCGATGTGAACCATGGCAGACTACAGAGATTGGTATCACAAAAGCGGATGCTGATGCGGTTGTCATCCAGCACGGCAGTTTGCGCATTGGTATTGCTTTAACCGAACCTAGCGCAATGAAATGGGGCAGTGTTCAGAATGATAATTCTGTAGGCTACAAGACATCTAATGATTGGAGTCTTCTCGACGGTAAGACGAGAACCGCAGCGGTGATGGCTAGCAGCTATTATAAGAATGATGATCCTGTTACCTACGCCGTAGCTTATTGCTACAAATATTCAAAATCTCACACCGGCGACCCTGGAGGAGATGTAAGCATCCCTGCCAAGTCATGGTATCTTGCTGCGACTGGCGAGCTTGAGATTATCCGGTCTCATTTCGAAACTGTCAATCTTGCTTTGCAGCGAATTAAGAATGCAGGCAAGCAGCAAGCCGATTTGCTTCAGCGGACGGATTACTGGTCTAGTGTCGAGAATTCCGGCAACAATGCGTGGAATCTGACCTTTGGCAATGGCTTTCACGGCTTCAACGGTAAGGTTGTCAGTTCGTATCGAGTTCGCCCGGTCACAGCATTTTAATCATTTTATCTCTTTATCTCTTTACCTCTTCCGGCCGTTAGGCCGGCAAGCAAGATTGCTGATCAAGAAAAGTCTGGCGGCGTAAGCCGCCGGGCTCCTGTGCCCTCTTCCGAAAGGGAACATGCAGCAGTTTTTGCATAGTTGAGGTATTTTGATATACGCATACAAAAAAGTTACAAAAAAAATAATAATATCACGAATTATTAGCAGCAAACCGATAGAAAATTATGGCGTTAGCAAAGGATTTACAAATTTATAAGGATACGTTTGAACTGGTTGATAAACTCACGGGAATGAAACAGAATTTTCCGCGAATGTATCGCTATGACCTGGGTGAAAAGATGACGAACGTTGCGCTCGAACTCTTCGAGTATATCCAGTTAGCGAATATGTATGCGGATAGTCGCCATCACTACATGATGGGATTCCGTGTCAAGTTTGAACTCCTGAAAACAATCCTTCGCCTGGCTTTCCGGAGAAAACTTTTCTCTGAGAAGCAGGCCGCGGATATTTGTCGGTTAACTACCATCATCGGTAGGCAGGCTACAGCTTGGGGAAATTCAAAGAAAGGTTAGTCCTGCCCTGAATTAAAAGCAAGAGTACAATCGGCTAAGGTTTATTGTAGAATGTGACTCTCCATTGATAATGGTCTCGCCGCTGTCACCTTGCACCGTCATTTGTACGACGGAGCGAAGCAGCTAAGATGTATAACCCAGAGCGAGAAAATAGCGGACGAATTACTGGTCTAGTGTCGAGAATTCCGGCAACAATGCGTGGAATCTGAACTTTGACAATGGCAATCACGGCAACAACGGTAAGGTTGACAATTCGAATCGAGTTCGCCCGGTCACAGCATTAGTTTGAAGAGTTAGAGAAATAGGAACAATTATGGTAAAGGAAGAAGATATACTAGAGGCTTATCAGAATTGTCTCAGCGGCAAGGCATCATCACCCGATGCTATTAGATTCATCGTGAATCTCTTTGAGAATATCACAGATTTAACGGAGGCTATCAACTCACGTACCTATGAGCCGATTCCATCCATAACATTTGTCGTTTCTCGGCCTGTATACCGGGAGGTATTCGCTGCTAATTTTCGTGATAGAGTTATTCATCACTACATCGCCCTCAGACTGGAACCCCTGTTTGGGGGTGTATTTAGTGACAGGACGTTTAATTGCCGCAAAGGTAAAGGTCAGCTATATGGCGTAAGGCAGCTTGCTGCCGACATAAAGGAATGTTCCCACGATTTTACGCGCCCATGTTGGTACGTAAAATGCGATATGAAAGGTTTCTTTATGAGCATACCGCGAAAGGCATTGGCAGATAAGGTAGACAGATTCATTGTCGAAAATTATAAAGGCGATGATATAGAAGATTTGCGTTACCTATCTCGTGTCACGATAATGAATGATCCTACAAAGAATTGCATCAGGCGCTCTCCTGAAGAGATAATGAAGATGGTACCTCCAGGCAAGACGTTAAGGGGCGCAAAGCCCGGCCACGGCTTACCTATCGGTAACCTGACCAGTCAGCATGATGCCAATTTCTGGCTTAACGATTTCGATTGGTTGTTTGACATCTTCTTCCATGTCTATTTCTACGGACGGTATGTAGATGATTTCTATGTGATTTACCCTAGCAAACAGGCATTACTCAGGGACCTGCCGAAAATCCGTGCCCGTCTGGCTGATTTGGGTGCAATACTGCATCCTAAGAAAATCGAGATACAATCCGTGTACAAGGGCATCGCCTTTACAGGTATGGTAGTAAAGAGGGATAGGATTTATGCCAGCAACCGCATGGTAAGCAACTTCGAACAGTTGATTCATTACATGAATACGCTTCCCGAAAACTTTACCGTAGAAACCCTGCAACATTACGTATGCTCCATCAATAGTTATCTCGGTCTGATGCGCCATTGTAACAGCTACGACATACGCAAGCGCATCATGCTGAAGATGGATAACCGTTTCTATCAGTTTCTCTATATCAAGGGCAGGTATGAATGTGTGCGTATCAAACAGAAACTCAAAAGAGATTTAGTAAACAGAAAGTTATTGCGGAATAATAATTCCAGAAACTTTGATTTGTTAATGAACAATTATTATGGCGAAAATAAAAATCATAAGAGCAAGCCTCCCTACCGAGAAGGAATTAGGCTCGCTTCTTGATAACGGAGCAGAAATAGAAATCTATATGAAAAACGAAAAAATCGACATGGAAATAGACGAATCGCCATAACGCCAAAAACTAAGCGTTACGGCTTTTTTATCACCATATCTCCCTCTCACCCTCGTTCCCAGCGATTCCATCGCTGGTCCCCAAAGAAAAAAGCCCCGCTATCCATCGCGGACGGCAGGGCTTCATCGTTTTTTAATACTTGTATAAAGATTATAACACCGCAACCCTTGCGGGGCAGCGGAATTTCGGGTGCAAAGATACGAAGAAAAACCGAGATATGTAGAGAAAATCGGAGAAAAATAGAGATAAATAGAGAAAATTTAGCAGCTTTCGTTAGCAATCATATATATAATGTCCGATGTTTCACGCAGCCTTTTCGTACCTTTGCTTATGAGAAAACCCGGAGCATGATTCCGAGAGATTTCCGGACGGAATTTTGGCTTGTAGAAGGAACATCAATCCCGAAACAATCCCGAAACATTCCCGAAACAATACCGAAAGACAGATAGGAGCCGTTTTCTAGAAAACTCATCCCTCATCTTACCGGTCCTTTTCCGGCTTATCATAGAGCAGGAAAGCAGAATGTTTCACGACCATTGAAATCTCTCCCACAACAACCCCGTCTCAGTCTCAAGAACTGTTTTTATTGTACTTTAAAACACTTAAAAAGTTATGGCAAAAGTAAAATTTGCGCCTGATGTGGAGAGCATTTCAGGCAAGCTCTGCTCAAGAAGCGGAGTCATCTACGCTGTCAACAAGCAGACGGGCATCACTCACCGATTTGAGCGCCACGAGTTCTCCGACGCTAACACCGAGGCACAGCAGGCCGTTCGCAAGACGTTCGTATCGAAAGGCAAGTTTGCTGCCGCATGGTGGAAGGCCAACAAGCCATCTACAGAGAAGCCTAAGGGCAGTGAGCATTACCTGCTTGTGATGAAGGCCTACAAGGGTCAGCACAAGATAGGCAATCCTTACAGCTATCTGTGTTCTCTCGTAACCGAAGATCTGAAGGTGAAGCTGGGCGATCTCGACATCACGGGCAGCGTATCTGTTCCTTCTGTCGGAGGCGGATCATCGGCTGGCAGCGGCACCACCGGAGGTGGCGGAACAGACGGCGACGGCGATGCTTAACCCTTTTAAAGGTAAAAGGGTAAAAAGGTAAAAAGGTGAAAAGAACTTTACCCTTTTTGCCCCCGTCCCCAGCGATTCTATCGCTGGTCCTAAAAGAAAAGAGCCTAGCAGGAGTCCCTATCTCCCGTTAGGCTCTTTTTACCTTTTTACTTTTTTACCTTTATCGCTTCGCGTCTTCCCTATTTTTAAACCATATAGACGAGAGATAGCCGTTCTCGCAGCTATACAGCTTAATCTCTATACCGTTAAGGTTCATATAATAGAAGGTGGCCACATGGTTCTCTACCAGATAACCATTGATCGTAACCTTTCCGTTCTTCGTAGAATAGGTGGTAGTGAAGTCCTTCTCACCCTCTATTACCATGTGCATGGTGCCATCCTCATTAAACGTCATGGAACCCATGCAATCCTTCTTCTTTCCATCTTTTGTCATAGTTACGATGCAATACCAGGTACCCCTCAGCGCTGCATCATGGTCCGTCTCATCCGAAATATCATCCATCGATTTTCCGCATCTCATCTGGCATTCATTGCCGTTGCTGAAGGTACCTACAATCAGCGGCCTCATATCGATGCTTACCGATTCCCCGCTACCCGTAAGCTTGTTGCTTTCCTGCAGATGCACACCCGAGATAGTTTCGTTCAGCAGATTCTTGATATTGAAGCTTTCGGGAGTACCCACCTCGAAGCGGGTAGTAAGCCTGTCGCCATCCATCTGCCAATAGCCGAAGGCAGTGTTAGGCTCTCCGAAGAGGCCGCCCGATGACCAGCTTCCTTCGCCCTCATAGTAAACCATGTGGTTCTTGTAGTAAGAATAAGTACCGCTGGTACTGTTGATGGTCCACTCGTTTCCGGCAAGATATTCCTTCACCTTAGCCGCATTCTTCTCGCTCTCGTCCTCGCTACTGCTGCAAGCCGCCAGCGAAGCCGTAATCATTCCCATGGCTACCACTGTGCAGATAGCCATCATGGAATGTTTAATCTTCATTAAAAAGTTCTTTTTCATATTCTTCTAATTTTTGTTTTAAAGCATTCAACATTCAACATTCCCCCGATAGTAGCACCACTCCTACCCTTACTTTCTTACCGCAGTGAGGGCAGAAGGTGGAAGTCTGAATCATCTGCTGCTGGTTTTCTGGTACCAGTCCGCCTGAGTGAACTGGGTAGGATGGCTCGCTTCCTGCTGCCTCCTGCACAAACTTCACGTCTCTTTCGCTGATACCTTCCGGCAAATCGCCCCGCAGCGTAGCGTTCAGAGTTTCGCCCTCATGCTTCTTTCTAGCCTCTTCGAGTCTTCTCAGGTTCTCTACTGTATTCTGCAGACTGCTTCGGCTCGGACCCATATCAATCCCGACAATCTTTTTCTTCTCGAAGATTTCCATCCATTCCTCTACTTCCTCTTTCGTGATGTTAGGATAGGCTCTTCTTGTCAGGTCACGCAGAATAAGCTCCAGCGGCATCTTGCTATTCTTTGCGCTTTCGAGTGCCTTTTCTCTCTCCTCTGCCTCTTCCGCAGGGTCGGGATAGAAGAGGTCGGTGATGTCGCAGCCGATGCCTTCGGCTACTTGGAAGAGTTTAGAGATGGTAGGATTGCCGTTTATGATCGGACTCATGTTCTGAGTAAGCAATCCGGTTCTCTTGCAAAGTTCAACCTGCGTCATGTGATGTTCACGCAAGGCTCTTTTTATATCCAGTTTCTTCATAATCTTTATCTGATATATTATTGTTCGGATGCAAAAGTATAACAAAATATTGATTTACGCAAGTTTTTTGGCGAAAAATTACTTATAAAATGGAATTTTCTTGGAAAATGTTTGGTAGTTCCGATAAAACTCCGTATCTTTGCACCGTCTAAAAAATAAAAAAACGGAAATAGAGTGTATAGTATCGAAGCACATGAGGTGTCTCTGATACAGAGGCTGCGTATAGATATATGGCAGTACGAACTCCCCTGCTTGCGATGTAATGTCGCTGGCGTGGTAAGCTCTTATACACTCGAGCGTTTTTTACCATTAGACAAGGGGTTAAGGACGTACTGCCTCTTTATATATAAATATGTGCGTCAATGTCTAACAAAAAATTAGTAGTGTAAAAATGAAAGAAACAACCATTACCCTACCAATGGGTAAAGCTGACCTCCAAGAGGCAGCTACGGCAGTAATCGAGCAGCTTGCCACTGCACCACCCGATACCGGGAGCATGAGTCAAGAACAGTCCATATCCTATAATATGGGCTTGAGTATTCTTTTTGCGTGTTTGCGCTCCACTTTTGTGCAAGCATGAAGTTTCACCTTTTAAAAAGATTAAGATTATGATTCAGCTAACAAAACAGAGTAGTGATAGTGAGATAAAGGCTTACTTTATCCAAGTGTTAAATCTTTCAAGAAGCAAAGAAGAGTTTCCTGTGAATTTGGATGAGGTCTGGCCGTTGGTATATTCACGTAGAGACAAGGCGGTTCGTGCGCTTCGTAGTGGTGAAATATTTATGGAAGGCATTGATTATCAAGTTTTACCCCCAAATGGGGAAAAGTCTGATACTTTTTCCCATTTTGGGGGAAATGTCCAAAATTGCAATAAAAATGAAAATCCGAAAGGTGGTTTAAACGTAATGGGTCGCCCGCAGAATACTTACATGCTCAGTGTTCCATGTCTTGAGTTTTTCATTGCCCGCAGGGTTCGTCCGGTATTCGAGGTATATCGTCAGGTATTCCATAAGGTGGCAGGTGGCGGCATTAGTCTCGGCAACCAGGTATTTCAGTCGGTACCTATGAGCCTGGAGGAGACTCTTGCACCTTTGGCTCGCTACAATGCGATGATAGAAGACCGCTTTGATATTGTAAGAGGCGCGTTAACTAATGCCGGCATAGAGGATGGAGGCGTAAATGAGCATGGCTCCTTGACTTATGCTGCCAATGCTTGCCGTGCCGAATATAAAGCTTATCGAAACTGCATAAGTCAGCTGGTATATGTAGAGACCGCTTTCAAACTGGAAGGTCCTACTGCTTTTTCGCTGTATGATTACTAATCGGAAAAATAGGAAGAATATAAGCTGCACGCCATGGAAGCATCGGCTATTTCAAGCTGCACGCCCTGAACCAACGGTCACCGGCCGAAAGGAAAGGTAAAGGGCAGAAGCTCCTAGCCCAGGGCGTCGCCCTGGGTATAGGCGTGCGGTTCCCTTCGCCCTGTAAGGGCAAAAGCCTTACCTAAACTACTAAAACGAATTATTTATTCACCCCTATAACTATTTGGCTTTTAATTAGTTATCTCTCAAACTTTAGGTATCAGTATCGTTTCCCCGCTACACCGGCTTTGCACGGCATAGCCTAGCGGAGAAATTAAATAATTGATATTTAGAGCGATACATTTGTGCGGTCTATCCTGAGAATTTTGATTCGCAAGGAAGACTGCGCCGCCACACTGATGTGTCGAGGGGCCACACCTCCCGGCCGTTTGCCTGAAATATGCCCGCCAACACCAGGAGGCACGCCCACCGATGAGGAACACACCGCCCACCGTCTG